GAGTACGGAAGATATATTAAGATATACGACCCTAAAGCAGCAGCATGGTTCAAGTTGAGGTGGATGTGATGGTACCATACGGATGGTTTCTCATAATAGTGAATGCTACGGTAGCAGATAAGTTTTCAGTTAGAGATGCTGCTCATGAGTGGATAGTGGCTAACTGCACTGAGTATAGGTTAATCAATGGTCACGTGGCTGTTGCTTGGATGAAAAATGAGTCGGAAGTAGTTAGGTTACTACTAGCAGTAGATGGATTAAGAGTGATGGGTGGAAGTATTGAGTAATGGAAGAATCAGTATATTGTCTTTGGTTAGCTTATGGTCGGCGAGATGAGCTAGTAGTGTGGGCTAGAGCTAATTTTATCGGACCTTGGCACGATGATATACATGGGGCAATATACTGTGTGTCCGAGCAGGATGTTGTCCTAGCTAAGTTAACCTTCACGCAGCTTATTGTTAAGTTGATTCCCAATTTTTATAATTAAGGTTTAAAATGGATATCCCAGCTGAGTATCATGTGGCGTATCATGTGTCACCATCTCATTCCACTATTGATAATCTAATTGAGTGGGCCAATACTAATTGTAATGGCCTGTGGCTTAATCTGTATGGGTCTGTATACCTGTTTTCAGAGGCAGATGTTGTGTTCGCTAAACTGCAGTTCAATAATCTTAAAGTTGAGCAGGTTCGAATTCGGGTTAGCACAGTATCATCTTGATTACTAAGTATAATTTAGTTCTTGACAATTATTGATAATTCCTTTATAATCAAGACATTATGAAACTGCAGTTCCTAGAATGCAAGAATATGTGACTATGGACACTACTACATCAAAGACCGAGTGTAAGACGTTTGCTGACATTGTAGATACAATGTCACCTCATGCGCTCCTGAGTGGTTCCCTCGAGAGATACACTGCTAAGAAGAGAAGACAATTTGCTGATGATCCAGAACTTGCTATTTATTTTAACGGGAATAGTGCCGAGGTCTTTAAATGGCTGGAACTTCACTGCCAGGAAAAATCAATATTGCATGATTGGGCACGAGTTGTAGAATTCAGGTCTAAGCAGGACGCCTTACTGTTCAGGTTGAGATGGTCATGAATGAATATCTAGCTAGGCAGTTCCCTTTTAGTGTGACATTCATGGATCGCACAATATTTTCTATTCATCAGTGGTGTGAGGAGAATTGCAGCGGTCGCTTTTGGTTCTCTGAGTCTGGTGTGGTTAGGTTTGACAATTCGTATGATGCACTGATGATTCGCCTGTGGTTATGATTCGTGTCAACTCATCTCCTCATATAAACCATCCATGGTATAAAGTTCAATTTAATTGGTACCAAGTTGCGTTATATGATCTAACCAGCTGGTGTGACAACCATCCTTCGAAGGGTAGGTACACTGTCAGGTATCATGAGCTTGGACATCCATCTGCTATAGCATTCGAATTCGAAGAAGATGCTATGATGTTCAAGTTGAGATGGTCATGACTGAATTCCTAATCACAGTTGATGGTAAATATTATCATGACCATCAAGATAGAGAAATTAAGAAAAAAGCACATGAGTGGATTGTAATGAATTGTGATAGTGATTATCAACTACTACATGGGTATGGAAAGGTGTCACGAATGAAACATGAGTCAGATGTAGTTCGACTCCTGCTATCTGTAGGAGGACTTCAAGCTGTTCGTTGCATAAAAACATAGATATGTTGCTAAACAGGCAGCAACTGATATTTTGCGTTTTTTAGAACTTTAAAATCAAGATATTACGAAGGTCAAAAATGAGTTTTATTTGACCATGTATGTCCATACATCCTCGATATGCTTAACCATCAAGCACTACCCGTTTTCTCTATAACTTAAGAATAAACAAGCAGTTGTAAAAATATCTACATTCTTAGATACTTTGTTGATATAATGACGAAGTACTATGAAGACTCACTGATAAGGAGTAACAGCATGAAAGTAAAGATTGCTTTGAATGGAACAGGTGGTGAATTGGTCTCTTATGTAATTGAGGTCTCGAATAGCAATGATATTGCTATTCAGAAGGAACTGATTAGACTGCTTGAGGTCGATGATCGAACCAATATTGGACTTCTTCGGATTGGTGATTCGATTACTATCACTGAAGTAGAAGAATGAGAGCAAGTGAATCAGCTAAGTGGCACTGGACTCAGGTATCAATAGAATGTCGAACAGATAGGAAATTTTACTTCTGTATTCTATGGTGTAAAGAGCATGAATCTAATAGTAGATATTACATCTCAACCTCAGATTCTATCTTACCAGATTCAAGCTTAAGCACACTTAGAATATATTTCGAAGACCCAAAAGATGCTTTGATGTTTAAGCTAGCTAATTAAGAAAAGATATAGAGATCTAAATATCTTTTTAAATTTGGTTTTATATTACATACCGAAGCAGCAACAAGCACATACTGACATGCGATTTATTTATTGTCAAACCTCAACTCAACTCATTTTTATTCCCTAAGTAAATCAATAAGTTATAAAACACCACTTCTCTGTTAATTTCACCTGATAAATATATCATTGCACCTCCAATGATATAGAATAGATGTCACACACGTACAGAGATATAGACCTTTCATTCAAGAAGCACCCCGGTACAGGGGATGTTCTTAAGAAATTTGATGTTGATGCAGTCAAGGCTGCAATAAAACACATATTTCTAACTACAGGATATGAAAAGCCCTTCTCTCCTGACTTCGGTATGGGGATTAACCACTTGCTGTTTGAAAATATGACTCCTGCCTCTAAAATGATTCTCAAGAGAAAAGTCAGAGAGCAAGTGTTCTCATATGAACCCCGAGCTGCCATTGATGACGTGAGGGTCATACTGCAACCTGATAGAAATACAGTGTACGTTGCTCTAGAGTTTCACGTCATAGGTGACCCTGAACCCCACTCCATAAACATATCAGTAGAGAGAGTTAGATGAGCATAGACACAAAAACCAGAATAACTACGCTTGAGTTTGATGATATACGAGCTGACATTAAGCAGTATCTATCATCTCAGGCTGAGTTTACCGACCACAATTTTGATGCGTCTGGTCTGTCAGTAATATTGGACATATTGGCGTACAACTCACACTACCAAGCCCTCTTGGCTAACTATGCCGTAAATGAATTGTTCATAGACACTGCTGCTAAGAGATCTTCTATTGTGTCACGAGCGAAGGAGTTGGGCTATGTACCCATCTCAATGACTGCTGCTCGAGCAAAACTAAACATTGTAGTAACCAATGTACCAGGGAACCCTAGCAGTCTCATTATACCTACAGGAACACAATTCACAGTAAGCATAAATGATGAGGACTACACATTTAACACTATTACAGTGTATGATTCTGTTGTGGAGACAGGGTCTCCTAACACATACACTTTCTCAGGTGTTATGATATATGAGGGTACCTACACGAGGAACATATACTCATACGACCGTCTAAACCCACTACTAACCATACCCAATGAAAACATTGATATTAACACGTTATCTGTTTTTGTGAGGGAGAACTATAGTGACGGATATCTTGAGTACTCCCGAGTCAATTCATTCTTATCATTGGATGGAACGTCAAAAGTCTATTACCTGCAGGAGGGTTATGACTCGAAGTATCAAATATACTTCGGTGATGGTGTAGTAGGATACAATCCAATAGACACTTCATCAGTACAGATAAACTACGTAACATGCAACGGAAGTGATGCCAATAATGGGAACACCTTTAGCTTCTATAGTGAACCTGCAGGCTGGGCGGGTTCAGATATTGTTATATCAACCATTGAGCAATCATCGGGGGGTGAAGACAGAGAATCTGAACTAAGCATAAAACATAATGCATTGAACTTCTACGGAATACAAAACCGAGCAGTAGTTGCGAAGGACTACTCGATGTTAGTCAAAGCGTTCCCTGCTGTACGAACAAAATCTGTAGTTGCTTGGGGTGGGGAGGATAACGTACCACCAAAGTTCAATACTGTCTTCCTCAGTGTGGTTCCTAAAGAGGGTGAGATCTTGATCCCATCCGATCAAGAGTTAATAGTAGACTACCTAAAAACCAAGGCAGTAGCTAATATGAACTTTGAGTTCGTAGATCCTGAATATATTGACCTTAAAGTCACAACTGTTATCACGTATGATAAGAGACTGTTAGACATTGCAGTTGGTGTGTTGGAGTCTGACACTAAGTCGGTCATATATGACTACGTAACTACTACATTAAACCCATCACTGTTTGAGGGGGTCTTCAGGAAGTCAAGTCTGTTAACCACAATAGATAAGAGTGCTGCTGCTATTATATCAAACACCACTAACTTGTCCCTTATTAAGGAAGTGATCCCCAACTTCTATCATGAAGATCAGATAAAGTTCACCTTCTCAAACGAACTGAATCAAGACTATAAGGCGCCTGCGGTAATATCAAGTGGGTTCTACGTAGGAGATATAAATAACATCATGTACTTAGAGGATGACAAGAGTGGGAGTCTTAGGTTAGTGTACTACTATGATGAGGAAAAGGTTATAGAAAATGCAGCTGCGGGTACGATCGACTACATTACTGGAGCAATATATGTGAACCCAATACTAATCAGTAAAACCGTCTTGGATAAACTGTATTTTTATGCAACGGTTAAGGAGGATGATATAAGTTTTGGTCAGAATATCATCCCTAGAATAAGAGAGTTGAACATATCAGTGCAATCAAGGACAGCATCCTAACATGGTAAAGGCACTAACGTCAGATGTTGTAGCGTATCAAATACCCGACTACCTAAGAGCAGCTCATCCAAATCTCAAGAAGTTTCTTCAGTACTACTATCAATGGGCTGAGCAGGAAAGTAGTGGTACAGGGGTTCTCAATAGACTGATTCAGAATAAAGACATAGACACTGCAAGTGAGTACTATGCAGATCGAACAGTAGGAATGTTCTTGCATCTATTTCCTGAAACATCCCACATAAACAAAACTATATTAGTAAAAAATATACGAGAGTTTTTTACTGCTAAGGGATCATTGCCCACGTTTGAATTCCTAATGCGGGCTATATTCAATGAGGATGTTACATTATCCTGGCAGAGTGAATTTGTTCTCCGACCGTCCGACAATAAGTACATACATGATGTAACTATAGCAGTTGAAGTGGGTACTGGGGACTTTACCAAAATATTGGGAGCTAAAATAGAACAAACCCTACCATGGTATGCATCAGGGTATGCTATATCATATGAGATAGCGAATATTGGTGGCCGAGATGTGTGCATCATTCTGTTAGATCATAAGAAGGTAATTAATACGTTTGAAGTGGGCAGTGCAGTAAGATTCTTACACCGTGACGTGTTACTGCAAGACGCAACTGAGAATGATTATGCAACCGGTACTGTTCTTCCTCTTTTGGGTACCTCGAGTGTTGTTTGGGGTGGTAGTGGTTACATTCCTGGCGATAGAGTGAATTTAATCAACGGTAATGGAGTGAGAGCTTTAGCTGTTATTGAGGAAGTAAACGCAGGAACAATTGATGAAGTAATGATTGAGAATGGGGGTTACGGCTATGCTGTAGGTGATACTGTTAGTGCAACGAATAGTCAATCTGAATTTAGTGGTGTAGTATCTACCGTAGATGGAACGGGAGCTGAGGTTGGTGTTAGGTTGGAAGTAAACGACGTGTATGCAATGCATAATGGGTATGCATATGCTGTGGGTGACATACTTGAAGCAACCAATCTTGGGGTCAGAGATCTGTCTGTACTACCACTTAGAATTCAGGTGACTGCAGTTGATTCTACCTGGGAACTGCTGAACATTGAAATAAACAATCCTGGTATAGGGTATCGTTACTTTAGTCCTGTCATCTACAATCCTACAGGTGATAGTATCGTTGCTGGACTGAGTGCAACAGCGATATTTAATGACCTAGCTGATAAGAATGCTGTTATAGGATACACGCAATCTATGGTGAGTAACGGGTCAATCTTGGATGTTAAATTAGATGCTGTACCTTCAATATCAGCAAACAACCTACAATTTAAGGTAAACGGGTTTGGTGCAACAGCTACCGCTACTATAACCACCAATTCAATATCATCTGTCACAGTAAACACTAATGGGTGGAACTATGTAGATCCTATATTAGAGGTGGTTGGTGATGGTGTGGGAGCTATCCTGAGACCTACCGTCGACTCAAACGGCCGTATAACAGCCATTACAGTTGCTGCTGGAGGCAGTGGGTATACTACAGCGTCGATTATTATTAAGGAAAGGTCTGGTTCTGACTTCTCTGCTGATTTACTGATAAATGACCAAACTCTAAGTAAGGGACAGGTAGTATCCTTCAACATAATTTCTAGGGGTGTATATGAGAGAGATGTTTCTGCGTACAACATTCCATTCGTTAATCTAACAGGATCAGGCCATGGGTTTGTGGCTGATGTGGATTACAGATTATACGATGCATCTATACATGAAGTTGGGCATAACTATTCTGACGTATCTTTTGATCTTTCAAGTGGTCGGGGTCGAGGGGCCGAATTTAGAGTTCACTTGGATGCTGGATCAGTTGATAGGATTGAAGTTGTTGATGGAGGATCAGGATATTCGAGTGGTGCAACTGTAGTATATGATACTAGTGCGGGTGTTAATGCAGTACTAACTACAAACGTGGTTGCTGGTGTTATAAAATCAGTTGATATTGTTAGTGGTGGATCTGGTTATACATTGCAGACTTTCGGTCTTCTGCAAGAAACAGGGGATAGTTTATTAATAAATGTTGATGACTCCTTATTGTATGATTCACTAACAGATAACCTGTTTATCTCTCATGGATCTCCTGGATCACTTTCCGTCACGTTATCTGACTCTTCAGTTATTTCAGGTATAAAGGTGGTTGATGGTGGGTCTGGGCTGTGGGATACTTCAGAAGTACCCCCACTAAAACTAAATGTGAACTCAATAACTGGGTATGGGGTATTGCTGCATCCCATTATAGAGAGTGGTGTGATAATAAAGGTCAAGGTGCTGCACGCTGGGACTAACTACTCCGAGGGAGATACTATAACTGTCACTGGATCGGGTTCTGGTGCAGTGTTAGTGCCTGAAGTATTTGATGGTAAGATTATCAGAGTGTATATCAACAATGGTGGTGTCAACTACCAATATGGAACACAAACATATCTTAGGGGTGATGGCAAAGGAGCCCAATATAACCTAAACATTAATACTGGTATAGAAGGTGTGATAATTCATAGTGGGGGAACTCACGTTTCAGTACCTACCCTAACCGTAACAGATCCAACAGGATCTGGGGCATCACTTCGAGCAGTATTAACTGATGGAACCATATCCAATGTTATTGTTGAAACCTCAGGTGCGTTCTATTCCAACCCCACTATAGTGGTGGGTAGTGGATCAGGTACGTCATTACAGGCTTTGGTTGAACGAAAAATTCATAGTGTAGATGTGACAAATCATGGTTCTAATTATACAGTTGCTGGGATTGATGTATTGGGTGATTTCACCTCAAAACCAAAACTTGAGGTAGTAACTGAAAGAAGATATAGATCTCTACGTGATTTATTGGTAGTCAATCGTGGGTCTGGGTACACGTCGATACCAACGATTAAAGTGTCAGATTTTAGTGCAGCAGGAAGAATCTCTACTATAGATATAGAAAAGAATGATGAATTTAAGGCAGCACCCATACTATCAGTTTCATCTATCTCCGGGTCTGGCGCAGAGGTTTATGCTGCATCCACCACAATAGGTTCGGTGTCTAAGGTTACGTTTAGGGAGGTTGGAATAGATTATACTGAGATTCCATTACCTGTATTTTATTCTAATATATCATATACGAATGACTCAACATTCATTCCAGGAGAATCTGTTACTATTAATTCGCTGGTTCATTTAACGGAGGAGGATCTTACTAGTGAGTTAATTTTAGAATCTGGTGTGCCATTTGAATTAGAGGATGATTCATCCCTGGACTTGCTGTTTGATGATTACAGGGCCCTTCCTTCATATGGAACTATAAATAGTTATGACACAGAAGTGAACAAAATACGAGTAGTTCCAGTTGGAAACTATTATGAGTTAACTACTGAAAACTCAGACACTTTAATTACTGAATCTGGCATGGCAATCAACGATGAAATGTCTATTAAAATCAGTGTGGGTGACGTAGTTGAGGGTGTGAATTCGTTTGCTACGGCAGCAGTTAACAAAGTAGATATAGCAGTGGCCAATATATCACTGTCTGGTATGGCAATCAATAACTTTAGATTTGACAACAACTTTAGTATGCTTAGTAACAGAACCATTAAACTTCATGATAACAATATGATACAGGACTTTGCATATGTTATTGACAGTTCTTTGTCTATGAGGGATTATGATTATGTGGTTACAAATTCCGTTCATCCAGCTGGATATAAGATGTTTGGACGAATGCAGAATACTACCTTTATTCAAACAAATCAGTCAAATTTGGTTGAGGGTATTGACGAGGGCATAAATATTGTATTACAACCGGGAGCAAATGATTCAATTCAGGTTGTTCCCTTTATGACTTACAGATGGGTTGAACCAATTAGATTTAGTCTGATAGATACTCCAATGAACGTGTTTTCTGACATTTCTATCAATGAACTAAGTATAGCATCAGGAGATCCTTTATTAGATGAAAGGTTACTGATTGGTCGACAAGAGGCTGAAATTACTATAACACCATAAATTAATATGACTGCTACTATAAAAGAACGATTTAGGTTTTTTAACGCCAAAAATCTGATAGACTCACTATCAACAAACTCACTGTATTTGGGGATCGGCCGACCTTATTTTTGGGACCTTGGCACATCTTCTGACTCAGTCATTCCAGTTCCGTATGATACTGAATCCTCATTGGTTCAGGACTGGGAAGACATGATGTCCTTAAAGAGAGTATATCCAACAGGAATATCTCATGCAGTATATAAGGAGATGTGGCAAGCCAATACTAAATATGACATTTATAGGCATGATTGGAACGGTAGTGTTTCCTCGGTATATACTGGTGATAATCCCTCTGTTGCATACCCAAGTAACCTTAGTGATGCTAAGTGGTACGTAGTAAATTCTAGTTATGACGTCTATGTTTGCCTTAAACAAGGAACCGTAGCCGGGGTGATTCAGGATTCTGTGCAAAGTCCAGAGCTTGGTACTCCAGTAGGTGCGACTGGCGTTATACAAACATCTGATGGATATTTGTGGAAACGAATTGCCAGATGTTCCCCTACTAATCAATCTGCCTTTATGACGGCAGATTACCTACCCGTGCTAACCCTAACAACAGCTCCTGGTGGTGGTGATCACTACTATGGACAATGGGAAGATCAACAAACGTCTAGTACATATACAAACGGAATCTATAACATCATGGTGACAAGTGGTGGTTCTGGGTATAATTCTGGATCAGCAGGAACACACAACGTTACTGATGCAGAAACCGACACCCATTTAACAATAATAGGAAACGGTACAGGATTGCAATGCACAGTAACTTATACGGCAGGTGGTGTAATATCTAGTATAGATGTCACAAACCCTGGCACTGGGTATACCTTTGCTACAGTTCAGGCAATTGGTGGTACAGGTGCAACATTCTATCCAATAATAACAAATAAACTAGGAGTTGATCCTGTCAGAGACCTGAACGCTTTCTTTTTAATATTTAGTGTTGAGCTAGATGGAGATGAGGGAGGAGATTTTACGGTTTTAAACGATTACAGGAAAATTTTGCTAATATCAAATCCATGTAATTATGGAACCACTACTGTAGCAACAGCAAACACTTTGGATAGTACATATAGTATAACACTAACAGGGGAATCTGGTACTTTTAATGATGATACTGTGGTGTCCGCAACTGGAAATATTAAAGGAAGATTGGTTGATTGGGATGCAACCTCATCAACTATGCGAGTAATTCGTACCAACAATGAAAACTCAGGACAACTTGGGGCAAACAATAGTTTCGCTCCAGGACAAACAGTAACAATTGACCCTGGCACTGGCACTGGCACCATTCTTTCGGTTACTCCACCAGAGGTTAGCCATAGGAGTGGAATGATAATATACAGTGAATATAGAAGGCCAATAGCTCGATCTGATTCTCAGATCGAAACGATTAAAATAATCATTGAGATGTAAACCATGCCACTAAAATCATTAAACGTAACACCATATTTTGACGACTTTGATGACAAAAAGAATTACCAAAGGATCTTGTTTCGCCCGGGATATCCAGTACAAGCAAGGGAACTAACCCAACTGCAGAGCATTCTTCAGGATCAAATAAAGAAGAACTCTGATCACTTCTTTAGAAATGGTACTTCAGTTATCCCGGGCAACGTCCACTTTGACAACGAAGTGACCTATATAAAGCTAAAACCAACTTACAATGATGAGTATGCAGATTCATACTTGGATGATGTTGTTGGTGAAACTATAACTGGTCAAACCAATGGTGTAGTTGCAACGGTTATAGAGTCCTCGAAAAGTTCAAGTAACGACCCTCCTACTATATTCATTCAGTATGAGTCTGGTTCTGCAACCACTATGCTGTTTGAAAAAAATGAGGTGATAGAGTCGTCATCTGGCATATTGTTTCAAATAGATAACACCACAACCTATACTGGGTTAGGCAGCATATTTAGTGTTGAGGCTGGGGTGTATTATATAAACGGACATTTTGTTTATGTTCATCCGCAATCAATTGTGGTATCAAAATACTCAGCACAGCCAACAACCTACATTGGATTAAAAGTTGTTGAGGACGTAATAACTGAAGAAGATGATTCTACATTGTATGATAATGCATTAGGGTTTAATAACTATGCAGCTCCGGGAGCACATAGGTTGCAAATTGGTCTTGAGTTATCTTCTGAGGATGATTTGACACAGCTTACCGATGAGACTTTCATAGAAATAATGAAAATTGTTAATGGTAATATTCAGCGAACATCAACTGTAACTGAGTATAGTGAAATTGAAAAAATGCTTGCAAGAAGAACATATGATGAATCTGGTGACTATATAATCAATCCGTTTGATGTAACCACCAGAGATTACCGAGATAACTATCGAGGAGAGTGGACAGAAAACACAACTTACCTACAAGGTGATGTTGTGGTATCTGATGGCAGTGGGGCAGAGTTGTATTACTATGCAAAAACCAATGGTGTGTCTGGTGCAACACAACCAACACATTCGTATGGTAAGGCAACTGACGGTGGTATATTCTGGCAACAAATAAACTCACCTTACCTAACCAATGGGTTTTACACTGTATCATCAACTGAAACCACTAAAGATCAAGAAACAGCAAGAGATAAGTTTATCTATGACATATCCAATGGTAAAGCATATATTAGGGGTTTTGAGGTTAGTGTCCCCGAACACACAAAAATCCCAGTATCAAAGGCACTAACCACTGAATCTGTTAATGAGTTTCAGGTGTATGCTCCAACAGGAACATATGTGGTGGTTGATAACATATCAGGGGTTCCTGACATATCAACTTATGAGGAATGCAGCCTGAAGGATGTTGCTAATACCACAGTTGGTTCTGCTTATGTTAGAAGTGTTGAATTTGTTTCAGGAACTCCTGGTACTGCAACCGCTACGTATAAGCTTTTTCTAGTCGGGATAAAAATGAATACCGGCAAGACGTTTAAATACAACGCAAATAAGGTTGTTATCGGTTCATCGTTTAGTTGTGATATTGTGCAATCGACTAAGAGATTGAGTGGTTCTGTATCAATAGCTAATGGTGATGCCACTGTTACTGGTAAAGGGACAAACTTTGACGAAGAATTAGAGGTTGGTATGGTTATTGTGATTGATGGACAGGAGAAAGTAGTGTCATCAATCACAAGTGACTTTGCGTTTGAAGCTTCAAGCAATTTTTCATCAACTGTTGCCGATACATTTTGTGACTTGGTTATAAGCGACTTAGTTAATCTAGGCGAATATGTGATTAAGTTGCCTTTTGATGCAATAAAAACCATTCGGGCAGATGATGGGTCATTTGACACCTCATATATTATTATGAAGAGTCTCTCATTTACATCATCAGGTACTAGCTACGTATATAACCTGTCGTCACAGGGAGAGACATTTGAACCATCAGGTCACATCTTAGTGAGATCTGACAACGCTCACATAAATGCAGGGTATGCTCTTGACATAACAGCAACTCAATTAACTATATCAGGGATAACAGCGGCAGATTTTACACTCTTAGCTAAAATAAGACGTGCAGATGTTACTGCTAAGGAGAAAATAAAAACACTTTCTACCAAAACCATAATAGTTACAGATACTCAAATAACAACCGACGGCGGAAGTCCGATTACAACTGCCTCAAACTATACACATAAATCAATATCATTGACTGAAGCAGATGTTTTGCGAATATGTAAAATTACTATGTCTGGTTCTACAGGAGCATATAATGCAACCAATGAGGTAGATGTTACTGATTGGTTTGATATGCATGATGGTATAAAACCCGAAGTATATTCTATTGGCTCTATAACAAAGAAAATAGGATACCCTGAACTAAAAAGAGCAATAAAGGTTACTTTTGAGTATTTTGACCATAGTGATGGTGATTACTTCTCAATTGACTCATATTCAACTGTTCCTCATGCGTATATACCATACCATAATGGCATGTTCTTGGGTGATTGCTTAGATTTCAGGTCTAGGATGAGTGACTCTGGTATTGGGTTTAGTGGGTCAGGTGCCTCAATATCTGAACCTCTTGTATCGGATGAAGTGTTAACCATGGATTGCTCTTATTATCTACCTAGGGTTGATACTATATACCTATCTACTAATAAACAATTTAAGGCAATTGAAGGAACACCCTCAACATATCCTGTTGCAACTAAGTCATCAAATGTAACTGATCTACTAATAGCTACCGTCAATGTTCCTGCTGGATACAGAGCTAACGTCATTACTTCAATTGATATTGATGTCGAAGAGCATAAGAGATATACCATGAGTAGCATAGGTCAGATAGACAAAAGATTGACTAACGTAGAAGAGTTCGTTGCCTTAACTGCACTAGAAAACGATACTGCAATTATGAAGATAGTAGATCAGTATGGGCTGGATCGTTATAAAAATGGGTTTATGGTAGATCAGTTCAAAAACTATGATGTAATTGACACCACAAATCCAGATAACCAATGTGTGATCGACCCTACTGAGAACGAAGTTAGACCTACGTTTTATATGAAGCACGTTAGATTGAATGAAAAGGAAGATACTACAGAATCTATACGTGCTGCAAGTAACTACTCAATGATAGGAACAGTGATTACCCTACCATATACATCTCAAGTTGCTATTGACCAAAGTTTAGCATCCACATATGTTCCACCCCCAGCTCCTAGTTCGTCTATGGTTTACACCCCGCCATCTGGGGGTGTGTCGATTTCACCAGTGTCGAACCCTAAGTATAGTGGTACTGTTTCCCTGTACCCTGCTAGAGAGACTTGGTATAATCCAGACCCTACGTCATATAAGATTTGGGACAATGTTAATCTTAATAATGTAATGTTATCCCAAAAGACAATCGTTGTTACTGTTACTGGGATGCCACCAAAGTCTCCAATTTCGTTTACTTTTGACGGAGCTTCCTTATCCGTCACTCCAGCTGCGTCTATAACTTCAATAGTATCTGGTACTGGTTATGTATTATCTGGTGATGTAGTTCAAACAACAAAGGTTGACTTTTTAACCGCCAGGGACGCAGGAACAAACACCATTTATATTGGTGATGCAATGGTGACAAATACAGGATCTGCTTTGCACGTGGGAAACTCAACCGATGGTATGGGTTACCCAGTTAAAAAGGTGGTTAATGTGAAAGGGACACTAACTCCTGGCCAAGGGTGGGTAGGATCGGGTTCAGCCACAATAACATCAGTAGATACCAATCCAGGTATGGTTACTGACAGTACTGGGTGTTTTTATGGGTCATTTGTGACACCATCAGTTCCGTTTAAGTCATCATATTCAGTTGTGGCATCTTCTGGTAATGTTACCGCAACAACAACTTATATAGGTATTGGTAGTGTGATGACCAATAGTGGGGCAGCATACTTGTCTCCGGAATATTTGACACAATTGACTACACTAACTCAAACCCCGGCACCAGTTAAATATGCAGGTGCTCCAGTTGATAGTACAATATATACTACCGTGTATAGTGTTCCTGCAGTTTCAATGACTGGCGATGCAATATTAGCCAGTGCGAATTCAGGAAAACAGACGCCGTTCTGGTGGAAGTCCTCTAGTGGAACCACATATCATTTAGCTAGGAAGTCACCGACGAGTACAGATTGGGCATTATTCGCTGAAGACCCAACAGCATATTTAGCTAGTTTATAACAGGAAACAAACATGATTAAGAATGCTATAGCACAAACTTTTTTTGTGCCATCTGAGTTTGAATATGGAATGTATCTATCGAGTATAGATTTGTTTTTCAAGTCGGTCGATGCCACAGATAACAAGCCAGTATTGATCTCTGTGGTGGAAACAGATAAGGGTGTTCCCACTGATGAGGTATTAGGGACAGTGACTGTTAATAATGAGGGGATTGCTCACTCAACAACTAAACTCTTAGAGACAAATATCTTATTTGCAACCCCATTGTTTTTGGCACCACAGAAGACATATGCAATAGTACTGCATTCGACCTCAAGTAAATATGTTTTATGGACTGCTAAAGTGGGTGAGGTTGACATAACAAACAAATCTAAGACAGTATCTAAGCAACCATATTCTGGTGTGTTGTATAAGATGTCCAATGGTTTTTGGGTTGAGACTCCAGATGAGGACCTAACATTCAGGGTCAACCGTGCAGTGTATTCTGCTGGTACTGCAGGCTCGGGCATCTTTTATGTAATTCCGTCATTACCTACGGTGCTTCTTGGCAGTAACCCGTTTAAGATTACTAACGCAGAGACGTTAGTCAGGGTATATCACCCGAATCATGGTAAGGTTGCTGGTATGTTCGTTACGTTTAGTGGGTCAACCTATGCAGATCTTAATGATACATTTGAAGTTATGTATTCATTCCATCCTGATACATATGTGGTTGAATTGCCCTCACCTGCTGCATCCACTGACTTAGTGGGAGGAAACGTAGTGTATGCTACGCAAGACGTTAGATATGACACATTTTCCTTAGCTACAGATATTGAGGCAGATCCCAATACTGAATTCTCAACTGCGCTAAAAACCGCAAATTCGACTAGCCTAGATACCAAATTTGTTCAGTTTGATTCTGATAGGGATACTAGTGTATCCGAAAATAAATTCATTCACTCTGATATAAACAGAACAAATCTTCTTAGTGGTGATGACACATTAGCATTTCAATTGGGTATCTGGTCAAACATCAACCACCTAACACCTAAAGTTGATGTTGAATCTTTAGGTATGGTTTTTGTTGGTAATAGAATAAATAACCCACAGGTGACAGATAACCTAAGTGCAATAGACAACGAAACAATTTTCAGTGCTAGTACAGGATTATCCTTCTCTTCAACTGATAATTCAATATCATCCGCTACAGTAGACTTGCAGCGATTTAAGACTGGGGCATATGTTGTCATAACAGGATCCTCTAGTAACAATACTACTGCTGATGGGGTTATGGTTATTGATGTTGATTTTAGTACCACTACGCATAAGGTATATTTAAACACAACTGTTGTTAATGAAACCCTTAGCACATCCACTACTATAGTACAGAAGAATGGATATATTGATGAAATTTCTCCAGATGCAGGTTCAGCGGCGGCAAAGTACATAACTATTCCTGTCGATTTAGAGACTATCTCATCATCTCTAAGAGTTATGTTTGCTGCAAATATTCCTTTAACTGCAGAAATAGATCTATATTATCGAGCAACGGTTAAAAATAGTGTCAAAGGTATAAGAGAATATCCTTGGGTTAATGTACCAACCACATATCGAAAAAATTTAAATAGCGCTGAGTTTTTAGACCAAAAATATGATATAGATATAGGCGCATTTAACACGTTTCAAGTTAAGGTTGTGTTTAGGTCCACCAATGCAGCTTTGGTTCCTAGACTCAAGGATTTTAGGGCTATAGCGCTGGTATGAAAACTGACTTACCTAATATAGAAAAGGTGTCGCCTGGAGTGTTTAGAAATACTAATGAGCATGATGGAGAGTCGTATAAATTGATGAGAATAAGAAGAAAACAAGATGCAGATAGGGTACGTGAATTGGAGATGAAAATATCTAATATAAATAATGATATATCTAACATTAAGGATATGCTAGTAAAACTACTGGAGAAATAAGATGTCGGTCATAAATGTAACTGTAGGTAACACATTTGAGGAGTGGCGTGTCAAAACAAACGACATATCTTCAGCTATCGGAGACATGGCTAGTATGTACACTCCTCCATCAGGCCCACAACCAACCACAGTCATTGAAGCGTTAGATGAGATTTCAACACGAGTAGTTAACAAAGGATCTCTATACGCTATGGCTATAGCATTAGGATAATAATATGGCAGAGGTTTTTACACGAAAGCTTTCAAGAAGTATTACCAACTCATGGACCAGCGTGGGGGCATATACAGTGCCTGCATCAACGTCATCTACATTAATAGGTTTGACTATTGCAAACACATATTCAACGGCTATTGCGGTAGATGTTTCTGTTTATGATGGGGCAAATAATACGTATATAGTTAAAGGAACCACACTTAATGTGGGTGATACGTTGGTTGCAGTTGGTGGAGAGCAAAAAATTGTTCTTGTGACTGGAGATGAAATTCAGGTCAAAACTGATAATGCACTTCATACTTGCGATGTTGTTTTGTCTCTTTTAGAGTTATCATGATATGGCATTTAGATTATTAGCACCTAAATCAACTCAAAACCTCGATGTAATAGAATTATCTGTTACTAACCTAACTGTCGAGGGACAAACAACCTTTGGTGTGACTGCCGATGTTGCTAGTGCAGCATCACTTGATTTTTCTGTTTTAGATGGTAATATTACTCGAGTTACAGGAACCACACCAACGTCTTCGGTGACATTAAATATAGGTCAAGTACATCAGTGTATTGCTGTGGGTGCATGGCCACTAGTACATCATGCAACCAATCACCCATTACCGAATAATCAAAATTATACTTGTTCTGCAGGTGATTTGGTTCGTTATACCAAAGATGGTAATGGTGATATAACTACTGAGATTATACCTAAGGTAACAACCGTAGTCACGTACTCATGGTCTGCTAAGTCTAGTGGGTATACTGCAGTAACAGGTGATTATTTGCTATGTGATACTAGTGCAGGGGGATTTGAGGTGACTCTTCCAGCAACACCATCAGCAAAAGATTATGTTTGGGTGTTAGATGCTGCCAGGACATTTGCTACCTACAACTTAACTGTCGGTAGGAATGGCAGTAATATAATGAACACAGCAGCAGATTATACATTAAACCGAAAAGACACTGCAATAAAGTTTGAATATATTGACGGAACACAGGGATGGAAAATAGTGTCTTATTCATATGAACCACCAGCAGCATCATCAGGAACAACAGAATCATTTGTTTATCAAACATTAGGAGTAATATAATATGTCTTCAACCGCAAGTTATGCATCAGTACCTGCGCCAGCGCAAGGACAATTAACTGTAGCTAATACCAATAGGGACGGAACAGGTACCTTAGTTACGATCTTGTCATCTGCAGCGAATGGAACACGAATAGATGATATTGCTATTGTTGCTGCTGGCACTACTACAGCAGGTGTAATTAGGTTATTTGTGTCAGATGGCACAAATCATCGCCTATGGAGAGAGGTTTTGGTTACTGCTAAGACACCCAGCACTACAGTAGATGTATGGAGTGTATATATGGAGAATCTTGCTCTAGTACTAAAAACTGGATGGTCTCTTAGAGCAGCTACACATAACGCAGAAACGTTTAATATATTGGTTACTCGTGCAGGGGACCTATAACATATGAATAATGGGATTTTTCCTGGAGGAGGAAAAAGTTTAGGGGTGTTTCCTGTTAAGAATGAACTGACTTATAGTTCAATTCTTAGATGGGATTTAGCTGCAGGGAATGTAACTGAGTTAACCCTTAAAGGGAACGTATCTAGTATAATATTGCTACCTAGTATTAAGTATAGAACAGTGGGTACTCACATATTACTTCTACGACAAGATGCCACCGGTAGTAGAACTGTCACTTGGGGGTCAGATTTTAAGTGGCCTGCAGGTTCAACACCAGTCCTATCAACTGTGGCGAACTCATTGGATATACTTTCTTTTATTTGTGATGGCAGTTACTTATATGGATCATATCTTAGAGGAGTTGCTTAACTATGATGTTAGCTCCCCTACCATTGGAGACTAAGGTAGTACAAGTATCTTCACCCCAAACCTCAGGGTTAGATTTATACGCAACCGCAGGGAGTCCAAGTAATCGTCCGATTGTTTGTATAGCAGAAATAAATGCTTCGATTACAGGATCAACCGCATACCCTGGAGAATATTCATTATATGTTGGATCCTCGTGGGGTGCAGGCACACATATTGCGATAGTAAACAACAGTACACTACTGGGGGGAAATGGATCTAATGGATCCAGTGGAAGTAACGGAGCCACCGGCGGTTTGGGGTCAGGGGGTAATGGAGGTGCATCTACTGGGGCTAGTTACCCTAATGGAACAGCAGGAGCAAATGGTGGTACTGGGAATACAGGTGGAGCCGGATCTAATGGAGGCACAGGCGGCGACACCGGCCCGGGTATCTATGTTGTTAGTCAGCCATCACGGGTTGTTACCATAATAAATAACGGCACAATTTCGAGGGGGTCAACTGTCGGCACTGGTGGTGTTGGAGGCGCCGGTGGTGGCGGTGGTGGCGGTGGCGGTGGTGGCGGTGCCAGCGGTCCTAGAGAAACAGCATGGAGGTCATCTGATGATACTTGGATATCTGCCGATGGTGGTGGAGGAGGTGGCGGCGGCGGTGCGCAGTGGACTGGAAATGGCGGGAGTGCTGGTGGGTGGACTGCGTATCGACCCCTATCCACTAGCACGCCATTTACCCCATCAAGCACATCATCTTCAACAGCTGGAGGAAATAACTCTAGTGGCACTGGTGGCACTGGTGGTTTTGGTGCATCTGCTTCTGATAGTGGTATAGGTGCCACCGGTGGCGCCGGAGGGAATGGTGGGAATGCAGGCAGCGCTGGGCCTGCAGGATATTCAGGGAATCCAGGCCAAGGAGGTAATGCATCGTCGGCAGGAGTTGCCTTTGGATACAATACATCAGAGAGCAACTCAATTGGTGGGGCATCATCTGGAGGTGCCGGCGGGCCAGCTGGTGCAGCAGGTTCCTCAGGAGCTAATGGCAATTATGGTCCTGCTGTTAATGGCAATAGCAATGTTGTTTTTTTGGTTACTGGATCAATTGTTGGTTCCTTAATTAATTAATAGACACGTGAGAGTTTATGAAAAAGATAAAGTATAAAATAATAGAAGTCAATGAAGCTGATCACCAAATAGTAGTTAGGTTCTACACGGATTCATATAAACCTGAAGTGTCAGCATACGATCATAATGGTAATCCAGTCAGATATAGAACGGATTATGCAATCACATTACCTATACCTGCACCCACAGGAGATGACCTTAAAAACTTTATTTTAGGTCATGCTCCAATTGATTTCTTTGTAATGAAGGATAAGGTTGCTGACCCAAACACCGACACCACAATGGCTGATATAAAGAAGATGGTGGGTAAGGTGGTGTCCATTGATCTACCATCAGGGAGTGCTTAAATGTCAGGAATAATCACGAAGTTAAAACTTCTTTATGATCTTTTTCATAAAGGAAAAGAGGTTTCAAATGTAGAAACGTGGAAGTTAGGGCAAGTGTCTGTAAATGCTCTTACTGTTTTTATCGTTGCGTTATTACAAGTAGGTTCTGCATTTGGATTTGATGTTTCAATAAATAATGAACAGGTGGTTGCACTTGCTGGAGGTATTCTTGCTATAGCAAATACCATAATTACAGTGATTACAACTAAGAGAATTGGATTGACTGATAAGGAGAGTAAAAAATGATTATTTTAGATACAATCAAGGCAGTAGTAACTGTTGTTAAAGCAGTTGAGGGTGCGTTACCAGAGCCGGGCAAAGGACCTGAGAAACTGGCTGCAGCAAAGTTGATGTTGGCTGAGGTTATTGAAAATATTGAAGCGAAATGGCCTGCAATCGAGCAACTTATTGCGGCTTTGGTTTGGTTATACAACGCCCGAGGTATTTTTAAGAAGGGTTGATTGATGTATGCCGAGTGGTTATACCGTTCACTGTTTAATTTTTTAGTTTCAATACCAATAAAGGTTATTGGATTAGTAACAGTTGCGATTGGTCTTCTATTTTTGCGTAAATTCCCAGAAACAGAGAGGGAATTTACGCAATTCCCTCATGAACTAAAGTGGCAGTTAGTTCGTTTACCTGAATGGTTACTATGGTGGGACAATCAATATGATGGTCTACTAGGTGATAAACGCGGATATTGGAACGACCAATGTCTTAAGAAGTATAATAAGAGGGCAGACCATCCTTGGTGTATGTGGTTGTGGGGTGCTATAAGGAACCCATCAAACTATTACAGTAGAAATGTTGCTTGTTTTGATGTTTCTAAATGTGACATTGAAAAGGTTTGGGGAGATGATAAGGTAATTGAGGAACCCGGGCACAAGTGTGCTCAGTTCCTTAAGGCCACTGATCGTGATACAGGTGGAAGTTACTATAGAATGTTTATTTCATGGGCAATACCATTTAAACAGGACCGAGCATTGATGTTGGATATTGGGTACAAGTTTAAGTTATCACACGCTGAAATGCCACAGGATGCAGATGAGAAGGATAGGTTGAGAAGTCCAGTGTTCTCACTGAGTCCTTGGAAAACACTAAGATGAAATATTCAAAGGTAAGGTCTTCAATAAAAACTGGCGATCTTTTGATATGGGCAACTGAACCCAATTGGAGAAAACCGATTGATGCAATTCAGATATGGGCAGTTAGAGCATTCACGCAATCTGCTTATAGTCATATAGGAATTGCTGTTTGGGTTAGGAATAGAATTATGGTTTTTGATGCTACAGGTCATGGAGTTTTATTGAGACCAATATCTGATGATTTACCCAGTTTCATCTTACATCGAAAAAAGGTGTTAAGTGGGAACGCAATAGATTGGGCGTTTAATAGAATTGGCAGTAAATATTCTCGTTGGCAAGCATTCAAAACATATTTCGGTATGTTAAAGGCAGGGGATGACAATAAATGGCACTGTGCTGAGCTGGTAAACGCTACATATGAAGCAGATGGAGAGTTGTTTGATGGACTAACACCAGATGATATAACAAATGAAGCCATGGTTAGGTGGCAGTCAAACCTAATAAAGGTAGAGCATGATTACAACTAGACAGGATTTAGCTAATTTTTGCCTAAGACAATTGGGTGGTGGTGTAGTTAACATTGAAGTTTCCAACGAACAGTTAGAAGATGCAATAGAGCTAGCCATTCAATATTACAATGAGTATCACTTCGATGGTATAGAAAGAGACTTCGTCAAGCATAAAGTAACAGCTACGACACTGTTAGTGGCAGACGCTACCAATTTTGAAGTAAACCAAGTTATTACTGGCCAGACCTCTCTTGCTACAGCAACTATTTTAGAGAAGAATGGTAACACTCTAACTATAGGTAAGATGTCAGGTGACACCCACCTATCTAACACTGAAGTAATCCAGAATGCCAACCTAGACAGTACTGCCATTACTACAGTGACTGAAGGTACTATGGACCTAGGCTATATCGACATGCCAGACCCTATAGTAAGCGTGGTTAAGGTGATTAACTTAACGAACGTTCTTACTTCTACAGACTATATGTTTAACGCTCAGTATCAGATGATGCTAAGTGAGATTCAGAACATCGCAGCAGCACAGACTCAGTATCTGTATGGTGTCATGAACTACATGAGTCACCTTGACTTCATACTAAGAAAAGAGAAGACGTTCAGATTCAATCGTAGGCAGAATAAAGTCTTCTTAGACATAAATTGGGCGGGTGACGTTAAGATTGGAGACTACTTAGTGATTGAAGTGTATAAGGCACTTGACGACACCACTTATGGTGAGATGCTCAATGATGTTTGGTTGAAGAAGTACGCTACTGCTCAGGTTAAGAAGGTCTGGGGTTCTAATCTACGAAAATATACTGGTATGACTTTACCTGGTGGACTTACCTATAATGGTCAACAGATATATGACGAGGCTGTTGCTGAGATAAAGGAGTTGGAACAGGAAGCAACCAATAACTCTGCTCCTTTATTTTTCGAAATAGGCTAAAATGGCATCACTTGTCAATTCTTATTTCCCTAAGGACACTGCCACTGAGCAGTCTCTATTCAATGGTCTTAAAACTGAAGCTATTCAGGTTTTGGGGCGGACATATTACTACTTGCCACGGGACTTACAGAAGATTGACTTAGTACTGGGTGAGGACGTCATATCGAAGTTTACTCTTGCTATCCCTATAGAAATGTATATGGCTGATACTCAGGGGTTCCAAGGTGATAAGGAGATGTTCAGTAAGTTTGGGTTATCTATTCAGAATTCATATACTCTGATAGTGTCCAATGACAGATGGGAAGCTGAGGTCAAAACCCAATTTGATAATAATGCTCTTAATGGTGAGGCAACATTCGACGTATTGAATAATAAGAGGCCTCAGGAAGGTGACCTGATTTATGATCCATTAACTAAATTCTTGATGGAAATCAAGTTCGTAGATCATGACACAGAGTTTTACCAAGTAGGTAAAAATTATTTGTATCACTTAAGTTGCGAAGCATATCAGTACGATTCTCAGGGCATTGCTACAGGTATTGCTGAGATTGATGCGTTCGAAACCGAATCATTTGATCTACTGCAGAATCAGTTATTGTTGGAGACAGGAGACGTGTTAGTGCAAGAGTTCCGTGGTTCAATACTGCTCGAGCAAGATGTAACACCACCAACAATACAATATAAGACAGAATTCGAAGGTCATGCTACTGATATTGGATTCAACGTGACAAACCCATTTGGTTAAAATATGACACAGATATTTAAACTTCAGCCATATTATCACGGAACCATAAGAAAATTGGTTATCGCCTTTGGTAACCTATTTAGTGGTATGAGAATATCTAGAACTAATGATGCCGGTGTAGCTGAGCAGGTTTTAGACGTTCCTATTGCATATGGTCCTAAGGATAAGTGGTTAAGCATGCTTCGTGAAAGACCCGATTATACTAAAGGACTTCAAATAACTCTACCTAGATTGAGTTTTGAAGTAATTGATTACAGGTTTGACGCTGCTAGAAAAATTGGTACTCAGGGATCATATCGTATAGGTACTATAGATGATATGAGAGCTAAAATATTCAATCCAGTACCTTACGACGTGCATATTGGTTTATACTCAATGTGTAACTCTCAGGAAGAATCACTACAAATTCTTGAGCAAGTTCTACCATATTTTTCACCAAGTATGACTATCTCAGTTGAAGTGATACCTGAGTTTCAAATCAGAAAGGATATTCCTTTGGTGCTGCAGGGTGTAGATGTTGCAGATTCGTATGAGGGATCACCAGATAATCTAAGATCAGTAGTACAGACGTTCAACTTTGTTGCTAAGTTGGATCTATTCGGACCCATTCCATACAATAATAAGATCATTAAAACTACATACACAGACCTTGAGCAAATGCAAGGTGATGGTACTGGGCAAGAGGCAACAGGAGATTATAGGCATGTATATCAAGTGAATCCATTGAGTGCCAACAAAGATGATACTTACGTAATAGATGAAAAGTGGTTTGGAGAAAGCGATTTCTAATGACACAGAAGTTAGAAGAAGTATTTGATGTAGAGCCAGTAGAACAAAAATCAGAAGAAAACAACAACCTGGTAGTGATACAAGATTCAAAAGAAGCAGAGGACGCTGACTACGACTATGCTAGGGGTTATCAATATGAACTATTGATGACCGGCAAGTCTGCGTTGGGTGATGCTCTTCGCATTCTTAAACAGACTGATAATCCAAGAGCAGTTGAAGTGCTCTCTGGACTTCTTAAGAATGTTTCAGATATGAACATCTCTCTCATGAAGTTGGCTAGAGAAAAGGAAGATATCAAGGTAATAAAACAAGTCAGAACAGGAAAACATATTCCACTGCCAGCAGCACACGCAGCAGAGGGTATAGTGTATCAAGGAACATCTAGAAACATCAATGCACTGTTAAAGGAAGAAGAAACCAAGAGTGAGTAACTTAGATCTCCCATTATCTATAGAGCAGTATCTACAACAACTAGCATTCCGCAATAATTCAAATTTGCGGCCTGCTGGAATGGAGGTCTCTTTAACTAAAAGTATGTTTGACGAGTTGAAGAGATGCCGAAAAGACCCAATCTATTTTATTGAGAATTATGTCAAGGTAGTACATGTTGACCGAGGCCTAATACCATTTAAGTTGTATCCATACCAAAAGAAAATGATTCAGGCGTATGCTGATAATCGAAAGGTTATCACGATGTTGTTTCGCCAAGCAGGGAAGTGTTTGGGAATAAATACTAAAGTAAAGTTAAAACAAAAATCAACTAATAAGATAGTTGAAGTTACTTTAGGAGAGTTTTATGAATGGCAAAAGTTCAAAGAAGGGTTCAAACAAGACACTGAAAAAGGTGTGTTTAAGGTGTCAAAATGACTTTCTAGGGATGTGGAAACAGAAGTTATGTGATTCATGTATAAATGATGGATGGAATACATGCAGTAAATGCAATGAGGTAAAATATAAGCAAAGGATATGTTTAAGTTGTGCAGTGAAGGAGTCACATTTAGTTTATACAAAAGAAAATAAAGAGAATTGGGTAGAGTGTCCTCTTTGTAGTTATAGAGCTGAGACGTTACAAACTCATTATAAAATGCACAATGTTAGTGCAAAAGAATACCGCATTGTTACAAACAATATGCAATTAAAGAATGAAAGATTAGCTGATAAATTTAGAGGAAAGAATAATCCTGCGTATGCTCATGGAGGTAAATTTTCACCTTGGTCATCAAAATCAATTGTTCATAATGAAGAAATAGTAAAAATAGCAAAATCTAAAGCCAAACTAAATAACCCAACATTAAATGATAAAAGCAGAAATGCGTTTTGCAGAGAATACTATAACTCAGACTTTGAATATAAAAAAGCACAAACAAAAAATCTTAATTGGTTTACCACTAAGTATGGAACTGAGATAGGTACAAAAAAGTACTCAATGAAAACTGAAAAATGGATTAAGAATTTTAAAAAGCAAAATTATAGTAAAATATCTCAGGAGCTTTTTAATGAGATTGTGAAGTTGTATATTAGTGAGAACATTTATTATGCAACTTATGATAGATCTGACATGAAAAAGTATAAAAATAAAGAGTTCAGATTAATGATAGAAAATAGAGGACTGTTGTTAGATTTTGTAGATGTCAAAACTAAAAAAGTAATAGAATTTGATGGTGATTATTGGCATTCTGAATCAAGAGTTAATCCTACCAGAGAGAAGTTCCGTGAGGAACTCTTAATTAAAGATGGATATAAGTTACTTAGAATTAGAGAAAAAGATTATAAGAAAGATAAACAAGGTACAATAGATAAATGTATAAACTTTCTGACTCAATAGAGAGAAAATTTGTAGATACTGTTGAAGTTTCTGATTGGGAAATAGAAACGGAGGATGGATGGGTTGATGTGACTCATATCAATAAGACCATTGAATATGAGGTTTATCAATTAGTAACAACAAACTGCTCAGTAGAATGTGCAGACAATCATATAGTTTTTCTCGAAAATAATTCTGAGGTATTTGTTAAAGATTTGAGGTGCGGTGATCTAATTAAGGGACAATATGGATTAGAAGAAGTAATAACAATAACAAAAACTGATAGAAAAGAACATATGTACGACCTTTCAGTTACTGGGAACCACACATTCTATGCTAATGGATTATTACATCATAATACCACGACAACGGCAGCATTTATCTGTTGGTATATTCTTTTCAATGACGAGAAAACAGTTGCTATTCTAGCTAATAAAGCACAGACAGCTAGAGAAATTCTACAACGAGTTGAAACTGCATATGAATTTCTCCCTAAATGGATGCAGTCTGGTGTGGTAGAGTGGAATAAGGGATCAGTAGCGTTAGAAAATGGATCCCGTGTTCTAGCGTCCGCCACAAGTTCTAGCGCAATTCGAGGATACTCTATTTCACTTTTGTACCTCGACGAATTTGCTCACGTTGAAAATCACGTAGCAGATGAATTTTTTACATCAGTGTTCCCTACATTATCATCTGGTAAAGAGACTAAGATTCTTATGTCTTCCACACCAAATGGATATAATATGTTCTATAAATTTTGGACCGACGCTGAAAAAGGTATCAATGGATTTATTCATCAAAGATTTGATTGGTGGGAACATCCAGAGAGAGATCAAAAATGGGCGGATGAACAGAAAGCTGTCTTGGGTGAGTTAAAGTATACCCAAGAGGTTGGCATGGAATTTCTCGGGTCGTCTAAAACGTTGCTGACTGGAGAAACACTCAGAGCATTAGCATATAGAAATCCAGATTTCCAACATGCAAAAGGTGAATATAAGGGTCTTAAAATATATGAAAAGCCTGATGTAGATCGTAAGTATGTCATGACAGTAGACGTATCCAGAGGCAGACACTTAGATTCCTCAGCGTTCGGTATATTTGACGTTACTGAGTATCCACATAAGATTGTTGCCACGTACAACAACGCAGATATAGCACCACTGATGTACTCTGCTATCTGCTACAACATGGCTAAGAAGTACAATGACGCATATATCCTAGTAGAGATCAATGACATTGGTGGTCAAGTAGCAGAGGAAATTTACTATACTTACGAATATGGTGAGATGTTCTGGACTAAGACAGGTGATGTTCTGGGTAAGCAGGGTGCAGATGACTATCCTGGTATCAGAACCACTAAGAAGACTAAGAGAATTGGTTGCGCTAACCTTAAGGATATTATCGAGAAGAAGCAACTAATAGTAGATGATTGGCAAATGATTCAGGAGTTGGCAACTTTCGTGCAGAGTGACTCGGGTAACTGGGAGGCAGATGAGGGTTTCCGTGATGATTCTGTAGCAGTTCTTTGGTTATTTGCTTGGCTCGTAATGCAACCATGGTTTAGTGACCTAACTGATAAGGATATTAGGTCGAGAATGTACAGTGATAAGGTAAGGGAAATGGAAGATGAACTCATGCCACCTACCATCATAACTAGCCAGGACTGGATTAACGAAGAATCTCCTGAGTACTTAGGCCTTCGTGAACTGTTGTGAAACATAAATATATGATGAATTTAAGAATTATTCGATTAGAATGAGATATAACAAAGGAGAAGAACAATGGCACTTTTAAGTCCTGGTGTTGAGATTAAAGAAAAAGATTATAGCAATATAGTACCAACAGTTGCTAGTGGTATTGGAGGTGTCGTAGCTAATTTTGCTAAGGGACCCATCGAAAAGCCTATGATGATTTCGTCTGAGGCTGAGTTAGTCAAGGTATTTGGTACTCCAACTGAAGCGAACTATAATGAATGGTTTGCAGCAAACCAATTCCTGCTCTATACAAATAGATTATGGTGTGTTAGGGCAGCTCCAGCAGGAGTTCTAAACGCTACTTGTGGTGCTACAGGAGTGGCTGTTTTGAATGATGATGATTATGAAGACATGTCTAATGGTGACAGAACAACAGCAAAAGAATGGGTTGCTAAGGATCCTGGCCTATTTGGTAACAATATTGGTGTTATCATGGTAGATAACGCAACATGGGACGAATTTGGTACATGGTGTACAACCAACATTGCTCAGTTCCCTAATGGCATTTCTCTAAGAGATTATTTTAGAGATCAGCCAGCAACATCTGCACACATTGAGGCACGTCGTTTAACCACAGAAAACAAGAAGGATGAACTTCATATTATGGTTGTAGATGTTGATGGACACATTACTGGTACTAGATATGCAGTACTAGAAATGTGGGAGGGCCTTTCAAAAGCATCTGATGCCATGGATTACAGAGGCCAGTCATTGTACTATGCAAACGTTATTGCTAGAGAGTCACAATACATTCGTTGGTCAGCACACACTGCAGATGTTACTTCAGGTGCAGGAATTCTTCCTTTCGGTTCATTGACTGAAACAGTTGTCGAAGCAGGTGACGTGTTTGCTAGCATATCAGTAATTGCTGCTCCTAACTTCTCTTATGAAGTGTTAGCTGGAGGTGTTGCTGGCACAGCACCTACAGACGGAGATTACACCGACGCATATGACAAGTTAGCTAATACAGAGTTATATGACGTTAACCTTCTAATTACTGGTGCGTTATCTGCCGCGGTGTGTGCTCATGTTATAGAGAATGTAGCGTATAAGAGGAAAGATGCAGTTGCTTTCCTTTCACCACATAATTCTGGGGCTCCATACAGAGATTCAGACGCAGATCCACTAGGTTCAATTTCTACGTATAAGCAAACTACAGTTAACGTAGCAGAAACATATTCCTCATACGGGTTCATGGATACAGGATTCAAGTACATTTACGATAAGTTTAACAGTAAGTATCGTTGGGTTCCGCTGAATGGTGATATGGCAGGTCTATGTGCGCAGACAGATTCCATTGCGGACCCATGGTGGTCTCCTGGTGGTTTCAATCGTGGGGGTGTTCGTAACGTCATTAAGCTGGCTTATAACCCAGATAATGCAGAAAGAGATGTTCTATATCCTAAGGGAGTGAACCCAGTTGTTGCTTTCCCTGGGCAAGGTGTTGTGTTGTTTGGTGATCGAACAATGACATTGAAACCAAGTGCATTTGATCGAATCAACGTTCGTAGATTGTTTAATGTACTGGAAAAAGCAATTGCAATAGCTGCTAAGTATCAATTGTTTGAGTTTAATGATTCTTACACCAGAGCACAGTTTAAGAACATGGTTGAACCCTACCTAAGAAATATCCAGGGAAGAAGAGGTATTTACGATTTCTTCGTACAGTGTGATGAGAGTAATAACACCGGAGAAGTAATAGATCGTAATGAATTTGTTGCTAGTATCTACATCAAACCAAGTCGATCGATCAACTTCATAACACTTAACTTTATCGCAACTAGAACAGATGTTTCGTTTAGTCAAGTGATTGGTGCTTAATGTCATACGTAATATACCAAATAACCAATTTACTTAACGGTAAAATCTACGTTGGGGTTCATAGAGTGGCCGACACCAACGTAGATGATGGTTATATGGGATCTTCTAAGTATCTTAAGAATGCTATAAAGAAGTATGGGGTGGGCAATTTTAAGAAGGACATTCTCCACACATTCGATTCTGAAGAATTGGCATACGCAAAAGAAGCAGAATTAGTTACGGAAGATTTCATTCAACGGAAAGATACGTATAACGTAAAACCTGGTGGATATGGTAACAGTCATTACGGTAGAACAGTAGTTGAAAGAGGTATTGGTATTCATGCTTGGACATTTGAACAACGATCTGCCTATCAGAAGGAACGAGTAGCTAACACTGATCCAGCAAAACTCAAAGAGATTGCATCACTGGGTGGTAAACGTGGAGGTGCTAAGAATAGAGAAATGGGACTTGGTTTTTGCGGGGCATCCAAAGAGCAACAAATTGAATACGCTAAGATAGGGTTGGCAGCCGCTAGAAAAATGGGTGTTGGATTCTTCAATTCAAACACCCAATCTGAGCTAGGTAAGCGTGGTGGTCCTAAGAATAAAGGGTTTCGTTGGTATAATGATGGTGAAAAATCATATAAATATACTAAAAGAAATCAAGATATTATATCATTTGAAAAATTTATTTCAGCAAACCCAATATTTTCTAAAGGTAGAGTACCGGGTTCTGTAAAAGGTGGGCGACCTCTGGGTAGCAAGAATAAGTCGGTTTAATATAGGAGAATAAAATGTCGATTTTGGAATTTAAGAGTAATTTTCTTGGTGGTGGTGCCCGTGCCAACCAATTTAAAGTTGAGTTGACCTTCCCAGGATTTGTATCTGGTGGAACAGATGCTGGACGAAAGGCTCAGTTTTTATGTCATGGAGCATCTTTGCCTGGATCACATCTTGGTATTGCACCAGTAATGTATCGTGGTCGTGAAGTTAAACTACCAGGGGAACGAACATTTACTAATTGGCAGATCAGTGTTCTTAATGATACAGATTTTGGTATCCGTAATGCATTTGAGTCTTGGTCAAATACTATAAACAACGTTAAAAATAATACCGGTATCACCAACCCAATGGCAGTTACCACAAATATGTCAGTGCATCAGTTGGATAGAAACGGTGTTATTTTGAAGTCATACACGATAGCTGATTGCTGGCCTGTTAGTGTGGGTGATATAAACCTTCAATTCTCTGAGAATGATCGAATTGAGGAATTTACGGTTGAGATTGCATATTCCTTCTGGGAGACCACAAATGCTCCTACTGGTATTTCAGCCTCGGTTGGTATAAATACCCCGATTGGCGGAATTGGAGTATCGATCTAATAGAACTGTAAAGGATTATTATGGCGTTGTTTGATGAAACTGGGTTGAATTTATTCGGTTTAACGATTAAGAAAAAAGAGAAACCAGGCGAAGATAAGTCTGCTTCTTTTGCTTTACCTGTAGATGATGAAGGTGCATCAATTGTTGCATCTGCTACCAATGCAGCATATTACGGTGTCTATTTTGATACCAATGCACTGGTAAAAGACGAAACACAGGCAATACAAAAGTGTCGTGAGATTTCATTATATCCTGAGGTGGACATTGCAATTCAGGACATTGTCAATGAGGCGATACCACATGAGGACGATAGTCCTATAGCTGAGATCATATTAGATGAACTGGAGTTCTCTGATTCGTTGAAGGAACAGATTCAAGATGAATTTCAGAAGTGCCAAGCTCTTTTAAAATTTGAGAGGTTAGCATCAGATATATTCCGTCGCTGGTATGTTGATGGTAGACTGTACTATCACGTAGTAGTAGATAAGAATAACACTAAGCGTGGTATCTCTGAGTTGCGTCTTATTGATGCAACCAAGATGCGAAAGGTTAAGGAGATTAAAAAGACAAAATCTCCTTCTGGTGTTGAAGTAATTGAAAGTATCAATGAGTATTTCATTTATAGTGATGCTGGATTTGGTACTAATGCTCAGAATCAGCAGGGAAATCCTGGTACAGCATCGGTACAAGGTGTTAAGTTGAGTCCAGATTCAGTAATTTATTGCCCGTCTGGGTACTTAGATGGGAACACAAACACAGTTCTTAGTTACGTGCAAAAGGCCATAAGACCTGCAAGTCAATTAAGAATGCTTGAGGATGCTACAGTAGTATATTTCATCGCTAGAGCACCTGAACGAAGAATATTTTATGTGGATGTGGGTAACCTTCCAAAGATGAAGGCAGAGCAGTACATGAAAGAGCTCATGAACAGGTATCGTAATAAGATGGTCTATGATGCTCGTACTGGTGAGATTCGTGATGATAAGAAGTATATGTCGATGCTTGAGGATTTTTGGATGCCTCGTAGAGACAATAGTAAGGGAACAGAAATTACTACTCTACCAGGTGCAACAAACATATCTGGCCAATTGGAGGCGGTTGAATACTTTCAGAAGAAGTTATATCAATCATTGAACATTCCTGTTTCTAGACTTCAACCAGATACTGGATTCAGTTTAGGACGTAGTACCGAAGTTTCAAGAGATGAAGTTAAGTTTCAGAAGTTTATTGACAAACTGCGCCGAAGATTTTCTGTATTGTTAATGGATGTTTTGAAGACACAACTGATATTAACAGGTGTATGCAACAATTTAGAATGGGATGAAATATTATCTAATAAGATAAAGTTTAGGTTCCAAAGAGATAATTTCTTTGATGAACTAAAAGAACAAGAGATGTTTACTTCTAGAATGGCACTTCTACCGCAGGTTGATCCTTATCTAGGTAAGTTTTTCAGTAAGAAGTGGGTTCAAAAGACTCTGTTAAGATTAACAGACGAAGATATTGATAAGATGGATGAGGAGATTGAGGAAGAGAAGGATGATCCTACTGCTCAACCAACAATGCAAGGAATGCCAATGGATGGTATGATGCCACCGGGTGGTGATGGTATGGAAGGTGGCGGATATCCGTTCCAGGATCCAAATGCGCCGCCACAGGATGAAGAAGAACAGCAAGATCAAGAACAACAAGGAGTACAAAAATGAGTAGAGATATTGAAGACATGCTAAACAATATTGCTGATGGCAATTTAGACTCTGCTGAACAGAGTTTTAACGCTGCTATTTCAGATAAGATTGCTTCGGCATTGGAAAACATGCGAGTTTCAGTTGCCTCTCAGTTAGTAGGAACAAATACAGAGATGCAGCTTTAAACCACACAAATAAGATGGATAGTGATGCTATGTTCAAGTACGGGAAACGATCAAATGGTATTGCTACAGCAGTGAAAAAGTTGACTAAGGAATAAAGATGAAACTAACACAAATAAAAAGAAAAGTTGCTATCAGTTCAACAAGTTGGGCTACAGATACTTGGACAATAAATTTTGGTGCAGCACATTATCTTCTTGCTGCAGACACCTTTAAATTTGTTGATCCTGTTACCACACAAGAAGTGACATTAACTGTTGCTGGAGTTACAGACGCTGATACTGTGACAGTTTCAAGTACAAACTCACTATTGAAGTTTCCATCATTTGTGTTCTTAGAAAATTATGGAACAGGTGCTACAGGTGCGCAGGATACATTCACACTATCATTCAATGATACTGTAAGTGGATTGGTCCATGTAGTATCTAATGGAACTGCAACAGTGACAGCAAAAGCACAGGGATCGTTGGATCAGACACATTGGGTAGATCATGGTACAGCAACTGCGGTGACAGCAGGTTCTCAGTTAGAGATCCCAGTTACTAAACCATATCCATACATGAGACTGAACTTTACTGTTGCTGTAGGTTCTGCAGGTGGTGGAGCAAACACAATTAAAGCATATAGGGCAGGGTGTTAAGATGAAACTTATATCAGAATTAACAGAGTCAGTTGAGTACCTAGTCGAGTCATCTAATGGTAAGAAATCTTACTATATAGAAGGTGTTTTCATGCAGGCAGATACACCGAATAGAAATGGACGTATCTATCCTAGGGGTATCATGGAAAATGCTCTAGGAAAGTATCAATCGGATTATATTTCAAATAAGAGATCTATGGGTGAACTGGGTCACCCACAAGGGCCACAGATCAATCTAGATCGTGTGTCACACGTTATTGAAAATCTCTCATTTAAGAGTAACACTGATGTAGTTGGTAGAGCTAAGATTTTAGATACCCCGATGGGTAAGATTGCTCAGAATCTAATCGACGAGGGTATCAAGCTTGGTGTTTCATCTCGTGGTCTGGGGTCACTTAAACAATTGAATAATGGTGTTAAAGAGGTTCAGGAGGATTTTTTCCTTAGTACGGTGGATATAGTTGCAGATCCGTCGGCACCTAGTGCTTATGTTAATGGTATTATGGAAAATGTGGAATATGAGATGCTTGAGGATGGTCGAATTATTCAGGCTTTAGTGGATAAACGTAAGGGTAGAATAGATGAAAATACCTTTATAAAGGAGTTTTCTAGACTCCTAACAGAACTAACTAAGTAAAATTAATATTGATTGGATTCGTGAAATTTGTATTTTGATAAATATTTGTATTCAAGGAGATATAAACAATGCCAACATTAGAAGATAAAATCAAGGCTATTTTGGAAGGTCACAAGAAGGAAGAAAGTGTTTCCGAAGAAGAGCTAAACGAATCCATTGAAGATTTAGAAGAGAAAGAAGTCATCAAGACTAAAAGTGGTACAACTATTACTGATGACGATGATTCTGATTCTTCTTCCGATGATGATTCTGACAACAAGTCTGATGATTCTAACGAAGGTGGTAGTGATGATAATGAAGAAGATGATGGCGAAACTGATGTTTCTAAGGAAAATAAGGTCAAAGTCAATGAAGGTTCAGATCCGTTCGGCAAACTGACAAATACCGATGGTTCTGAGACTGGTTCTTCTAAGACAGCTAAGATTAAGGCTGGTCTGGGTCGTAAGGATGGTGAGAAGGGTTCCTTAAAAATGTCAGCATCTGCAGATAAGCAAGATGACAATGGTGACAATGCTAGGATCAAAGCAGGCGCAGGTAAGAAAGATTCTGGGGGTAAGTTATCCGACGGAAAAACTTCAGTTGAAGGTGATAATGAGGCCAACAAGAAAAACAATGTTGATAAGAACCCAGTCGGTGTTAAAGAGCACATCGATGCAATCATGAATGGTGAGGAACTTTCAGAAGAATTCCGAACCAAAGTAGAAACAATTTTCGAAGCTGCGGTTGAACAGGCCGCAGAGCAAAGAATCAATGAACTCAAAGAGCAATTCGATGAAGAGCTTACTGAGGCAGTTGAAGAAGTAAAAGCAGAGCTAGTCGAACAGGTTGATGGATTCCTCAACGTTATAGTTGAGCAGTGGGTTGAAGACAACGCTGTTGCTTTAGAAAGTGCTATGAAGGTAGAAGTTGTGAATAGCTTTATTGATGGACTGAAAGATCTCTTCAAAGAGCATTATTTTGATATTCCAGAGGATAAACTTGATATTGTTGAAGATCAAGCTTCTCAAATCGAAGAAATGACTAAGCAACTGGAGGATTTGGTTGCAGTTAATGAGGAAATCCAAGATCAATTGAACAATACTAAGAAGAAGTCAATTGTTGAACAAGTTGGGTCTGATTTAACTAAGGTCGAGCAAGAGAAGTTTGCTGAATTGACAGAGAAGGTCGGGTTTGATTCTGAGGAAGATTTTACTGATAAGGTGAGAACCATCAAGGAAAATTACTTTCCAAAGGCAAAAGGCGGGAATACAATCCCAGGTAGTGATGAACCAACAAAGCCAGTTGAACAAATCAACAGCTATGTTGAAGCAATCGCTAAGAATTTAAAGTTTTAATCGTTTCGACTAGAAAGGAAATAAAATGGCAAAAATGTTAAGTAAAGAGCAACTATTGGAGAAGTGGTCTCCAGTTCTAGATCATCCAGATCTAGCTAAGATTGAAAACCCATATCGTAAGGCTGTTACTGCAGTTCTTCTTGAGAACCAAGAGAGAGCAGTTGCAGAAGAGCGTCAGGTGTTGAATGAGGCAATTCCTTCATCTGCAACAGGTAACGTTCAGAACTATGACCCAGTACTTATCGGTCTAGTTCGTCGTGCAATGCCTCAGTTGATTGCATATGATATCTGCGGTGTGCAGCCAATGACAATGCCTACAGGTCTTGTTTTTGCATTGACCTCACGTTACACCAATGCAGCAGGCGCAGAAGCCCTATTCAATGAAGCTGATGCGAACTTCTCTGCAACACGTACTGCAGCAGCTGGTACAAACCCAGTTGGTGGTACAGATGGTCTTGGTCCATGGGATGGTACACCAGGCTTCACAGGTGCTGCTGGTTCTGATGGTGCTCGTCCATTGACAGGTGTTGACGGTACAGATCCTCAAAACTGGGGTGCAACTGATGGTCTAACCATGAATACCATGAGCTTCAAAATCGAGAAGCACACTGCAACTGCTAAGAGCCGTGCTCTAAAGGCTGAGTACACAATCGAATTGCAACAAGACCTTAAGGCAGTTCATGGTCTTGACGCAGAAGGTGAACTAAGCAATATTCTTTCTAATGAAATTATTGCAGAAATCAACCGTGAGATTGTTCGTACAATGTACAAGATCGCTAAGACTGGTTCTCAGGGCACAACTACAGCAGGTACTTACGACCTAGACGTTGATTCAAATGGTCGTTGGTCTGTTGAGCGTTTCAAGGGTATGCTTTTCCAAGTTGAAAAAGAAGCAAACAGAATTGCTCAGACAACTCGTAGAGGTCGTGGTAATTTCATCCTATGTTCTGCAGACGTTGCATCAGCTCTAGCAATGGCAGGTAAGTTGGATTATGCTCCAGCATTGAGTACCAACCTAAACGTAGATGAAGCATCAACAACCTTCGCCGGTGTTCTAAATGGCAAGTATAAGGTTTATGTTGATCCTTATATGGCAAACGGTGCAGCAGATCAGTTCATGATGGTTGGTTACCGTGGTACCAGCCCATTTGATGCAGGCTTGTTCTATTGCCCATATGTTCCATTGCAGCTAATGAGAGCAGTTGATCCTGCTACATTCCAACCAAAGATTGGCTTCAAGACTCGTTATGCAGTCATTAGCCATCCATTGAGTGGTGATGCAGCAACACTAGCAGCACAATCAAACTACTACTTCAGATTGTCAAGAGTTCAAAACTTGTCATAAGATGTAAATTTGATCTAATAATAAAATCATTGTAGTGTATATTAATGGGGCTGAAAGGCCCCATTATTTTTTGCTTTTAGCATTCATAAATACATGATATGGATAGAATAAACACATGAAATTAAGTCTGCAAGTGGAACTCTACCTAAAGATAGATGGGAAAGGAAGGTATATAAATGAAAACAGTTTTGGTGACTTTGGTTATTTTTCTAACTGGGTGTGCTTCATTAGCATTTGACCCTGTTGAATATGATAGGTTTGTTACTATTGCAACTACAGCAGAGTTAGGTAAATCGGTTTGTTCTACACCATTGAATGTCCCGCAGATCACTAATCATCTAGCTGTTCTGGCTAAATTAGCAGTCAACAATGCTAAATATCGAAACAAAAAAGCTGAAGAAAAGATGGCAACTGAAATATTTGATATGGCGATAGAACTCCAGTCTAAGTATGGGAAAAATGAAAATTTTGCATTTGTGGCATCTAAAGTATATTGTGAGACTAAAATGACTAATATATCAGAAGCCGCTGTTATTGCTGCTAAAGCAACTGGGGGTAAGAAATGACCTATAATATTAACCTAGACGATTTATTGAATAATCCTGTTAAAGAGATTAAGGACGAAGCACTCAAGGCAAAGGATTTGAAATTAAAACTTGATTCTGGATTAATTTCTGAATCTGAGTATAACGAGTTGGTTAATGATATGGCCAGGATAGAACGTGTCTCTAATGCAGCAAATGATCTAAAAACCATGATGCAGATAGAAGAAGCATTCAAGTTGATTCTAAGATTTCTAATCAATAGGTGATTATATGGTAGGCACTGTAACAATGCCAGACGGTAGTTCACTAAATTATGACGGAATAGCGTCAATTAATTTTAGGCTTTCTTTCATGAAACTACCCTTTACTGAAATGTTCATTCAAGAATTTACATTTCCCGGAATATCCTTAAGTGTAGTTGAGCAACCATCTACCTATGTAGCTTTTGGTCATCCTGGAGAAAAAATAGCATATGAACCACTAGTTTGTACATTTCTTGTAGATAAGAATCTTAAGAACTATAAAGAAATAACAGAATGGATGAAGAGAATCACTACAATGAGCGGTAGAGAACAAGAAGATGAATATGAAAATCCTGTTTTATCTATGGGTTCATCAACTTCTGCTAGATTTTATAATGCATTTCCTACATCTATATCAGGTCTTCAATTTCGATCTAATGAACAAGACATGATATATCTAACTAGTAATATCACATTTAAGTACGATTATTACGAATTTATTTAAATTTGGTTTTATATTACATACCGAAGCAGCAACAAGCACATACTGACATGCGATTTATTTATTGTCAAATCGACAACTATTTCTAAAGTAGTTAGTTGGAATTTGAGATATAAATCAATATGTTATATTATGAATTTCTGTGATCTAAGATAAGGCAATTTATGGCAAAATTAGAAGATATACTTAATGAATGGAAGATTGATTCAAAAATTGCGATGAATACACTTGAGAATGACCTTTTCAATACTCCAAATATTCATGCAAAGTATCTAGAATATTATGTTCAGTTTAAGGGTAAGCTTTCTGACGCTGAGAGAAAATACAATACTATGCAATGGATCAAGAGGAAGTATTTTCGAGGTGAGTGTGAGGAACATGAACTACAACAATATGGATGGTCGCAATGGCAGGGTATAAAACCCACATATCAGGAGTTGAATTTCTTGCTTGAATCCGATCGAGATATGAATGATCTTAAAATTAAGGTTGATTACTATAAAACTGCAGTTTCTTCACTTGAGTATATAATGAAGAGTATTGGTAGTCGTGACTACTCAATGAAGACAATCGTTGATTATCAAAAGTATTTAGGTGGTAACTGATGCCAGAAGTCATCAGGATAAAACTTAAGAATTACGTTTTTCTGCAAATTGATTGTGATCTAGGAATCAAGTATGAAATAAAGGATCACTTCACGTTTGATGTCCCGGGAGCTAGATTCATGCCTAAATTTAGAGCCAAGATTTGGGATGGGAAAATATCACTTTTTGATGCTAGTAATTCAACACTTTATGCTGGTGTTTATCCTGAGTTAGTTGAGTTTGCGAAAGCCGCCGGGTATAATATAGAGTTGGTTGAGTCACCTGAATATGGGTTTCCTGGAGAAAAGACCAATATCCTCCCTGAGGATTTTGTTGAATATTGCAAGTCAATAGAAGTTCAATCTAACAATGATGACTTAAAAATTAGGTCATATCAATATGAGGCTGCGTATAGAGCTATACGAGATACTCGGCACGTAATTTTGTCCCCAACAGGTAGTGGAAAGTCATTGGTAATCTACCTTATCACTAGATACCTATTAGATTCTATAGATGCAAGAACACTTATTGTGGTTCCAACAACCGCCCTCGTTAATCAGATGACAACTGATTTTATTGATTATAGTACCAAAAATAAATTTGATGTTGATGGTAATGTCCATCAAATAATGGGTGGGTATGAAAAGAATACAAAGAAGAAGATCGTAATTAGTACCTGGCAGAGTTTGATGCGTTTACCTAGAGAGTGGTTCAACTTTGATTGTGTTATAATAGATGAGTGTCAATCTGCTAAGTCTGTAGAATTGCAGAAGTTGTTGGAAAAATGTGCAGATACCAAATATCGTTTTGGTACATCTGGCTCATTAGACAAGTCAACAACCCATAAGATGATGATTAAGGGGGCAATTGGTCCTATTATAAAGGTTGCCTCAACCAAACAACTGATAGAGAAAAAACAATTATCACCGGTTGATATTAAGTGTATTGTATTGAATCATCCGGTTGAAGCTAAGACTCTTCTAAGGAAGAATAAGGAATATGATGTTGAATTGGATTATTTGGTTTCGTGTGAAAAGAGGAATAAGTTTATAGTCAATTTAGCTCTCTCGTTGGATGGTAATACTCTGGTAATGTATAGATTGGTTGAGAAACACGGTGATGTATTGAATAGGTTGTTTTTGGATAAAGTAGGTGACAGAAAATACTTTTATGTTCATGGTAAAACTCAGGTTGATGATCGAGAAGAAGTTAGATCAATCATGGAACAGAGTAATAATGCCATAACTCTTGCGTCATATGGTGTGTTTGGTGCAGGTACCAACATAAAAAGAATACACAATATAATCTTTGCATCACCTAGTAATTCATTAGTTCGTGTATTACAGGCAATTGGTAGGGGACTAAGGGTGGCATCTGGCAAGGATGAATTAGTATTATTTGACATTGCAGATGATTTGTCTAATAATAAGAAAAAGAACTTTACATACAGACATTTAGTTGAAAGACTTAATATCTATACTAATGAAGAATTCCCATATACAATAACTACGGTGAACTTATGACAGAAGAATTAGAAGAAGATACTACTGTTTCGGTGTTTATTCTTAAACTTAGAACAGGCGAGTTGTTAATGTCTGAAGTCATTGTTGATAATGAGGATGATGACATTATACACTTAATGAGTCCAATAAGTATAGATCAAGATGTTAAGAATCAGCGGTTTTCATTTTCGGAATGGATAATACCATTCTTAGCGACCCCATTTGTGTCTATACATCAATCTGATGTTATTTTGATGGAAGAGGTTTCACCTAACTATGTAAAGGTGTATGGGTCATTTATATCCCAAATAATAATAAATCAGATTAAGGCGCAGGTCGCAGAAAATATGACATCAGATACACAGTATTACGATATTCAGGCGGCAGTAGAAAAGATTAGACAGGTTTCTAAGGAAATGTCTGTTAAGTTTGATATACCAGAAATTGATTTAACTGATTTTGAACAGGAGTCAGAAAAATTTAAACCATTAGTGCATTGAGTAGGAGTTAATATGGCTAAACCAAAATCTAACCATTATGTTAGTAATAAGGAGTTTTTAGAACACTTCATTGAATGGAAGACACAATTAGATACAGCGTCAGTCAATGGAACACCACCACCGGTTATGCCACGATATTTAGGTGAATGCATAATAAAAATTGCGAATCATTTAGCGTTTAAGGCGAACTTTATAAATTATTCATATCGAAATGATATGATCGGTGATGCTATAGAAAACTGTTCAAGAGTTCTACATAAGTTTAATCCAGAAAGGTCAAGTAATATATTTGCATATACAACACAGATTTGTTACAATGCATTTCTACGTAGAATCGAGGCTGAAAAGAAACAATCTAATATAAAGGGGAAATTAATACAAGAGATTCCTATAGATGAACTATTTGACATTAACCCGGATGATGCAGATGAGGTTGAGTTTAGAAGTATGTATATGGAATTTATGAAGAGTAATAGTTTTTCCGACTCTACGAAAATGGAAAGCAGTAAACGAAAAAAGAATACAGATCCTGAATTGATGGATACCTTAGAGAAGTTTATTTGTGATGACGAGTAAGTTTATTATTGTTGGTGACATTCATATAAGTTCTAGGAACGACTCATCTATAATGATGAATCACCAACTCTCATTCTTTGAGAATGAGGTTTTCCCTTATATGAGGAAACACAAGTTGAAGAAGTTATTAACTTGTGGTGACCTGTTTGATCGAAGAAAGTATACCAACCACGTAGTATTAAATGAGTGGAAACGAAGATTCTTTGATGTTTTGGAAAACATGGGTGTCGAGTTTCATGTTATCATAGGAAATCATGATATACCCTGGGCAAATAAATTAGATGCCAACACCCCTAGTTTGATGCTAATGGAGTATGAAAATATAGTAATTTATGACAAACCACAAACAGTTAAATTTGGTAACACTGATGTTTCGATAATACCATGGATGTGTAAGGAAAACTTCAATGATTGTATGACTGAGTTAAATGAAACTAAAGCTCAGCTGTGTCTTGGTCATTTCGATATTAGTGGGTTTGAGATGCATCGAGGGCAGGTTAGTGTTGATGGTTTGGATTCTAATCTGTTTAAGCGGTTTGATTTGGTTTTATCTGGACACTTCCACGAGAAAAGTTCAAAGGGAAATATATTCTATCTGGGCACACCCTATGAACTAACATGGGCGGATGCTGGTGATCGCCGAGGTTTTTATGAGTTTGATTTTGAAACTAGAGATATGATTTTTATTGAGAATCCAGTATCAATTTTTAACAAATTATACTGGGATGATAAAGATAAAGGAGATCATTATTGTCAGTCGTTTGATCTTAAGACCATCGTGGATACCTTTGTTAAGGTAGTTGTTCTTAACAAAACCGATCCATATCAGTTTGATAAATTTTTGGATAAGTTATACAACGTGCAACTAGCTGATCTTAAGGTCATTGAGGATTTATCTGATTATGATGCAGATTCAGTATCGGATGAAGACATTGAGATGGAAGATACGATGACCTTAATGGATTCCTATGTTGATGGTATTGTAGATACCGATTTTGATCGGGATAAGGTTAAACGAATATTGAAATCATTATATACTGATGCGTTGGGTTTGGAGATCTAATTGGTAAAATTTATTCGTGTATCATATCGAAATTTTTTAAGTTCTGGAAATATCCCTATAGAGATCAAGTTAAATAAAACACATTTAACCTTGATCTCTGGTAAGAATGGTAGCGGGAAGTCAACTATAGTTGAGGCTATTGTCTTTGGACTATTTGGTAAGCCATACAGAAACATCAATAAAAATCAACTTATAAATTCGATCAACCAAAAACAATGCCTTGTAGAGTTGGATTTTGAAATTGGTAAGAAGAAATATCGCATTGTTCGTGGTATAAAACCAAATGTCTTTGAAATTTATGAGAATGGGAAGGTTTTAAATCAAAACCCAAATATTAGAGACCACCAAAAGGTTTTAGAATCTCAAATTCTTAAAATGAGTTATAAGACTTTTACTCAGGTTGTTATGATGGGTAGTGGAAATTATATTCCGTTTATGGAGTTACAACCATATCAAAGAAGGGAATTCATTGAAGATTTGCTTGATATAAAGATTTTTTCGGTGATGAACACCTTAGTTAAGGACCGAGTAAAATCCTTAAAGGATGAAATTAGAGAAACTGATCTAGAGATAAAGTCTCTTAAGGAAAAGGCCTTAATGCAAAAGAGTTTTATCGAAAAACAAGTTAAGGAGAAAGATGAAAATAAACAGTCCTTACATGATAGTATTGAGAAGAACTTCAGTGATAATAAACAGTTAGTTGAACGGGTTACCAAACTTAGAGAGAAGGTTGATTCTATAACTTCTAGTTTTGATGATTCATTGTATGAAAAATTGAGTGAATTACGTATTAAAAAGAGTGAGAATGAGTTAGATGTTTCCTCGAGAACTAGTAAACGACTAATTGGAGACGTTTGCCCAACCTGTAAGCAAGATGTATCTGATTCTGTTCGGATGAAAATTGATATCGAGATTGATAAAGAGGTTGACCAATTATCTAGGTATGGAAAATCTATAGATTTGGATATTATAAACATCAATAAAGAAATTTCTAAGATTGAAGAACAATCTAAAGAAGTAAAAAAAATTCAAGAATCAATTTCCGTTCTAAATGAACAGATTTCAATCAACAATGCCATTATAATGAAGGATCAGGGTTTATTGGAATCAATAAGTGATACGACTAGTATTGATGAAGAAAAGGAAAAGTTACGTACATATGCGAAAGCTATTGTTAAGGTTGATAATCACAAAAAGAAAATTGTGGAGTCCTTGCATCTAAACACTATAGTAACCAACCTATTGCAAGATAGTGGTATAAAAGCTAAGATAATAAAGCAATATGTACCGGTTATAAACAAGTTGGTGAATAAGTATTTGGCAAAGTTGGATTTCTTCGTGTCATTTAACTTAGATGAGAATTTTAATGAATCCGTTAAATCAAGACACCGTGACGAATTTACTTGGGGTTCATTTAGCGAAGGTCAAAAGATGCGTATTAATCTAGCCTTGATTTTTACTTGGCGAGAAATTGCTAGAATGAAAAATAGTATAAACACCAATATAGTGTTCTTTGATGAATTACTAGATAGTTCAATGGATGGCGGTGGTATGGATTTGGCATTAGGTCTTTTAGATGACATGAAAGATAGTAACGTCTTTGTTATTTCACACCGAGAGGGGTCGTTTGATAAGTTTCCTTCGGTTATTCAGATGGGTACAAAAAATAATTTTACAATTATACAGGATTGATTATGAAGAGAATTTTCTTGGATATGGATGGTGTTTTAGCTAATTGGGAAAAATCAGTAACTGAAGTTTTGGGAAGAGACTCTGCTGTTAGAGATTTTACTTGGGAGGAGTTACTTGAGGCTGCACCAAGGTTATATGCTGACCTAGAGTTGATGCCATCTGCTGTTAAGTTGTGGGATTATGTTCGTAATTCCTCTGGTGTTTCTTCTGTTAAAATTTTGACTGCTATTCCCAGACGAATACATTGGCCAGATTGTACCTCACATAAGAGGGAGTGGGTATGGAAACATTTTGGTTCTGATGTCGACGTTTTATTTGGTCCTTTTGCGTGGGACAAGCAGTTTCATTGTAAAGGGATTGATGATATACTGATTGATGATAGTGAATTGAACATACCACAGTGGAGACAACGGGGTGGTTTGGGTATATTACATACCTCAGTAGATGATACGATTGATGTTTTGAAAATGTTGGGGGTTTGATATGGGGAGTGTTAATATAGAGGGATCAATTGAAACAGTTAGTGGAAGGTTTGTTAGTCCACTACATAGTACAGTTGATGATATTGAAATAAATGATATTGCGTGGGCTCTTAGTAGAATAAGTAGGTTTGCTGGCCATACTATTACTGAGATTCCCTATAATGTTGCTCAACATTCATTATTCGTATGCAATATGATAGAACATGAGTATTCAAACAACCCACGGTTAGCTCTTTTTGGTTTGCTTCATGATGCAGCTGAGGCATATATTGGTGATATTCCGTCACCTATAAAACGAATAAACGGGTTACATGAAGTGTTTAAGCGTTTAGAAAATAGGTTGTTGGATATGATATTCGTTAAATATGTTGGTACTAACCTATCGCCCGATGCATCTGTTATTGTAGATTTTTTTGATAAACGGGCCCTTTATATTGAGGCGCATGCGTTTATGGAGTCTAGAGGTAGGGATTGGTGTAACTATGGCAAATACAACATCACTTTAGTTGACTTGCAGCAGTTTCCCAACCCAATTAGATCTATAGAGGCATATAAGGAATTTATCAAAAAATTCAATGAGTTGACTGAGCTCATTGCAAAGAAGTAGTTAGTATGATATAATTATACTATGGGTAGTTCTAGATGTTGCAAATTTTGTGGTAATCCTGTTGATCCCGGTGGTTGGTATTTGACTGGATACTATGGGATAATTGGCTATGTTTGTTGTAGTTGTTATAGAATAGTGGCCAGAGACTCTGCGGGTGAACTAGAGAACCCAAAAGAATATTTGATGTTTTTACTTAAGTATGGAGATAAGTTGGGATGATTGTCAATAAACCAGCACCAATAAAAAGCAATATTTCAAACACACAGGAGTTTTCTACAACCACAGACAGTGCTAGATTGTTCCGAATGTTATCAGACTTCCTTTATTCTAATAAGGAGGCGTGTGTTCTTCATGAAATTTCCGCAAATGCATTGGATGCGCATAAATTAGTCGGTAAAGAAAACGAACCGATTCATGTATATGCACCAACAGAGTTTAACTCTTCTCTACGAATTAGAGATTTTGGTCCCGGTTTATCTGAGGCAGACGTCCGTAAGCTACTAACAACTTATGGTGAGTCTGGTTCTCACAAGAGAACATCTAATGAATATTTAGGGTCATGGGGTATTGGGGCAAAGTCTCCTGCTGCGGTAACAAAAACGTGGGATATTAGATCAAACCATAATGGTGTTTCAACACTATACAAGGTATTTGTTAATGAACGGGGCATTCCTGCCCTAACTAAACTGACTGAGAATCAGACTGATGAAACTGGGTTGGAGGTTTCAATACCGATTGATCCAACCAAGAAGAAAATCTGGATTGACTTGTTTTCATCTGTTTATGAGTTTTATCCTGTTAAGCCTAAGTTTTTTGGTGCCACCCCGGTTTTCCCTGAGCCCAAAACTATATACCAATCAACCGATTGGGTTCTATTGCATGAGACATATGTGTCATATTCTGGTTTGAGTGTAATTATTTCGAACCGAAAATATGGTATAAATTTTTCCGAACTATACCAGTTTATATCACCGAGATTTGATGCAAAAGAACAGCGTGCAATCTCTGAGATTCTTAAAAATGGTGGTATTCGACTATTATTTGGTGTTGGTGAACTGGAACTAAGTATATCCAGAGAATCAATTCAATACACTAAATATACTATTGATGCGTTTGAATCGAAGATACGAATTATCTTAGGATTCTTTAAGGATAAGTTCCGTGAAATGGTTCCTACAGAGTCGCAAATAAACTATAAGGTGTCATTAGCTAAGTACATCAATACCTATTTTCGGAAATTTTCAGGCACTGTAGAGTTGTGCCTACATGAATTTGGTAATCCATATGATATAAGATCTGAGTATGATCTCAATTCAATTGTTATAACGGCCAGTGTGGTTGGGGTTAAAACCAATCGATTAGCAAATATCGTTAGACCAAAGCTTAATAGTAGGTATGGCATATTTTCTTTTGGAGTAAAGACCGGTGATGGTCATGGTGTTGGGATTACCATTGGTGCAATTATTGATAAGAGTTTTATGATTGTTGTTAAGAACGTGTTTAATACATCCGCACGAATCAAACATCAAATTAAATTAGGTGGTGTCACTAACATTTTAGTTATAACACCAGATGAAGTTAGAAACATTCCTAAGGAGTTAAAGGGATTCATCAAAAAGGCTTCAACACTAACGGATCCGCCAAGAATTAAGGTTGAGAGGAAGATAAATGGGGTTGATGCATCTAAGGATTGGTATTGGTTGGATTCAAATTACGGGGAACTGAAATTTAGGCCAATTTCTAAGGATGAAGTAGAATCTATATTAGGTGATACCAATTTAGTGTACGCCAATTTCACCAAAGCCAGACAATCTTCAACAGTAGACTTGGATGTAGTTAACTATAAACACCTAAAATCAGCGAATGACACGTTACATCTTTTGGGTGTTAGGCAGGGAACCAATCCACCAAAAAATGCTAAGAAAGTGGAGGATGTTTTATCTGAATGCAAATTATTTGTTAAGTCGGATTATATCAGTTATTTGAGGTGGCGTTGGTTTACTGAAAACACCAGATTCTCATATTCTTGTTCATTGTGGTGTGATAAATTACCGCAAACATCTAAAATTGTTGAAGAATACAAACAATATTCTTGCATCTCTAAGGAGACTATCGCTAAATATCGTTTATTTAGTAAAATTAACAAGGGTACAAATCTACCGCATTATGGTAATCTTTTTGACATTTATCCAATGCTGAAATATCATAATTATGATATGTCAGAAAAAGATTTTCTTGAGTATGTCAATTTAATTGATAAGGAGTTGAAGAATGGAAAAGTATAGTTATATAATTGGTGAAGATTTCACTTGTCTGGTGAATATCAGTAATGGTAATTCAGTTACCAAATATTCATCTGAAAAGGATTATGAGAATTTTATTAACCTAATCAATCTTGGTGATTATGTTGGGGCAGAACGACTTGGTGATGTTAAGGTTGCTGTTAATAAGTTTTTGACTACTGCTAAGTCAGATTGGGGGATGGAATTTCGTATCACTGATGACTCCATAGAGTTTAGATACACTGAGGATGATTTGTGGCAGACACTACACAATTCTATCTCTTCAAGAATTATCGCTATGGCTAAGGCGGATATGAATATTACTCCTATGCTAAATTTCATGGAAAATCTCCTGGGTAATCCATCTAAGCAGTCGGTTGATGAACTCTATATGTTCCTTGAGGCAACTAGGTTGCCTATTACTGAGGATGGCTATTTCATTGCATATAAGTTAGTTCGTAAAGACTATAAGGATATTCATTCTGGTAAATTCGATAATTCTGTTGGGCAGTACTTGTCTATGCCTAGGAATGAAGTTGATGACCGAAGACATAATACCTGCTCAACTGGATTCCACTTTTGTAGTAAAGAATATTTGCCTCATTATGGTTCTACCACTTCAAGTAAGTGTGTTTTAGTTAAAATTAATCCAGAAGATGTTGTTAGTATTCCTAGCGATTACAATAATGCAAAGGGTAGGTGCTGCGCATATGTGGTTGTCGGGGAGCTGAAAGACTGGCAGAACTTAAGAAATGATAATTCGGATTATACCGATTCACCTGTTGTTAGATCAGACGACCCGCATGAGGAGTGGAATGATCACGACTATTTCGAAGATAACTGGGAATCTGTATCACAGCGTATTTTTCAGGACTATTTCTTATCACCCCGAGACGATGTATGGAAGGAAATATCTACCGGTGATTGGATTGCTAGAATCAAATTAGCTGAGAAGTTTGATACTACAGTCGAGATGATTGAATACATTGAGGAAAAAATTGCATGACAGAAAACGATCCAGTAAATCATCCTAAGCATTACACTAGTCATCCTAGTGGTGTAGAATGCATCGAAATAACCGAACATTATAACTTCTGTATTGGTAATGGTATAAAATATCTATGGAGGCAGGGACTGAAAACTGGTGCCAATGAGGATGTTTTAGATAAACAAATTGAGGACTGCGAAAAGGCGGTGTGGTATATTAAGCGTCATATTGAGAATCTTAGAAAGGATAAAAATGCCAAGAAAAGCTAAAAACAAAATGAAAGAATGGCGACGTGAGAGTCCTGGCGGTCATTTGGGTAGAATTAACAAAATGAAGAAATATATTGGTGTCATACCACCAACCCTGCATGAACTTGGGCAAAAGTTAATGAATCGAATTGATCCTGATCCAATTTTGGATAGGTATAAACCAAAGAAGAAAGGTGAAATAAATGAAACTGTCTAAACAAACAATTGAAGTTCTTAAGGTATGGAGTTCTATTAACACCAACCTGGTTATTCCTGCTGGTAGTAAAATATCTACAATGAGTATTGCTAAGGATATTATGGCAGTGGTTGATGTTTCTGAGAAATTTGCAAAACAAGTTTCAATTTTTAATCTGTCAGAACTTCTTGGTGTTTTGTCTAGTTTTAGTGATCCTGAGATTGAACTGGAGGATAAATACATGACTATAACCGAGGGGAAGCAATCGGTGAAATATGTTTATGCTGACCCTACACTTTTGGTTTCTCCGTCAAAGGCAATTAACATGCCTAAAGCAGAAGTTTCATTTACTCTTAGTGCGGCAGATTTAGCTAGAATTCAGAAGATGGCTGGTATTTTGGCGGTCGAGGACCTATCTTTTGTTGGTGATGGAAATAAGATTGTAGCCAGGGTTTTGGATTTGAAAAACCCTTCTGGCAATAACTTTGATATTGATATGGATACAAACACAAAAGATGAATTTGTGGTCAATTTTAAGGTTGAGAAAATCAAGTTACTACCTGGTGACCATAAGGTAGAAATATCTTCAAAGAAAATTAGTAAGTTCGAGAATACCACTTATAACTCAACAACATATATTGCGGTTGAAGCAACATCTGAGTTTAAGTAATACTAGGAGTATATTATGGTTTCTAGTGACACCCGCCACACGATTTGGGTCGAGCGATACCGACCAAAAACAGTATCTGAATGTATTTTACCTGAGGCGTTGAGAAATGAGGCATTGGGATTTGTTAAGCAAGGTCATTTCCCAAATATGCTTTTTACTGGAACTGCTGGCATAGGGAAAACTACACTTGCTAAGGCAATGTGTAATGAAATTGGTGCGGATCTACTTATTATTAACGCATCATCTGAGAATGGTATCGACACTATTAGAACTAAAATTGCTCAGTTCGCCTCAACAGTATCATTTAGTGATAGCAAAAAGGTTACTTTACTAGATGAGGCTGATTACCTCACGGCGCAGGCCCAAGCCGCATTAAGAAATTTTATTGAAGAGTTTGCTGGGAATCATTCAATGATTCTCACCTGCAACTTTAAAAATAAGATCATTGAGCCCCTCCATTCTCGTTCAGCTGTCTTTGATTTTAAAATTCCTACATCTGAAAGAGCAGAGTTGATGGCTGCATTCTTCAAACGAACCACTGAAATTTTGAGTAATGAGGGGGTTGAGTTTGATAAGAAGGTTGTAGCAGAAGTTGTCAAAAAACATTTCCCAGATTTTCGTAGATGTCTAAATGAGTTGCAGAGATATTCAGCAGCAGGTAAGATTGATTCTGGTATTCTTCTGAATTTTTCTACCGAAGCATTTTCATCCTTGATGAAGTCTCTAAAGGAAAAGAAATATGGTGATGTTAGGAAGTGGGTTGCTCAAAACTCAGACATGGATACATCAATGCTATTTAGATCATTCTATGACCTAGCAACCGAAAAAATGATGCCTAAGTCACTACCTAGTTTGGTTCTAATTCTAGCTGACTATCAATATAAAGCAGCGTTTGTTGCCGACCAAGAAATAAATACGATGGCAGCTTTAACTGAAGTTATGTTAAATCAGGGGATAGAATGGAAGTGACGCCAAATAAACTACGAGATGTATTTTTATCTTCTGTAGTAGAATCTATGGGAATATACCCAGCTGCGGTGATTGAGGGTGGGAAGGAAACTAAGAGAACTGAGTGGCAGGATGGGTGGAATGCGGCATTAATGAGTATCAATAAAAAGGAAATTAAGGCCGAAGAATGGTTTAGGTCTCTTGGTGATGACATTAAGGAGATGGTTTTATTTTTGTTTGAGAGAAACGCATTGTATTTGGATGTTGGTGACGAAATTGGGTTGTATGTACTATGCAATGATTTCTTTTATCCAGCAGCTGACGGCGAAGATGTTACTATTGAGGATATCCCAGAACTTTATAGATTAGTTAGTGAATATGGAGATTGGGGTGAGTTAGTATACGCATCAAAGAAGCGTGATAATTTAATGCCATGGAAGGGTGAGAAAGAGGGGTATAAACCATTTTACGATGCGATGAAAAATGAGTCCGTTTGATATTATCAATATAATCAATGAGAAAAAGATCTGCGATAGATCTGATGTTGTCTCGGAATATAGTCCCTTCATTATAAATCGTGGTCTTTCAATGACTATGGATACTGTATTTTTCGCTAATGAAATGAATCAGAGAGCACACTTGGATAAGGATCAGCAGTTTGATTTTTATTTAAATGCAGTACCTAAGGGTAAGCGTTGGGGGAAGTGGGCAAAAGCTGATAAATTAGAGGAAAATTTATCCAATATCATGAACTATTTCTGCATAAATAAAAGTGTGGCGGAACAGTATTTAAAGTTACTTTCCGATGAACAATTAGAAGAAATAAAAGAATCACAAAACTATGGCGGAAAGAAAAGGTGAATAATTATGACTATAATTCAAGAAAACGGAAATATCCTGGGAGTTCAGATTGAGTTGGATGATCCGGATGCATTCTTAAAGGTTAAAGAGACCCTAACTAGAATAGGTATACCATCACTAAGAACTAAAACATTGTATCAGTCAGTGCATATACTTCACAAACGAGGTAATTATTACCTGATGCACTTTAAAGAGATGTTTGCCTTGGATGGTAAGTCATCTGATATTAGTGAAGATGATGTAAAACGCAGAAATCTGATAGCGTCGTTGCTGCAAGATTGGGGTTTGCTTAAAGTTAAGTCAACTTTAGGTGAGAGGGCAAAAATAAGTACAGTTAAGGTTATTCCGTTTTCAGAGAAAAATGATTGGCAACTGGAGGCTAAGTACTCAGTTGGTGGTAGGTCCAAAAAGAATTTGAGTGCCTAATAGGCTCGAATCGGTAGCACTTGCTGTTCAAGTGTATTCTTGCTTCATAGAAGGAGAAATGTATGACTAAAGTAAAAGAGTATTTACCAAATTGGGTTGGTTTTGAAGGTATGTTTGACACACTAGATTCCCTTATTGAAGGTAATCGAAAGTTCATTACACAGAACTTCCCACCATACAACATCAAGCGAACTGGTGAAAATAGCTATTCTATAGAGATGGCCCTTGCTGGTTTTGGGAAATCAGATGTTGAGGTTGTTCTTGATGGAGACCAACTGAAAATTTCAGGAAGTGTCAATCAGAAAAGTGATGACTACCTATATAAAGGTATTTCTGAGAGATCGTTCTCTAAGACATTCACATTAGCAGATAGTGTAGTTGTCAAAAATGCTGAGATGATGAATGGTATGCTTCGAGTTATTCTTGATCGAATGGTTCCTGAAAAGGAAACCCCAAAGAAAATCGAAGTTAAGTGAAAAACATACCAGTCACCTATTTACCATTAATTCAACGAGGTGACTGGTTGTTTAAAACTTCAGTAAACAATAATGATGGGGTTATTTGCATAGTTGCATTTAACCCCATTTTTCAGTACACTAATGTAAGATACTTTGATAGTGAAACTATGGCTGCTGATTGGGTGGATTACCTAATTATGCAGTCTGTAAATTTGAAGGAATTAGATTAGATTGTTATAATGTAATTTTGGTGAAAGGTTAATCATGCGTCTAGGCGAACCGCCATTTCTTAGTATTCAGGGTGAAGGAAATAGAACAGGTGTTTTAACAGCGTTTGTTAGGTTATTTGGCTGCAACCTAAATTGTTCAGGTTTTAAGCAAAAAGACCCAACGAACCCATCTACGTGGGTTCTACCCCAATTTTCAATTGAAGGTGTATTCAATACCAAAAATTTAAATGAGTTGCCAATATTTGAATACGGTTGCGATTCCGGGTATAGTTGGTCTCCATTGTATAAACACTTAGCCAAGGATTACACTAATAAGGAATTGGCCGATTCGTTGCGTCAATTGGTTATTAGTTGGCAGCATCCATTAACAGAAAATAAGATTGACATCTGCTTTACTGGTGGTGAACCAATGTTGCAACAGATGAAAATTGTTGATTTTTGGAACTTTGCATTTTCAAATTATTCAATTGAAGATATTGATTTGTATCCATGGTGGATTCAAATTGAAACAAATGGAACAGTACCTTTGAAGAAAGATTTTATTCAGTGGGTAAATGATATGCATGACGGTACCAGATCAGGTAAATCTGCATCTTACATAAATTGGAATGTATCACCAAAATTGTTTAATGTTTCCGGGGAAACCGACTCATGGAAACCAGATGTTATTGCTTCATATTTCGATTTTTCTGAAAATGTAAGCGGTCATTTAAAATTCGTGATGAATGATAGTGATGCTGCGTGGAATGAACTTAATGAGAAGGTTAACGAATTGAGGGAGATGCATTTTCCATTACCACCGATTTATGTTATGCCAGTTGGGAGCACTAAGGAACAGCAAACAGATACTGATTGTCTTGAACGAATTGCTACTAGAGCCATTAAAGAAGGGTATCATATTAGTGGTAGGTTGCAATCTGTACTATTTTCTAATAAAGTGGGGACGTAATATGGCTGAGTTGATAACATACAATCAAACCTTATTTGAAGAAGACGTTATTAGTTTATATAAGTGGTGCAACGCAGAGGATTTTATACCAGATGCTGTGGTTGGGGTTATGCGAGGTGGATTAGTACCAGCAACATATCTATCTCACAAATTCAATAAACCACTAATTCCATTAAATTGGTCGACTAGAGATTTTCTTGAACGAGATTATTTGAAGTGGACTGATATTGTCATTAGTTCAACGGAAGGTAGAAAGTTTTTGATTGTCGAAGACATTGTGGATTCTGGAGTAACCATGAAAGAACTATTCTCCTCGATAAAAGAATATTCTGAATTGAATTTACCAAACATACAGGTTGTTTCATTGTGGAATAATACTGATCAGCGAGTCTTTACTCCGAATTACTGGACTAATAGTATCAATCGAGCTATTGATAAACGCTGGGTTGTCTTTCCTTGGGAAGTATGAAACACTATAATCATAAACGAGTTATTGGTAGTTGGTATCCTGTTAGTGTTTGGTGTCTATTTGATGATACACCATTTGATTTGTATAAGAATCTATTAGATTATCCATCTAATGGTAGGTTCTATTGGCCAAACATTTCATTGTCAGAAAATGTTTATTTTGAGAAATTAGATGACGCAGTTTGGTATAGGTTAAGTTATGGAAACGGTAAAAATACTAGATGAAATCTCAATTGATGGTAGAAAGTTCGCCTTGGTAGATCCTGGTGTGTCTAGATATATAAATAATATGTTAGTTAGGTATTTTGTGTGTCCAGTTTCACAGTTTAGTAGGAACATTCCCGATAAAGTAGAGATTGTTGAGGAGAATACCAATGCAACTGAAATACGCAATTCTGAATCTGAAAACCAATAAATATTTTGTTACGTCCAACTCTAGATCTCTATTAAATAGTTTGTACGAGAAGTATTATTCTGATGGAAATCATATGGTTGTAAGAATTCAATAAGTTAGACAAGATGGAGGCAGTGATCTTTGAGGATCACTATTATTGTGAAGTACTTTATTTAATGGAGTCGGTATCATGAAAACTGGTGATAGATTAAGCTACAGAAATGACTGGGAATATGACATCTACAGTGTTAATAAGGTGTATGTAGATGATATAAAGGAAGTCATGATAAAAGGAAAGAAGTATAAAGTCAGACCATACGTCATTTCTATTCCTTATAATGATATGGGTCGCACATATACAGCCAGCTCAACTCACTACTTCATCAAAGAGAAAGTGTTTGGTGTTAATATGGAGTTTGATCTAAATGAAATTATTGACAAGGTTCCTGTATATGCAACAAAGTATAAACTATCAGAAGATGAGAGGGAAGTATGATTTTTATTGAATGTCCAAATGATCTAGATCGTGTTTTTCCTGGTGAAACTGTTGTACTCATGGCAGGAGGAATCACAGGATGTCCTGATTGGCAAAATACAGTCAAGAGATGGTCAGTTAGTAACTGTATTCTTTAATGGTAAAATTACTAAGGAATGGACGTTTGCTGAAGTTAGAGCAAATACTGAGAAGTAAAGAAAAGCCCTCCTAGGAGGGCTTTTCCGTCTATTTAAAACTAATTAAGCCTGTATTGTTACTGTACCCTGTGTTACTGGGCCACCCGTTGCTGATACGGTACCAGTCATAGCTAGAACAGAACCTGATGCTTTGTCTAGGAATGCTGCACCCGCTGGGAAGGTGAAGTCCCCATCTGCTAATGTTAATGTGATAGGACCAGCAATATCATCAGCAGTAACCGCATACTGGAAGGTCATGACTGTGCCACCTGAATCAATATCGGAATATGTTGCTGTTCTGCCATTGGCCCCCACAGTAATAGCATATGTTGGTGCACCAACAACTTCAATTGCTTCAGACGATGTTATAGTAAATGTAATTAGATCACCATCACTTACATCATAAGGTCCTGTTGAAGTAAACGCAGTCAATGTAAATGCTGGAATTGTAGCGAAGTCAGTTCTCTTGGATAATAGGTTGGCAGATGCTAACAGAACTTCTGCTAATACACGACCACCAATAACCTTTGATCGTGTAATCCCATGATTTGTTTCTCTTAGGTTCCAACCCCCAGTTTTAACTGCAATACCACCAGAAGTTACTGAGTTAACCGTTGCAACAGTCCATGCAGCACCTGAACTACCACCAGTTATCACTCCAGACGGAGTGCCAGAGACTTCCTTGACTGTTAGCTTGTAATTGGTAGCGTCCCATTTGATAACCCTTGCTGAGAACCCAGATCCAGTAACACTCTCCCCTATTGTATAGGTGCCAGAACCACCTGCATTGAATTTGATTGTTCCGGTCATTCTTTTTGGGTACTGACCACTTGCGAAAGTAATTTGTGTCATATTCATTTTCTCCTTAGACATCTGCTTTAGCGGGATTGCTAAATTCTTGTGCCATAAAATATTTATCAAAGTAAAATTCTCTAAACTATTCAATGGTTTATGTAAAATATTGCATTTTATTTCATTTCCTGTATAATTGTAATTGTTAGTTGATATGGAGATTGTGATGCTTTCCAAGAAACAAGCTAAGAAGATTGCTCAGCTGGTGAGTTCGATTGTCGTCTATGGCGGTATGGTTTCTCGGTACACTATGGAAACGGACAAGACGGCCGAGGAAATTCGACAAGTTATGGGGTGGCATGACGACGCTGCTTCTGAGTTGAATCAGATTCTGGGGCAGGACCCCGCAGTAGTTCTTTACCGGGATATGTAATCATGTTTGTTATCTATCACAAAGAGTCAACCATCTTGTATCAACATCCCAAGACTTATAAATCATCTTGGGATACTTGGAGAGGAGCTAAAGTTGTTCGCTCCAAAGCAAAACTTGATCCCAAGGAGTGGCTAATCGCTCATAAAGACTTTTTCCATAAGGGTATTGAAAAGACGGAAACAAAAGTCAATTTGGTGAGTGGGAAGGAGTTCACTCAACCTGTTAATACCCCTCTGTGTTGCGATCCTAGTTCGGAAACCTATTGGTCAATGTAGAATGAATAATTTGGTGCAGGTTTTAATGTATCGTGAGGACATGACCGAATCCGAGGTCATTAAATGGATTAAGAGTGCAACAGAAGATATGACTGATCCAGAAGAGCTTCTCTTGGAAGAATTTGGTCTAGAACCAGATTACATTTTTGATCTTTTGGAATTCGTGTAGAACAATGGGCCTGTAGCCGAATGGTCAAGGCAGCGAACTCATAATTCGTAGATTGGGGGTTCAAGTCCCTCCGGGCCCACATAAACTATTTTAAATTTAGATGAAATACACAATCTTAGAAAATGATCAGCATAAGCGTCTAGTATCAGACGAATACAACTTCGTGTTTGATAAACAGTCGGGTTATTTTGCTCGTTGGGGCAAAACCACAGCAGATGACCCGAAATATTCACCTTTCGGTCCTGAGATCCTCGACCTAGAGGTGTCAACTGTTTGCCATGGTACAGATCAGGGACCATGCAAGCACTGTTACAAGTCAAATATCCCCAAGGGTGAGCAAATGTCGTTTGACACATTCAAACAGATATTCGACTCAATGCCTAAGACACTGACCCAGATCGCATTCGGAATCGGGGATATGGATTCGTGTACCGATTTGGTTAAGATGTTTGAGTATTGTCGAGCACATGGCGTTGCACCTAACATCACCATAAACGGATATGGGCTCACAGATGAGTGGGTGAAGATTTTGGGTGAGTATTGTGGTGGCGTTGCAGTTAGTCTGTACCATGATAAGGACGTTTGTTACGATGCAATTCAGCTACTAAGCAAGGCTGGCATTCACCAATGCAACATTCACCAAGTCGTATCGGTTGAAACTTTGCAAAAGTGTCATGATCTAATTGAGGATGCCGCTACGGACGAGAGGTTAGTCAAACACTTGAAGGCCGTAATGTTCCTTACTCTAAAACCCAAGGGCAAGCGAAATGGAATGAATATCGTTAAGGATGTTGCCAAGTACAAAGGTCTTATTGACCATGCTCTTGACCGTGAGGTACAACTTGGATTCGATTCTTGCACTGCTCCTATTTTCCTGTATTCTATGAAGAATGATAAGAACTTCGATCGTTATGCCGAGATGGCCGAGTCGTGTGAATCTGGGTTGTTCTCTAGTTATATCAATGTGGATGGTGTTTATTGGCATTGTTCATTTACTGAGGATCAACCTGGTTGGTCTGGTGTAAATGTTCTTGGTAAGAAGGACTTTATGGAAGTTTGGAACGATCCTGAGACACTTCGTTTTCGCAAGAAATTGACTGAGCAGGAACACCCGCATATTTGTGGTGATTGCAGACTTTGTCCAGTATATGATTTGTATCATGGTGATATTGGTAATGCATCTGACACTATATACCGACCAATTTTAAAGACATTGTGAATGAACAGGCATCAAAAGTGTGAGCAAAAATTAAGAAGTAAATGTAGTTGTTTTGTTATGGAGACGACATATGAAAGTTAGAATGGGTTTTGTAAGTAATAGTTCTTCTTCAAGTTTTATTATGGGTATCCGAATTAAAGATGAAAAGCAACATCTTTTGGATATCTTGAGTGACTCAAAACCAATTCCGGATAGAGCAGTAGTTAAGAAGATTTGTCAGAAGGCATACTGTAATATGCCCGGCGTCATTGATTATATTGTGGATGAAGCGCATGAGGTTAAACGATATATCAAGGATAATTACGATTTTGATAAAGAAATTCATACTGTTGGTGAGGTTTATGGTTCTCAGTTGGAGTCAGCAATGGAGCAGAATAAAGATATGATTTTTTATTTGGTTCGTGTCTCAGACGAAAGTGGTGGTGTTGGTTCAGAATTACGAAGTGAAATTGGTTGTTTTGATAACCTATTCTCTGAGGATTTTGTAACCTTTACCGTTGAGGATTGATATGAAGATTCGATGTGGTTTTGTGAGTAATAGCTCTTCCTCAAGTTTTATTGTCATAAGTCCCGGGTGGTTGGAGTGGTCTGATGATGTATTCGCTGGTCAAGAATTAGTTTTGGGTGATTCTGGTGAATGTGAATTTGGGTGGACAAATCGCAAATATGATTCGATATACGACAGATTAAACTTCGCTAAAATCCAAGCTAGAATGATGGGTAATGCAACTAACTTTAGATTTGAATCCGTTGATTCTAAATTTGGTCACAAAGTATTGATAGATGTTCTTAGAGGTGAGATGACCTTTGAGTACGTACTAGATATGGTTATAAAACGGCACACCGGAGCTAGTTCTATTACTTGGAATTTACCAGATTCTGCGTATATCGACCATCAATCTAGTGCTACCGAAGGAGAAAACACAAAGATGTTTAGTGATGAAACTACACTAAAAGATTTCTTATTTGGGTCTGGGTCGTTTATTCAGGGTGGGAACGATAACGAATGAAAATTAGAATGGGGTTTGTTAGTAATTCCAGCTCAGCTAGTTTTGTGGTTAAACTAGCTGATATAACTGACGAGCAGTTGGTTGGGTTGATGCAGGCGACATACGCATACGGAACTCAACAATATAAGGGTGATAGTTGGGATATCAATATTGTTGGTGATGAACTTCATGGTTCGACTTCCATGGATAATGGTGATTTGAGGGAGTGGATGGATAAATTAGAAATAGATGCATCTAAGTTTATCTGGGAAGATTGGTCATAAAATCAAGTAGTTGGAATAATAATATCATGTAAATTGGTTATCCTGTATAATAACATTATAGTTTGTTATTTGAGGTAAAGGTCATGCAATTTACATGGGGTTTTGGTTGTGCTAATGTTGCTAAGACAATTAACACCATGATTAAGTATAAGTCTGGTGGTTGGACTAGCTTTAAGCAACAATCATACGTATCTAGTCGGTTGCTTCCGGTTGCGGATGCTGCCTTTCCTCGTGATGCCGCAAATGCTAAAATGTTTGGTGTTGAACTTCATGATGGTGAATTTGGCATGATCCTGGAGGGTTACACCAAGTGGGCTGATTATGGTAGAAAATCTATTCGTCGTTCTGGCTGGTTTTATGTTATGGACGATACCGGAGTCCTAAGAAAATATAAGCTTGGGTATCGTTATGAAGACAATGGTAATTTCAGCGAACCAGATTCCGCCAAAACTAAACTCGAGTGGCAGCGGCCGCCTGGTATCAAGATTGACGTGTTTGAACCACCCCCTGCAGTGGTGTCTAAGTCTAAATTTATCGGTAATGAGGGTGAGAGGGTCAATACTACCGTTATCTTGAAACGGGTCATTGATCGTGGTATTGGTGATTTTGGGCGAATGTATCTTTCTGTATTTGAAACCAATGAAGGTAATGTGATTATGTATCACAATTGCCTTCGTGGTGGTTTGGAGGGAAATACGTATAACGTCAATTTCACGGTGAAGAAACACATACTTACTTATAAAAATGAAAAAGTAACAGTTGCATCACGAATGGGTTTCTCTACCAACCAAAAACTATTGAATAGGATTGCTGCATAATGGATGAAAATGACCTTGTTTATCGTCTAAGGAAGCGGGCCGAAATCCGGCGCCAAATTCCAACTAGGAAAAGTGTTCAAGAAGGAGAACCAGATCGAATTGCTGATCTTCTAGAAGAGGCAGCAAATGAAATTGAGTGGCTTAGAGAACGAATTGATTCAGTTCCAACCTGGTACTAAAGTATGATACTTAAAATTCTTAATGAACTAGCAGCAGACAACTCACGCCTAGCCAAGGAGGCAATTCTTAAACGAGAGAAGAACAATCAATTACTAAAGGATACGTTTAAAGCTGCGTATGATCCTTTCATCAACTATTGGATCAAAAAGATTCCGCCATACAAGTGTAGAGAGGATCAGGGGCTAGATTGGGCCCTTAAATCCCTATACCCATTGGTGTCTCGAGAATATACAGGAAACAAAGGTATTGAGTATTTTGGCGCATTACTGAGCTGCATCAATGTAGATGATGCAGAAGTAATTGAGCGTGTTATTGAACGAGACCTAAAGTGTGGTGTTGGTATCCCCACAATCAATAAGATCTGGCCTGGTCTTATTCCGACCTTTGATGTTATGCTTGCCCATAGTGATACATCTGGTATCAAGTACCCCGCATATGCACAAGTAAAAAAAGATGGAATGCGGTGTCATCTTCATTATGATGGCAAGAAAGCAACTGCCTGGTCTCGAAACGGAAAACAAATTGAATTGCTTGGTAAGTTTGATTCCTATGCTAAGGGTGTCATGCAATCAGGTCAGACGTTTGATGGTGAGATTGTTTTCTACAAAAATGGAAAACCTCTAGATAGAAAAACATCCAATGGTTTGGGAAACAAAGCCATTCGAGGAACCATTTCTGAGGTTGAAGCTGAGATGGCTCGATTCTGCGTTTGGGATAACGTAGATTTCACCAGTAAGAAACCATATAAGGATAGACTGCAAAGTCTGATGGATGTATTGGAATTTGAATCTGATCTTGATTGTAACATTGATGAAAATAAGTTTTTTATTGTAGAAACAGTTGAAGTAAATAACGAAAAAGAGGCGACAGACTTCTACAATAAGTGCATTAGTAATGGGGAAGAGGGTGCTGTTCTTAAAAATATTAATTCAGTGTGGGTTCCTAGGCGCACTAAAGACCTTGGGAAAATCAAGGCTGAGGAAGAGGCCGACCTAGTTGTGGTTGGGTGGAAAGAAGGTAAAGGTAAATTTATTGGGCAAGTTGGTGCTCTTGATTGTGAAACTTCTGATGGTATTGTCTCCGTCAATGTATCTGGATTTACTGATGATGTTCGGTTGACACTTGGAGATTCTACAATTGACAAGATCATTACTGTCAGGTATAATCAAAAGATACAGGATAAATTTACCGGGAAGTGGTCGTTGTTCTTACCTCGATTTGTTTGTTTCCGTGAGGATAAGGATGTTGCCAATTCGTTTGGAGAACTTAAATGAGTAAAAATAAACATAATGAGAGAACTATAGTTGGACAAACTGCTGAACTAGTTGCTGCCGCATATTTTAGCGAACGAGGATGCATTATAAATTGGCCAAGGTCACTAAAAAATCCTGGATATGATTTTATTGCCGAAAAGGATGGCCATTTGGCAAAGGTTCAGGTTAAGGGGGGATCTAAATTTACTAATGGCTCGACACCATATGTTGGGTGTGGTAGGGTCAATCCAAATTTATGTGACGTTGTTTTTGTGTACCATGTTATAACGAAACAGGGTCGTTTATATCCTTCGAGAAGGTGCCCTAAAAAGGATTCCTTTCCTAGAGTATCCTCAAGTATGTTTGATATTTAGTGGGGGTGGTTTTGAAATTTTACATAGGGGCGTGGCAGTACGGAAATAGAATTTTTTATCGCGGTATAGAGAATGGGAGAAAGGTCACACTCAAGGATTCTTTCTCTCCTTCTCTTTTCGTTCGTGCTAAGAAACATTCGGATTGGGTTTCTCTGTATGGTGATCCTTTAGCTGAGGTATCATTCACTGATATTAATGAGGCAAAAGACTATGTTAAACAGTATGAGGGTGTAGAAGGATTTGAGCTTCATGGAATGACTCAGTTTCAATATCAGTATATTAATCAGCATTTCCCGGATGAAGTCCAATATGACACGAAGCAGATGAACATTCAGTCTTTGGATATAGAATGTGCTTCGGAGCTAGGTTTTCCTAACATTGAAACAGCCAATGAAGAAATCCTGCTAATAGCATTGACAGACAGAACTAGCAGAAAGTCGGTTGTGTTTGGTTCTAGGTCATACACACCAACTGCAGATAGTGATATCCAATTTGAGTATAAGTTATTCAAAGATGAATATTCCATGCTAAGGGGGTTTGTTGAGTACTGGCAGGCGAATTATCCAGAAATTGTAACTGGTTGGTCTATTGATGTATTTGACTTTCCATATCTAGTCAACCGAATCGCTCGTGTAATGGATGATGATTGGGTTAAGAAATTATCTCCATTTGGTGTTATTCAAGAGAGAAAGGTTGAGATTAGAGGCAAAGAGGTGCAGACCTATGAGATTTTGGGTGTTACTCAGTTAGACTATTTGACGTTGTATAAGAAATTCACCTATACATCTCAGGAGTCGTATTCACTAGATAACATTTCATCAATTGAGTTGGGTGAGAAGAAGGTTGAAAACCCATATGCGACGTTCAAGGACTTCTACAGCAAAGATTGGAATCGATTCGTTGAATACAACTGTAAGGATACGGTTCTGCCTTTAAAGTTGGATGATAAAATGCAATTGATTGATTTGGTTATCTCGATTGCATATCAGGCAAAATGTAATATTAGGGATGTGTTCGGTCCTGTCAAGACCTGGGATGTGTATATCTACAACTATCTATCTAAACAAAAGATAGCTATCCCACCACAATCAAAGAGAAGTAGTAGGGAATTCGAGGGTGCCTATGTAAAGGATCCAATTCCTGGCATGTATGGGTGGGTGGTTTCTTTCGACTTTGCTTCTCTATACCCAAATATCATTCGCCAATGGAACATGAGTCCAGAAACCATCACTTCAACTATAGTTGATATGAACGTAGATAAAATGGTTGATATGAATGAGTATCCTAGAGATGGTGAGGTCTCTGTTGCTGCTAATGGATCAACGTATTCTATTGGTAAAGAGGGCATTTTGCCGAAATTGATGTCTGAGATGTTAGATGGTAGAAAAGGTGCTAAAAAGGAGATGCTCAGGCTTGAAGATGAATTTCAGAAAATAGTTAGTGAAATAAACAGGAGAAATACGTAGAACAATATAAATCATATCAGATAACTAGAGTTCAACTAAATGTGCCTAATAATGGTTATTTAGTCGTTTTTGAAAATTTTATCTTTGACTCAGTTCACACATTCAACACTCTCTTGCCTGAGTTTCCGACATTAGCACAAAGAACGTTGGATTCCAAATTTCTTCCTCATTTTAATATGTCGTCAGAAAGAAATAGTTTTTGCAAGAAATATGAAGGAATGTCATACTCTAAATTAGGAATTAGGTTGGTCAGAGTAGATGAATTTGTTGGTAATGTTGATGGTTCGATAATTATAAAGAAAGGAGGCAACGAAAATGGAAATTCACTCAATGACTTTAGATCAGCTTTTAATGAGAAAACGAGAACTAGAAGCTAGAATTTCTTCATTGAATAATAAGCAAATGGCATTAAAAATCCTTTAAATGCAGAGGCGGTAGAAAGTGATTTCTACACGAAAACTCCGAGAATTCGGTGAAACTCCAGACCGGACAATACCGAGCCGAGCCCTATTTGGGAAGGTGTAACGACTAACCGCAAGGTGTAAACTCAAGTGAGTTGAAGCACGGAGCATCTCTATGAGATGATGATATAGTCTGTTCTGCATAGGAATATGCAGCTATATGGGTATAAATTAACGACTTATACTAAACACAAAAGGCCAACTCTGCGTATGGTGCGGTTTCAAATGCTGGGTTTAGGTATTACGACATTCGTATTGCTGAGGCAATTACTCTAACTGGTCAGGCATCAGATAAGTTTCTCGAAAGAGAACTAAATATATTCTTAAACAAGGCTCTAAAAACTGAAGATGTTTCTTATGCAATTTATTTGGACACAGATTCAGTATACCTAAATCTACAATCGCTAGTAGATAAGCACTGTGCAGGTAAGAACATCAAGGAAACAACAGCATTTTTGGATAAGTTTTGTGAAGATGTGCTGCAGAAGGTGGTGCAGAAATCCGTAGATAAAATGTTCTCTTATTGCAATTGTCGAACCAAGACAATGAATGCTAAGAGGGAGGCGATTGCATCCAAGGGACTATGGGTATCTAAGAAAAGGTATGCATTATTGGTTCATAACTCTGAGGGGGTTGAGTACGATCCGCCAAAACTAAAAATTATGGGGTTAGATATTGTTAGATCATCAACACCACACACTATTAGAGCCATCTTAAAGGATTCGTTGAAGTTGATGTTCGAGAAGTCCGAGAAGGATCTGCAAAAACATATAACTGAGGTTCGAGGGAAGTTTATGCAAATGCCACCTGAGGACATAGCGTTTCCTCGTGGGGTAACAGACCTAGAAAAATGGAGTTTGGGTTCTGGTAGATACAAATCAGGTACACCCATTCATGTTCGAGGATCTATTTTATATAACTCTCACTATGCCAATAAGGATATACCACCAATTGCAAATTCGGATAAGATACGATTCATATATTTGAAATTACCGAACCCAATTAAAGAAGATGTCTTAGCTGTACCTGCAGGAATATCATTCCCAGATGCTATTAAAGGGTATATTGATTACGATACCCAATTTGAGAAGACATTTCTAAAACCTCTAGAGGGTTTGGCTGTTGCAGCTAAGTGGAAGTTAGAGGAGCAGTCGTCGTTAGAGGACTTTTTCGGATAATGAAGAGATGGGTCAAATCATTGTGGTTAGTAACACCCGAGGAATTTGAGAATCTTCCTAGGAATTTAATACTTACTGCTATAGACGGCACTAAACATATTGTTAGTGATTTGGCTCGTGGCCCAGCTGGCCCAGCTGATTTTCGGTTTGGTGTTACGGCCTATGGTCTTACTGAGGAAGGTGCGACCGCTCAGGGATTTAGTGAGGAATTTTTATTGATGGTTCTGAATAGTTGAAATTTGTAATATAATAACAAGTGAATTATACTATATCATGATGAATAGTTCATCAGTGATTTGAAAATTACTTTTATTTTAAGGAGATAGTATGGCAAAAGCAAAATATACAGTTCGTCGAGTTAAGGGTATGGGTTCTTCTTTACCGAAGGCTCTTCGTGAGGCTACGTTTAAGAACTATGAGCAGGCTCGTTCCGCGGTTCGTAAGTATATTCGTACTACACGTTCGTATGATTCAGCTGCAGAATCTACGTTCAACTATTCAAATCCTCGTATCAACCAGTACGGCTTCACTATCGTTCGTGGCTAATCAAAGAGCCATAAAATAATAAGAGAGGGGTGCAATGCCCCTCTCAATTTGTATAAATAAACAATAGCATGGTGGTTCCATGCATATCAATCAAAACCACAGCAGGAGAGTTATTTGATAAAGTTCAGGCAATATCTATCAGAAGCACCACCACACATTGATAAGACCTTAACCAAGGATGTATATTCAGTTGGTTCTAAATCTTATCGAAATCTGATCCATCAAAATATACATACCACTGGCAAATCCTTACACTTAGGTGATAATCATTATCATTTTATAAACTCTGATGGAGATCATGTGTATTATCACCATGATGGTAACAATGTAAAGGAAATATCAACCATTAGTAGTAACCATATTCAGGTTGATACGGAGAAGGGTGATGCTGGCGATTCGTCCCACATTCATTCCTTTATGTTGCATCATGCTAGAGTTCATGGAAGATTAACATCTGATACAGTGCACACCAACGGATCTAAACATTTATGGAAAACCTTGATAAAGAAATCCCCAGAGGGAATCTCATTTCACCACATTCATAATGGTAACACGATAGGACAACTGACGAAGAATAACATAGACGAAAATGAATCTAAAATTTGGGGTGAAGGTAAGGCCAGACACCAAATTGAAATGAGGCATACTAAATGAAAGAATATATCATTCCAGAAGAGGACACTGAGAGGTTAAGAGAAGTCTTATATAAGATTTATGTTGATTGGATGCTACATAATGGTTTTTTGCGGAGAGAACTAAAGCCAGGTATGACATATATCATACTACCAAATGGGATTAAAATAGATTTGTGTGGTGTTCTTATGGCTAAGGTTAGTGGTAAAATTTTCAATGATATTGAGGTAACCGAATGAGTTTATTACAGAAACTAAAATCAGCAGGATCCATCCCATCTGAAGTTCTATCAGAATCAAATTTTTTCAAACCGAAGGACTTTGTTCAAACACCAATCCCTATCATTAATACTGCATTCAGTGGTAAAATGGATGGTGGTATCACTAGTGGATTAACTGTCATAGCTGGCCCATCTAAAAACTACAAGTCAAATTTTGGTTTGATCTGCGTTAAGGCATACTTGGATAAGTATCCAGAGGCAGTGTGTTTGTTTTATGACTCTGAATTTGGTATTACGTCGGAGTATCTAACAGCAAATGGTATTGATACCTCTAGAGTAATTCACCTACCAATTGAGCACGTCGAGCAACTAAAATTCGATATTCGTAAAAAGTTGGATTCAATTGAAAAGGGCGAGAGAGTAATTATTTTTGTCGATTCGCTTGGCAACTTAGCTTCTAAGAAGGAAGTTGAGGATGCTCAAAATGAAAAGGCTGTTGCAGATATGTCTAGAGCGAAACAAATCAAAAGTCTTTTCAGGATTATCACACCGTCACTTACAATCAAAAATATACCATGTATCGTTGTAAATCACACATATGAAGAGACTGGCATGTTCCCGAAACAAATCGTTAGTGGTGGTACCGGGGTATATTATTCGGCGAATACGATCTTTATTGTTGGCAGGTCACAGGAAAAGACGGGTACAGATATTGTTGGGTGGAACTTCACTTTAGTTGTGGAGAAGTCTAGATTCGTTAAAGAGAAATCCAGATTGACGTTCCAGGTTCTTTATGAGGAAGGTATGAATAAGTATTCTGGTTTATTAGATTTAGCGTTGGAGTCCGGGCATGTAACCAAACCTTCTATGGGTTGGTTTCAGAAGAAAGGATCCAAGGAGAAGGTTAGAGCTAAGGATACTAACACTGAGGAATTTTGGACTGATATAGTAACTAACCCAGAATTCAGTGAATGGGTATCTAAGAAATATATGCTTGCAACTAACACATCTTACCCAATGGAGGAGTTAGATGATTAATGTAAAACCGACAGGTAAGGATTTTGGTGGTTTCTTTGAACTGGAAATAACCGAAAATCCATATATTGGATTCAAATATTACTACACAGAAACAAAGTTTGGTGAAGTGGCCAATGATGATGGTACCTGGCCGTTGATATTTGAATATTTTATTACTGAACAACCAACCGAGTATAACAAGGATGAATTTGAAAAGTTTATCGGTGATACACTAGTTGCCATTTTGGAAGAGCAAATTGCTAACAATGAGATAGTATATAAGGGTGGGATAGATGAAACTAAATCAGAGTGAACTTGAAGAACTAATAAAGTTCACGTTTTCTAAAACCTATAATCCGCCTAAGGTTGTTTTAACACGAGGTGGCAGTCCAGCCATCATTTTTCTACAGGAAGCCAAGGGAACTACACCAATACTAGGTTCGTGGTGGAATGGTGAGGAGTGGATTCCTGCCAAGTGGATGAAGAACGGAAAATATCCTAGTATCAATTCAAAAGTGCAAACAACACAACTTGATTTGATGATTATTAACCCACTTGATAAGGTCACAGCATGATAGAATATTGTTCAGCCGATTCTATCGAAAAATATATTAGACTTCTCCCATCGTTTTCTTTTGACAATGAAAACTTAGCTAAGATGGTTAATTATTTTGTCGAGGGTTCCACCACTGTCATTGGAAACAAAATGGTCGAGGAGTTCTTAGACTTGACATATACTGTAGCTAGGGGGTGTAGGTGCATGTCATGCTATGAATGGCAGCTAATTGACAGTGATGGTAAGGTCCATTATCATGGAGAATCAATGGGTGAACTAATGAATAACATAATTAAGGAGTCTGTTTGACCGAAAGAATAGAAAAGATAATCTTCGAAAATTTACTTGGATCCGATGACTACACAAGGAAAGCACTACATCATTTAGAACCAGATTACTTTGAATCTCATGTTGAACGAATATTGATAAAGGAAATAAAGAGATTTCATGCCGAACATAACAAGGTCCCCACTAAAAAGATCCTAAAACTATTCATTGAGGATTACAATAAGTTTAAGCAGGATGAATACAAAAAGGCACTTGAGGTAATAGATAGTTGGGGTGACATTGAGTTAAACACTAAATGGTTGTTGGATAGGACCGAACAGTTTTGCTCAGAGCGTGCGATATACAATGCAATCACCGAATCAATTGGTATTCTGAATGGAGATAACACTAAGTATTCTAAAACTGCCATACCAACACTATTGCAGGAGGCGCTAGCTACCTCGTTTGATAAAACCATTGGTCATGATTATTTCGGTGACACCGATGAACGATTTAAGTTTTATCACTTGAAAGAGGATAGGATTCCTTTTGGTCTTGGGATGTTCAATAAGATCACTAAGGGCGGTATTCCTAGAAAAACTCTGTCTGCAATCTTAGCCCCAACTGGTGTGGGTAAAAGTTTGTTTTTATGCGATCATGCGGCCAAAGCAGTTATGGCAGGGTGGAATTGCTTGTATATTACCCTTGAGATGGCAGAGCAGCGAATTGCCGAGAGAATAGATTGTAATATATTGGATTGCACTGTTGACGATCTGCATAGGTTGAAACATAGTGATTATGAAGATAAGATTGTTCAGTTAAGGAACAAATCAAAGGGTAGATTGGTTATCAAGGAATATCCTACTAGCTCTGCTCATGTTGGGCATTTTAAGTCATTGTTGGATGAATTGAGACTCAAGAAAAACTTCATCCCAGATATAGTGTATGTTGACTATATTAACATATGCGCTAGTCAGAGGTATAAACCAGGGGCCAATTGGAATTCATATTTTGCAATTAAGGCAATTGCTGAGGAGTTGCGAGGTATGGCGGTTGAAAACAATATAGCAGTGTTTACTGCAACTCAAACCAATAGAGGTGGTGTCAATAATTCTGATATAGAGATGACAGATACCTCAGAAAGTATGGGCCTCCCAATGTCATTGGATTTATTGTTTGCTATGATTAGATCCGATGAACTGGATGAAATGGGTCAATTGATGATAAAGCAATTAAAGAACAGATTCAATGATCTAAATTTCTACAAGAGGTTCATTGTTGGGATTGATGTTAGTAAGTTTAAGTTGTATGATGTAGATAATACACCAATGAGGATAACAGATCAAGGAAAAACAGATTCTGATCTATCGGTTGGTAGTAGGAAACAAGTTGATGTTAGTGATTTGAATTTTGATTAGGAGATTACATGAAAAAGATTGTCAATTTTAAGATGTTCTATAATAATGAAGAATTTGTTGAGTGGCAACGAGATAATAATTTCGTACTATATTCAATTGTTCCAATGTTCAATAACATAACTGCAGCTGAGACGGATGGTGGTGCAACCGCTAGTTGGACTATTGGTTGTTTTGCAACATATGGAGAAGCAGAATGAAAAAATCTGATACTATAAATGTACCTAAAGCAATTAAGGGTAAGTGCGCATTAATGAAGGATAAGAAAAAAGCTAAGGCATACTTAAAACTCATGATCTCTGCACTAAAGGCTGAGCAGGAATTTAAGAATCGTCGTTATACAGAAAAAGATAAAGGAGCTGTAAATGAGTAAAATTGTTGTAATCAAGTTGTCTGAGGGTTCGGAGATTGTGTCACAGATGAGTAAGGTGGATGAAAAGACACTACTCCATAAACCTAGGGTACTGCAAATAATGCCATCTCAAAGTGGTTATCAGGTTGGTTTGGTTCCATTCTTTATTTCCAACCCAGACGGTGATTGTATCGTTAATGATAATCATATCACTTCGATTATAGAGGCACCAAAGCAAATTGAGGATGCATATCTTAGAAACACCAGTGGTATTGAGATTGCAACATCATTGACAGAAAATATGTAATTTGATATACTATAATAGTTGAGAAATACTTTTATAGGTAACCAAATGAGAAAGAGTCTTAAGCATAAAGGTAGAAAAATTCTGAAAGCCAGGTCTACCTTTCAGTTCCCTGAGTATGATATTATTGATTATCAGCTTAGTCTGATTAACCAGCTTAATTATTATAACCTGGAAGTTGACCCAAAAATGAAGCAACAATGGGCAATTTCTAATTGGAAGAAACAGGGCAAGTCGGTATCTAAGTTTGCTTCGGTAAAGCCAGAGTATTTTAGTCAAGTCGGTGCGCTGGTTCATATGCTTTATGAGCGGAATCTAACCATTAGTAAAAAGCATATGGATTACATCGACCAAAGATATAAAGAAATTGCGGAAATGGCAGCAGGTGTCAAGGATGATTTACCAAAGGTTGAAAAACCAAAGGAAGATCAGGTATCAATTCAGGATCGAATTAATGCAACTGCCTCAACTCATATAGGTGAGATTGAGGGTTTCGTTGATGATTTTGTTTGGGGTGGTAAGCAAGTCAAAATTTACAATTACCTGTCTAGCAATTATGTTAAGCCACTGATTGCCAAACGAATCAGATCTCATTTTGAAGAAAAATTAAAAGATGTTGAGTCTGATGCAACATTCACTGAACGAGGATACACTAAAAAGACCTTCAAATCTTTAAAACATATTCTTGAACAGGTTATTGCAGATTGCTCTAAGTTGGAAACTATTGGCAAGATGGTAGTAACCAGGAAGGTTAAGAAGGTAATTCCTGCTAAGGTGGTATCTAAATTGAAGTATATGAAATATTATGAACCACTTTTAATGTCTTCAGTATCCCCGGAAAAGATTCTTGATGCAACAGAATTGTGGCTCTACGATACTAGTAATCGTAGAATTCATCGTTATGAGGCTTTAGAGGGTTCATTCTTGACTGTTAAGAATTCTTCGGTTATGAATTGGAATCCTGATACGAGTGGTTCAAAAATCATGAGAAAACCAGAAGTTCAGTTGAAGGATTCCTCTGCGATGGGTAAGAGAGTTATCAATAAACTGTTTAATGATACCAATGCTATACTAGGTAAAGTAACAGGTAGGATTAATGATAAGCAGATTATTTTGAAGGTATTTTGAAAGGAGAACAAATGAGTAATATTGAGGCAGAGGTTGTAAATGATTTGAATGGTGACACCGAAGAACAACCAGTGAAGCGTGGGCCTGGTAGACCCAAAAAGGATCCAAACGCCATGCCAGTATTTAAGGTTGGTGATGATAAGGCTTTTTGGCAATTGGCGTTTATTGCAGCCTGCAGGAATTTTCAAACACGGAACCCAGCCGAGTTAGACCGTTGTGCTAAAATTGCTAACGAAGCAGTCAAAATTATGAGGGAATACACCGAGTGATACTAGTAGACTTCTCCCAGATAGTATTCTCCGGAGTTCATGTTGATCTATCTCGCGAGTTAAAGAAGGGTGCGATTGACCCAAAAGGGAATAAGCAGCTAATTAAGCATATGGTGTTTATGATGCTGCTTAATTTTAAGAAGAAGTTTGGTCATGAGTATGGTAAGATGGTTCTTTGCGCAGATGGTTCTAAATATTGGCGCAAAGCCTTCTTCCCAGCGTACAAAGGGCACCGAAAACATGACCGGGCAGCATCTAACCTAGACTATTCATTGATTTATGAAGCAATAGATGAACTAAAGACAGACATTAGAGAAAACTTTCCTTGGCCGTTAATTGAGATTGACACAGCTGAGGGCGATGATGTTATTGCAGTATTGACTAAGTATACCCAAACAAACGAATTGGTGCAGGATGGGTTGTTTGATTCCGAACCACAACGCAACCTGATTATCAGCTCAGATGGTGACCTAGTTCAGTTGCAACGGTATGATAAGGTGAAGCAATGGAACAATCAGCATAAGAAATGGGTTTCCACTGCTAACGTGCATGAGTACCTAATCGAACATATTGCTGAGGGTGACTCTGGTGATAATGTACCATCAGTGATGACACCAGACCAATGGGCAATAGATCGTGCCTCAGGTGTCAAACCTAAAAGACAAACACCCCTTAAGGCGTCCTTGGTTAGAGATCTCACTCTGGAAGATCCGATGAAGGTGCTGCCGAAAAACCTTCATGGCAATTGGTTCAGAAACCAAAAGCTCATTGATCTTAGTTTCATACCTCAAGAAATTCAGGATAATATCCTTGATACATATAAAGGGTATGAGGTAAAGTCAAGTAAGATGAAACTGATGAACTACTTCATGAAGAACAAAATGGCTAAATTATTATCTGAAATGGGTGACATATGAAAAAACAGTACAAATTGATACGAGAGTGGGAAATTCTGGAGGATATGAACAAGCCAGAGTTAGCAGATGAATTGATGAAGCAGTATGGTAACTCAAACCCGATTAATTACCTTCTTTCTCTAAACTTCAACGATAAAGTAAAATTGGATTTACCCGAGGGTGTCCCGCCATATAAGAGAGACGATTTGACTCACGCTGATTTTCAGGGTACACTGGTTCATTCTATTCACAGACTTAAAAACTGCCTGCCGTATATGCAGATGAAGAAGTTTGCAAAAGAGCGTATCTTTATTGAGATGCTAGAATCAATTCCACCCAAGAGTGCTGAGATTTTGATTTTTTGTAAAGATAAGGCATTACAAGAATTATTCCCAAATATTACCAAGGAGTTAGTAGCAAAACACCATCCACATCTGGTAGGAACTAAGGATGAAGCATAATCATAGGTTATTTTTGGATATTGCAGTTCGTGTTGCTAATGAATCTTCGGCTGAACGTCTCAAGGTTGGTGCAGTAATTGCTAAGGATGGCTCTTTAATTGAATTTGGATACAACGGAACACCACCTGGTTGGGATAACTGTTGCGAAATTGATAATATAACTAGACCAGAAGTTATACACGCAGAGATGAATGCGTTGATGAAATGTGCCAGATTGGGTAAATCTGTATTAGGAGCTACGTTGTACTTAACCCATGCTCCCTGCTTAGAAAACTGTGCAAAACACATCTTGGCCAGTGGTATCTCAGAGGTTTGGTATTTACATGACTATCGTTCATCTGAGGGTGTTGAATTGCTTAGACAGGGTGGTGTTTCTGTATTTAAAATGGGGCAAGTTATAACACCCCACCTAAAATAGAAAAGATCAATAAATTTATAGAACAAGTCTGGAGTGACGATGCCTACATACCCGTATAAATGTGAATGCGGTCACCAATTTGAGTGGCAGTCTAAGATTATAGATAGGGAGATACCACTTAGTGAACCCTGTCCGTCATGTGGTGTTATCGGAAAGATACAACGAATTATAACTACAGTTGGGTTTGGTGATCCAGTAAGGATGGGATTTATGAAACCTGATTCAGGGATGAAAGAGGCCCTACAGAGAATTCATGAAAAGACACCAGGTTCTCAACTGGATAAAAATAGTACTATAGTAAAACTGTAAGAAAACATAAATAAAAGGAGACAATAAACATATTAAGTTAAATGAAAGTTTGCAACCAAAGAACATCAAAGGCGAGGAATAGGAATCTTCGCCTTTTTGTTTTTAGTCCCACCGAAGGAGAATCAATGGGTAGAACTGCTCAAAAAGACTCAATCCCACGAGTAGTAAGTACAAAAAAGATACGTTATGATTCATTGATTAAGATACAACCACTAACAAATAATCAGGGGAGAGTATTTGCTGAATGGGAGAATAATTTAGTTTTGCATGGTATGGCAGGGTCAGGAAAAACATTCTTAGCAATATATCTAGCGCTTAAGGATATCCTAAGTAGAGAAACACCTTATAAAAAGTTAGTAGTAGTTAGAAGTATAGTTCCTGTTAGAGATATTGGTTATCTGCCTGGTAGTGAAGAAGAAAAGATTGCAGTGTATGAACAACCATATATAGCTATCTTTAGAGAACTGATGCCTAACGTTGATGATGTTATGTTGAGATTGAAAGAGCAAGATATGTATGAGTTTATTCCAACTTCGTTCATTCGCGGTATCACTTTGAAAAATGCAATATTGATTGTAGATGAATGCCAAGACATGAATTTTCACGAATTGGATTCTATAATAACCCGCCTAGGTGATGATTGCAAAATAGTGTTTTGTGGAGATAAATCACAGACAGACTTGATAAAGAAAGATGACATAAATGGAATCTCAAAGTTTTTGGATATCCTGAAACGAATATCCAAATTCCGACACGTTGAGTTTAGTGAGGATGATATAGTCAGATCATCAATTGTCAGGGAATACATAATCAATAAACACAGGATGGGATACTGATGATTGTAGGAAAACGAGGATTAGAACTAATCAAGGAATTTGAGGGGTTCAGAGAGAAGGCATATCAAGATACTGGTGGAGTTTGGACCATAGGCTGGGGCACCACAAGAATACACGATAGACCAGTTAGAGAGACAGACACCTGCACCAAAGAAGAGGCCACTATATGGTTAGAGTTAGATGTTGCTAGGTTTGAAGATATGGTGAATAAAAATGTGAAAGTTCCTCTAAATCAAAACCAATTTGATGCTATGGTGTCCATTGTTTATAATGTGGGTCCTGGTATGAAGAATGGTAAGAGTGGAATAATTACCTTGAGAAACGGCTCTCCATCTACACTACTTAGAAAACTAAACGAAGGTGATTATCAGGGTGCTGCGGATCAATTTTTAGTTTGGTACAGAACAAAAGGATCTGAAGCAGGTTTACTAAGAAGAAGGAAGGCTGAGCGGGCATTGTTCTTAGATCCCGTTAGTTAAATTTTGATACTATTTTGATTCACTGTTATAATTTAATAATGAATTTGAATCTTTGGAAGCAGTATCACATACCTAAAATAGATACACTCGAGGGTAGAAAATATGTGGTTGATGGTGAGCAATACCTATCTGTTACCACACTCCTTTCCATGTTCAGTGACTTTGATGTTGCTGAGTGGAAACAACGGGTCGGTGAGAAGGAAGCAGATAAAATAAGCAAAGCTGCCACTAGTAGGGGCACCGAATTGCACGAGTGGATTGAATCCTATCTTTATCAGAAGGAAGTAAGAACTAACAACCCACTGCAAATTGGCTTGAGAAAAACGATCAAACCTCTTCTGAATAGAATAACCGAAGTCAATTTACTAGAAGCACCTCTATACAGTAAGTCAATGGGTCTTGCCGGTACAGTCGACTGCGTGGGATCGTTTGATGATATCCCATCAATTATTGACTTTAAGACATCAGGAAAATCCAAGAAGAAGGAGTGGATTAAAAGTTACTTCCTTCAAACTAGCATATATAGTTATATGGTTGAGGAGTTGTACTCAGTAAAGATTCCTCAGGTTGTGATTTTGATCGCGGTGGAGAATCAACCTGCTCAGTTCTTTGTGGAAAACAGAATGAATTGGCGTGGTGATGTAAAAGATATTCTAACTAAATGGAGAAGGAATAATGAGTCGTGAATTAACGCAAATGTTCAGTCAGTTAAATAAAAAGGACTTCAAGATAGCAAATTTATCTTCGTCCTTTTTCCTTTTGGTGAGTGATATTGAAGATGGCGTGGTTAAGGAAGCAATGCAGTGGATCATAGAATCTAATTTCTCAGACAATAGGCCATCGGTGTTGAATCTTTTGGTTTGTTCAAGTGGGGGTGATCTAAGAGGGGCGTTTGCGTTAATTGATATTATGAGATCATCCCATATTCCTATTAGAACTATTGGTCTCGGCGAAATAAGTAGCGCAGGGCTTATGATTTTTATGGCAGGTACAAAAGGAATGCGAACATTGACACCCAATACTAGTATATTATCACATAGATTTACAGCAGGGGCACTGGGAAAGGAACATGAATTATTTTCTATCGCTAAGGAATTTCAGTTAACCGCAGATCGAATGATGGCTCATTACAGGGTCTGCACTGGACTCCCGGAAGCTAAGATTAAGAAGTATCTACTCCCACCAGAAGACATTTACCTGTCATCCGCAGAGGCACTGGAACTGGGGCTCTGTGATAAGGTAGCAAATTTGAGTTAAAATAGTTTTACTGTTATAATGTACTATGTGTATGAATATTAATGTGATTTATGGGTGTGTTGATTTTAGAAACTGGTAGACATTGGAATAAGGAGTTTAACTGCCCCGGGGCGACCGTCGAATTGATATATCCACCTAAGATCGGAGACGTAAATACGTTTAACGATCAGAGAATGGTAGAGTTAACTAACCTGTACATCGAACCCAAACACAGGGGTAAAGGCAAAGCATCTAAGATAATTGATCTCGTGAAGAAATATGCAGTACGTCAAAAATTGAAGTTGTTTATTAGGGTGTGTCCTTATGGTGATGGTGATAAATTGAACAAAAAGCAACTCAGAAAATTCTACACCGATCGTGGGTTCGTAAAATACAAGAAGGATCCCGATTGGTATTTGTGGTCAAAAAATGTATAATACACAAGCTGGATACGGTATTGATATTCTCTATTTTGGAGTCCCACCCGATTCTGGAGCTCTCTTCTGGGACAACGAGACAAAATTAATGAAAACATTCAATGGTGGTAGTGGTGTGGCATCTTCATCATATTTAGGTAGTAGTGTTGCCTTGAACCAGGAGACAGCCGATGCTATAGAATGGGTGAAACGAAAGATGGAAGAGGAAAAGAAGTTGGATGACCTGTGCGAGCAGCATCCTGGACTAAAAGAGTGCCGAAATGCATTCGAAGTTATGAAAAGACTTTGCGAGGACAAATGACACATTTCTTAGAAGCAGATAACCTAATGATTGATCTCGAGACGTTGGCACAGAGGCCAGATGCTGCCATAATGTCAATCGGGGTGGTTCATTTCAAGTTCAATAATGGTGGATTGATTCTAAACTCATTCTACACTAACGTAGATGCTAGAGATTGTAAGAAACATGGTATGCGTATTGAAGCCAGTACTGTATCCTGGTGGGAGAAACAATCTAAGGATGTTATCAAGGCATTGCAAGACCCAAAACCAATTGACCTAAAGTCTGCGTTAACTGAACTATCTAAATGGGTTGGTTCAACAACCAAGTCTCCATATGTTTGGTCAAATGGCGCAGCATACGATATTCCTATCATGGAAATAGCATACAAGAATCTTGATATGGAATCACCATGGAGTTATAGAAATGTAATGTGCTATAGGACTGCATGTAATATTGCTGGTATAAGTAAGTCAGAACGTGACAAAAACAACGAGGCCCTGCATAATGCATTATCAGATGCAAAAAGTCAGGCTAAGGTTCTTATGGGTATGTTAGATGAGGTGCCATTTTGAGATTTAAAGTTAGTCCTAGATTTGACCCAAATAGATGGAACCTATGGTTCGCCTGGTATCCAGTTCGTCTTGAGGATAAGGATGAAATAATTTGGTTGGATTATGTTTGGGCAATTCGGGACTGGGGACACAGCGACGAATTGGTTTGGAAGTATCGTGATAGAGTGCCAGAAGGAGAATAAATGAGCTATGATTCAGAATTAGGTTGGAAGGTACATGAACACTTAATGTCTTTGGGTTTGGAAACTCCCACAATCCCCAATGCATTAACAGATCATGACAAGAAAGTTATCATTGAGCAAAATGTTAAGGAAATTATGGTTGCCCTAGGATTGGATGCAACCAATGATTCCTTGAGAGATACACCACGAAGAATTGCTAAGATGTATGTAGATGAGGTGTTTAAGGGACTTAATTACGAGCATTTCCCCAAAATCATGACCTTTGAAAATTCATTTAAGAATGCTGGAATGGTTGTGGAGAAGGGGATTAAGGTTAACTCGGCATGTAGTCATCACTTTGTGCCTACCATTGGTACAGCAGTAGTTGGATACATACCCAATTCTAAAGTTCTTGGGTTATCCAAAATCAATCGAGTGGTTGATTTCTTTGCTCGTAGACCACAGGAACAAGAGAGATATGGGATGCAGGTCCTGGAGACATTGAAATTCATTCTTGGTTCAAACGACGTAGCTGTCTATATTGATGCATCTCATTACTGTGTTAAATGGCGTGGTGTGGAAAACGATGATGCCACAATGGTTGTTTCTTGTTTGAGTGGTGAATTCATGAATAATCCAACAGTAAGACAAGAATTTTATTCACTTGCACTGAAACAGTCATAATGAGAACTAGATACCTACTTGCGATGTCTGGGAACCTGCTGCACGTTCTCAAAAAATATAATGAAACTGGTTCGTTGCCAGATTACTATAAAAACATCGGTACCACCAAGGATATTCGATTCTATAAAAAGAATGTGAATTCCTATTTTCACCATGGGGATCTACTATTCAGTGCGTTCCATTTTAGATCTGCTGTTAAGAAAGGCAAAACACTTGCCGATGTTATGGGGTTGGATAAAGACCCAAATAATATGCTCTTCATTGACTCTGGTGGGTATTCGATTGCAACAGGTGCAGTTACATTAGATAAATGGGGCAACAAAGACGCTTTTGATATTTCAATCCAAAATGGTAACATCTTCCCCATTCTTGATATTCCCCCAGTTGCTGGTACTGACTTTGATGACTGTCTTAAATTGAGTTATGAATCTGCTCAGTACTACAAATCAAGAAAACCAGGTAACGGTGAGATCATCTTGAACGTAGCTCACGGTAGAAACCTAGTTGAAACTAAGAAGTGGACTGACAAGATTTCTAAGGTTGAATTGGATGGCTGGGCAGTTGGTTCGTCTCATGAGGGCAACCCAAAACAGATCATCAAGGGTTTATTCTTCATGCTTACTTCTGGTTACCTAGAAAAGGCAAAGGCATTTCACATCTTTGGTGTATCAAGCGCTGCAATGTGCATTTACTTCGCAGCTATTAAGCATGCAATTCGTAAGAACCCAAAATTGAAATACAACTTCGATTTGACGTTTGATAGTTCATATCCAGTTAGAACTGCGGCATTTGGTCGATACTTTATGTTCTCAAAATTTGATGGGTTCACTGATATTGTTATTACTAACCAGGTTGATTGGTCTAAGTTAAGTAAAGGTGACTTCGAAGATGGATTCATATGCGATTGCCCAGTGTGTCAAGAGGTAACGGATTTTCATGGTATGATGAACAATGAGAAGGGAAATACAGCAGAAGCGTTTGCTTGGAGTTCTCTGCATAACATATACCATATGAAGAAGTATATCAAACAGGTTTCGGTTTTGGTTGAAATGGCATGTGATATTCCAGAACTAGGAGATCATATCCTACCATCTAAGGTAAATAGAAATTTGCAAGTAATTATGGAAGCGTTCGATAATATTCCTAGAGGGGAAGAAATTATTGAGCGCAAGTTTGAGGCAGTCGAAGTTTCTTCCGGCGTCTCGTTAGATGATTTTTTTAATTGAGGACAAATATGACTTTTCCATGGGGCACTTATAAGAAAGAACACATTGATTTTTTAGTTGAAGCTATTTCTGGTGATGAATATGATTCTGACGCAGCGGCCAAGCAGGGTGGTGGCGCACAAGAGGGTGGTCTTCCAGGAGATTTTAAAACATTGGTTATGGAACACTTGTCGTCCTTAGTTTTTGAGCACCCAGATTCCCTAGTGTTAGAACTTGGTGTTGGTCAGTGGGCATATCCATTCCCTCAGGTATCTCACGCTGTGGATGCGTCAACATTCATGGTTGACTCACTTTGTGATAAGTTGAGAAAAATGCATTCTGATGGTGCACACATCAACTTATTTCCTGACAACGTTTACCATGCAGTCGCCGAGTCACTAAACCCAGACTGGAGTGATAAATTCTACGGGGTTATGTTTCTTAATGGTTGGTTCCAGGTTAGATCAGACTATGAAGCATTCTTAGAAGTTAACCGAATTATGAGGAAGGATGGTATTTTGGTTATCAATTTGTATTCAGATGACAGTACTGATATAATTTGTGGAAGAGTATTAGGACCTAAGAATTACATCCGTATTGCTGAGGAATTTGGTTTTAAGCTTCAAGCATGGCATAAAAATGTTGGTGCCTTGCAGGGGATCAAAAACAACAATCTACTAGTATTTCGTAAAGAGAAAAATAGCAGAGTTGAAAGGCTAAGAAAATTGCAATTGGTTAAACAGGCTGATGGTAACTATAAAGCCAACAATTTGGATATCAATGGTCGTGATAGTATCTTACTGTAAAGGATAAAAAGATGTGTGGAATTGCGGGTGTATTGGCATTTGAACCTAAAAATGGGTTCGTTCCGATTGAAAAATTCCTGGAGAAATTAACCCAAAGAGGTCGTGACTCAATTGGGTTTTCTGTGGTTGGGTTTGATGGTGGTGAATTATCACTGTCTAAAGAATTAAATCAATCATCGATACTCGATGGTTCATTGTACCCTCTATCATTATCAACAACTCAGTTAGCGATGTTTAATGTCCGTGCAATTCCAACATCAATCTCTGAGGGTGGGGCAGAAATGAGTGTTGATTATCTGCAACCATATGTAATCAAAATTGATTCTGATTTCCATAGAATGGTGGTTCATAATGGGACAATTGCTAATGATGATAAGCTGAACAAGGAGTTCAACTATTTTCATATGGATTCATCAACTAGGTTAACTAATATTCCAATTGACTCAACAGTATTTTTAAATGAAGATACATACTCCATAAATAGGGCGCTACAAGAAGAAAAGATAATTGGTTCATATTCAGGCGCACTATGGGATGAACATGACCAGCAAGTAGTACTATTCAAGAATTATTTGCCACTTCATGTAATGGTTGATTTTGAGAATAAGTTGATTTGGTGGGCAAATGTTAAGGATGCACTACTTGAAGTTTCGTCTAAAGAGGTTGCATTTTATGATGTTCCTGCCTATACATCGATAACACTTTCATATGATAAGACATTTGAAGAGATGGTGTATTCTTTAACCAATCAGATTAAGCATCCAGGAAATCTATACAAGAAACAAGGTAAGGAAAAAGCATTAATCGTGTGCTCTAGTGGGTTAGATTCTACTACTGTAGCTACATTAGCATGTAGAAAGTACGGTGCAGACAACACAGTTTTACTGCATTATCATTACGGATGCAAGGCAGAAGATAGAGAGAAGGAAAGAATTGTTCAGATCGCTGAGCACTTAAAATGTCAGTACAAGTTCGTTGATATTAGCCCAGTATTCGCTGGTATGAAGTCGCCTATACTAGGTCATTCTGGCGACATATCAATTGGCGATAAGGGAATTGAGTATGCCCACGAGTATGTAAATGCTCGTAACCTAATCATGATGTCCATTGCAATTGGTATTGCCGAAGACTTAGGCTGTACGACAGTTCAGTTGGGTGCTAATTTAACCGAACAGGCCGCATATCCTGATAATTCACTAGATTTCATTGAGAAGTTAAATGCATTGGTTCCGTATTCAGTGCAGAATAACACCAAGATTCGTGTTGAAGCACCTTTGGTAAATATGATGAAACAGGAGATTGTAAAACTTGGTCTTGAGATTGGTGTTCCTTACGACAAAACTTGGTCTTGCTATCATGATTATGCAAATCCGTGCGGCGAGTGCGGGCCGTGTGTCATGCGCCAAATAGCCTTTTCTATGAATAATGCTGTGGATCCTTTAGTATATGACAAGCCGCAAGTCGCCTAGTATCTGTATCATTGGTTGTGGTGGTGTTGGTAAGGCGCATGCTTTATCTGCTGCCAAATATCTAATTGATAATCACAATGGTGAAGGAACTATTCATCTTGTAGATGTGATGAATACTGCTCTTGAACCATTCTTAAGCAACATTTGGGAGAATTCATGGGGACCAATTAAGGATACTATAGACATCTCCAATACAAAGATTCAAACCACACTGAATCATATTGTAGATCATGGGATGCCACATAAGGCGGATCTATTCATTATTGCTACACCCGACTACACACACGCAGATTATCTGAACACCATTGACAGAGATTCTATAGTTATATGTGAAAAACCGTTAGTGACCTACGGAGATCCAATACCTAAGATTTCAGACAATGTTCATTATGGAATTGAATGGTGTTATCATCCGTCTCTACTAGGCGTTCATAGGATCAAAAAGATTCAATTTGTTCATGGCTGGCCACCTCCAGCAGCAACAAAGGAGAATAAGTGGCAGGTGTATGATTTAGGATCACACCTACTTGGTTTAGTTATGTCAATTAATGGTGAATTGGGTGAAGTCAAAAATGTTAAGACATACCAGCAAATAACTGAGTGGGACATTGGTGGTGTGCAGTGTATTTGTGGTTACGACAAGTATGTTAATACAGACAAAATTATCATAAACGATTCGGTTGAGTTAGATTGGATTCCATTTAACAGTGGTGACCTGTTCTATCTACAAATACAGTGGGCTTTACTTGGGTGGAATGGTGACGGATTTGGTCCTATGTTCTTCACTAGTGAGATTGAGGAGCAGATGAATAAACTACAGCAGATAAGGGATTTGGCATGATTTATGTACTTGGTTCGTTGGCGTATCACGATGATACAATTCTTAAACCACTATTTAACGAATTTAAAACTCAAGGGTTGTCGTATTCCCATTCACTGATTCATGGTGATGGTGGGTTGGTTCACATTCCAGGTAAAGAAAAAGAGGTACTTTGGTACTGGGGTAGAATGCTAGAAGAATTCATGCATCTACCGCTAATGGAAGGTGACAAGATTTTTATAGTTGATTTTTGGAACCCAATGGTGGTACAGATGAAGTTTTGGGTTGCCAGAATGGGATTGCAGAATATCAAATTCTATACAATACATCATGGTTCCAGTCAACTACCTGGTGACTTTGCTTCTGAACTAGAATATAAGAATTGGGCTCACTACGCCGAATCTTCATGGGCTGAATGCTACGATGCAATTTTCTGCGGCTCTGAGGTTATTACCAAGCTGATGGCTAAGAAGTGCAGCACAGGTAAATATGTTACTTCGTATCTACCAATAACTAGCCTGCTGCCAATTGTGAGAAATGCTGAATATCAGAAGTTAGAGCGTGTGAAAAACACTGCGGTTATGCCACTTAGAATGGATCCAGATAAAGGTGTAGATGACTTCATCGCCTACGTAGATTCTAATCCAAATATTCTATTCATGGCATTTGCCAATGAAGATAAATGGAAAATGAGTAACCTACTAATTCAAAAGCCAAGCACACGTGATGACCTATTTAAGATCGAGCAGCAGTGTGAGTATGTGGTTTCATTCGCTAAACAAGAAACCTTTGGTTATGGTGTGGTTGAGGCGGTACTCAACGGATGCAAACCTGTACTACGAGGCAGTGAGACAAACTGTTATCGAGAACTGTTTCCGAATAACACCTTTGGTGGTCCCGTAGATCCGGCGCCATTGGTACAACTTAAGTATTATGAGAATTTGGAGGTTCCAAATATCTCCTGGCTTGTTGGTTACGCAGAGAAACTGATAACTGCACACCTAAGCATTAAGTAGTACAATCTAAGTTCCTGATTAGAAAGAAAACCCGACATGTGTCGGGTTTTCTTTTTGATAAATACTATAGTAGTGTATTTTATTAATAGTGTATTTTGTTATAACAATAGGAGACGGATATGCCAATGATTACGGAAAGTTTTAAAGATGCAGTCGATTTGGTGACTAATAAAAGGGAAGACGAGATAGATATCATCTCAGAGACAATTAGTATACTTAAAGAATATGGAACTTGGGAATAAGTAGTACTAAAAATGGCAGGCAGGAAGTTAAATGAATTCTCTGCATATAGAGATTATCTCCAAGGTAAATCTGGGATTCCGCTGTTATTAGTAAATAAAAAGGGATCTGGTATAAATCTATTGGATCCCAAAAGTGGTTCTACTGTTAAAACTATCGACAATGGTAGTACTGTAGAATTTATCGATACTGGGAAGGAAGGTAATTTTTATACTGTTAAGTATGGGGGAAAAATATATACTATCAGTTATTCGGTTATAACCAAACCCGGGCGTGAGAAGAACTTTGATATGACCCCAAAAAATTTAGGGTTAACTGACGTAAAATGGAGATATGATGATTTAGTTAAGGCAACATATAACTCGCTAATAGAAAATGAGGAAAAAATTGGTCCTATTAGCAGTAATATTGCGTGGGGTATGACTCTTTATGCTGCAGGAACTGCTAAAGAAAAACAACATGCCACAGAGTTCTTACCAAAAATAATTAAAGAATATGGTAAGGCAAATATTCCGAAGACTATTTGGAATAACTTCAGTGAGGTGATAGGTCCCTTATATCAAATCAATAGAAAGCATACTTTATTTAATAAGGATAAAAATCAATATGATATATTTTTACCTAAAGCAGCTAACTATCCCTTAGTTGACTATATAGTCTATGATGGTAAGAAGGATATAAAGATAAGTGCGAAGTCTGTTGTTTCTAGCTCAAAAACCAATACTGTTAAGCCGAATGATATTTTGCACCTTTTACGAACTAATGGGTTGTTATCTAAGTGGGAACGAACTAAGTCGCACGCATTTCAAGTTATAAAAATTATTAATGAAAATGATGGAAAATCGGGACCAGGTATTGCATATTCGTACCTATTGAGTAAGGGGGTTGTCCGAAAGAATAACAAAACACCCAGGAAAGCAATTGAGGAATGGTCAAAAACAACAGATGAGTTTAAGAAAATATTTATAGACGCGACCAATAATGTTATTTACTATAACATTATGAAATTGGATAATAATATGTTGCCGGAATTTACTATGGATTCGGACTCTATGATGACACATCAAATATATTTTCGAGCAAAAGATGAGACAACCTCAGAGAAAATGGGCATTCAAACGTGAAAACATTCAAACAATACTTAGAAGAATCTCCAGCATCTGAGGCAGCAGTTCGTCTAGGACTAAAGTACTATGGTTTTGGTCGTTATGGTGTCAGAAACAAGGTAACACATCACTCAGAGTTCGGTTGGTTGAGGAAGGTCAAGGATGCCTATCACGCATCTAAAGGAGAAACCCCACTAGTACACTTAGAGCACCTGGAAGATGAGATACTGAATAATGGAGTGGTAGGAGTGAGAAACGCTCTGAACTATCTCCATGGTATAGAAGCACTGATGAAAGGCCACGACGACAGAGTAAAATTAGTAGTCAAGTTGGACGGTAGTCCTAGTTTAACTTTCGGGACAATTTATGACTTCCCAGCAAAATCATCAGATAAATCCGAACCAAGACACTGGGTTTCTACTAAATCTGCATTTAATAATTCCCCTAAACTGAATTATACAGAAGAAGATATTGAATTAAATCACGGTCATGCTCCGGGTTTAGTAGAAAAATTAAAGGCAGCACTAAAACATATCCATAAAATTCAACCAAAAACCACTCTGCAGGGTGACCTATTATTCACTAAAGAAGATATTAAGAAGGAAAATATCCAAGGCACTGATTACTACACCTTCAAACCCAATACAATCAAGTACGCAGTCCCAGTAGACTCAGAAATGGGTAGGAAAATAGCAGCGGCAAAGATTGGTATAGCAATCCACACTAAGTATCATGACTTCAACAAGCCAGAGAGACACCCAGCACAGGAGTCAGACTACAAGCAGCACAAGGACGTATTCACACTCCCTATACAGTCACCACAAGCAGACATAGATGTTTCATATAGAATCAAGGCTCTAGGCAGTCAATTCAATCAGACATCTAAGGAAGCACTAGACTTCGCAAAGGCAAACAGTCAGACACTAAAGCAGTACATCAATGCAACAGTAAAGAGTAGTACTGAACCTAAGGCAGAAGATTTCATAGAATGGTATCAGGAGAAAGCAAGAAAAGAGATCAATAAGCTAAAGTCACAGTCGGGTAAGGAAAAGAAGCAAGCAAGACTAAGCATGGAAGTATCACATCTGCAAAGCAACCATGATAATATTAGTCAAATATTCGGTCTTCACGCAGGTATTCAACATTTAAAGAATGAGATAATAGATACCTTGGATAAAAACCAACAAATAAAACATTTCTACGACACTCCAGAAGGTATGCAAGAAACCACACCTGAGGGGTATGTGGTAATTGGTGCCAGTGGATCGTTGAAGTTAGTTCGCAGACATTCGTTCAGCCGTGCAAATTTCTTAGGTCGCCCTAGATAACGATGAAGACCTTTAAAGAATACTTAGAAGAAGATCATAGAACTTTAGGCTGGCACTCGTCTGAGATGGATAGTACTATGATGGAAGAACTATCTGAAGCACTAATGGAAGAACTAACCAATCAAGATAAGGAAGAAGTGGAAACGTTCATTTCTCCTTTTCTGAATAAGAATCTCCGAAGAGGTAAGAAATTCTTAGTGGTTGCTACTTTTGTTGATCTTCGAAGAACACCTATACTTAGTGTTACACCCGAGCCACTTAAATTCGTTGGTGTCAGTGGTTCTCAGTATAGATTTAAGAAGGATGGCGAGACTAGACTATTCCCTAAGATGCAGGAGCTCGGAAGATATGTTCGATACTATTTCCTCATGAATACTGTATCTGAGTTCGAACACTTTCATTCTTTAGTGACACTTAAGTGGTCTAAACCTGTAGTTAAGAGACTGGACTTTGAGCAGGGACTATGAAAACATTTAAGGAATACTTAGAAGAACAAATAAAAGGATGGAAGCATGCTCACTCAGATCTGATGAAGCATAGAAAAGATATTACTAAATTAAACGACACTGTTTATCTTCATAAATTGAAGGCTGATGGTTCAGAGAGTAATATGCACGATGCAAAGAAAACTTTTAAAGATTTGAAATCTGCTGTAGAACATCATGAGAACATTAAAAGACTCAATCCAGGCAAGAAAATTAAATATAATCTGTATATAGATAATAAGTTGCATAGTGTTTTACAATGAAAACATTTAAAGAATACTTAGAAGAAAATGCTAAAAGCAAATTGTTTTGCTTCGATATCGACGAAACTCTATTCAAGACCACTGCAGCAGTACACGTAACTGATGCTAGAGGCAAGAGAATTAAGTCTCTAACCAATCAGGAGTTCAACGATCACACTCTAGAGAAAGGTCATAAGTATGACTTCTCTGACTTTAGAGATGCTAAGAAATTTCACGATGAATCTAAGCCCATACATAGAATGGTGAATAAGATCAAGGCAATTCACTCCAACATTAAGCGTGGTGGTCACGATAGCAAAATAATCATGAATACCGCTAGAGAGGACTTTGATGATAAAGAACCTGTACTTAACAAGTTTCGCAAGCATGGAATTGACGTTGATGATATGCATATACACCGTGCTGGCAATATCAAAGGAATACCTACTGGAGAGAAAAAGAACGTAGTGCTTAGAAAGTACTTGGATCAAGGCAAATACAAGAACGTTCACTTCTATGATGACTCACATAATAACCTGAAGCATTTTTTGAATCTTAAGCATGAGTACCCAGAGGTAAATTTTCATGCTTATCACGTAGATCACGAAGGAAAGGTGAAGAAGGTAAAATGAAAACGTTCAAAGAGTACATTAGAGAACATGAAGATGCATGGGAGAAAGATTCAGCTGGTAATGCGGTTGGATGGAAGGCAAAGGAGTATCAACGGGAAAAACGAAAATATGGAAACAAGGAAACCAATGTTGATAAATTCATTAAACCAGATGCTGTTGTTAGGAATATGCTGGGGTTGCTTAAACAACACCTAAAGTAGAAAACTTTTGTGGTTTTCAGTAAATTGTGTCTAACTTATTGATAATGAAGTGAAAATAGGCAGTTTTGTGTTGTGAGAATTTATCTTCATTATCAATAAGTTAGAAAAATAATGGGTTGCTGCTGTGGTTTGTGCAAGTTTTGCACATATCCATACATTAACTTCAAAAACATATAAATATAAGATACATTGATTGGATAAACAAATGACCAAAAAATTCAAAGAGTACCTTTATGAGCTGTTTGACAAGCCATATGGTTATTCTAGAGATTTAAAAATGGAAGAGAAGGTTCGTCTGCATTTAAATACTAACAGCAACTATAAAGATCACAAATTTGGTGCTGTTAAAGTATATAAAATGGATGAAGATCAAGGACATATAGTTCATGTAATACGAAATAAGTATCATGAATTACATCATATTGCAGCAGATAATAGTTCCGGTGAAAGTGAACCTAGACTAGAACACGCAAAACCAAGATTTATCGGTACTATGATGAAGTATGCTAAAGAGCACGTTTTAGATCAAAACCGATCACTAAAAATATCGGCAACTAAGCAGATGCACCATGCGTTAAAACCAATTATTGAAAAAGTAGCTAGAAAAAATGGTCATGAAATTGAGCACAGTGAAGAAATTATTGGAAATCATGAAACCCACTTTACTATAGTGAAACCTAAAAACGATATTCATCCAATGAAAGAATGCCTTTCTGTATTAATAACCTAAGAGATAAAAATGACCAAAAAATTCAAAGAGTACCTAGAAAGCTGGACTGGCGAAGCGAATAAATTGGAAGGTAAAAAGCCTGGTTGGGGTGATCTTGCTGACAAGCTAAGGTCCAAGAAGGCAAAGGTGTCCACCGATCCTAAGACACAGCTACCAAAAACAGTCATCGACCACAAAGATGAACACCCTACTGCAATGCCTGAGAAACACCCCAAGGTACCTAAGGCTGTGGTTAAAGAAGAAACTGAGTTGGCTGAGGCAAAAACCGTAGTGGGCTCCAAATCGTTCGACAACGGCGATAGATATGAGATGCACGTGCATGCTAAGGGAGAAAAGCATGAGTGGGCTTCTATAATCAAGACACACCAAAAAGGTGAGTCACTAAAAAATGAGCACGGTGGCTACACACCTTATAAGACAGGTAAGACTGACTACATCAATAGGCACTTTAAGAATCTAAAGGAAGACACTTCCAAGGCACGTCAGACACTTTCTGACTATATCAAAAAACAGCAGGAATCCAATAAGCCACTACCTTCCATTCCATCTCCAGCAGAGAGAAGAAAACAACTCGGACTCCCAGATCCACTAAAGAAGGAAGAACTTGAGATTCTTCGTAGTGGTTTGGATGAAGCATTTACAGTGTCTGCATTTAAGTCAACCCCAAGTGAAACTTCAGAAACAATTAAGCAAAAGATAAAAGCTGCAGGGGGGAAGATAATTCATCATGCTCGAGCAATTGTAGATCATCCTGTATTTGGTCATAGAGAAAATCATACCATCTATACTTCTGAGAATGGAAAAAAGCGGGTCCACTATATTACAAATGTCAATGATACTGAACAAGATGTGAAGTACAAAAAAATAGGAGCCGTAAGTACTCACCAGGTTAGATCAGCGGGTAAATATGATAAACCAAAAAATCCAAATGGTGGCATATTGAATGAAGAAAATGATGCTTATACTCTAGGATATGGTCATTTTCATAGAGACCTGTATAAAAAACCTCATCCACTTAACCCGCATAAACAAGGAACCAATGACCATAAAAAATGGCAGGATGAATATGATTTAGGTAAGAGAGATAGAAGAGATGAAATGAGAGAGGAAATCAATACCGATAAGTTGGTTAAGGAGGGGCTGGAGGAATCCACATCATTTGTCGTTGATAGCAAAACTAAGCAAAAAATCGGTGAGATCAACAAACATAAACATGGATATAGTATATTACACTATAAGTCGGATGATGGATGGAGAATGTATGATGGACATTCCAATGAAGCTAAACTAGACGCATTAGCTGCAATGCATGAACTACATAATGAGCATAGCAAAACACAAGTACCTAATGGAAGATTTAAGATACAAGAAGAAATCGACACCGATGAAAGACTTCCTATAGGATTCAAATTTAAGCATGACAAACCTAAGGATAAGGGAGACGAGAGACTACCTATAGGTACTAAGACAAGTGATCTTAAGAATAAGGAGATCATGCGTAAAGGATTGGATGAGTCCACTCCTAATTATACTGAGCATGAAGAAATTAACTCGACCAGTGGTAATTATTTAGGTAGTATTTTGAGACATGATAATGGGTCATATGGATTTTATCACCATCGAAAATCATATATGGAATTTGGGCATACTAACCGAGATTCTGCATTTCGTGCATTTAAGGAATACCATGGTGTCAGAAAAACTAATGAGAATTTCATTCGTTACGACGATCATTCTATTAATTGGTTAGATGACAACAACGAAAACGTAAAGAAGATTAAATCTGGCCAATTAGTTAGAGCAACTGCCCATACTAAGTCGGCAAAGATTATGGGTTATACTACACCAGAAACATTAAAGCGAGGTAAGACCTCTTCCGGTAATAAATTGACTGCAGGCCACAATGATAGTAACCCAATAAAAGAAGAAACCTTAAGTGAATCCAAAATGTCCCAACTATACACTGATATAGGGGATCACTTAGACAAGCACATAGATAAATACAAGAATCGTACTATGGATGCAGATACTCTTGGTATGCACTGTATCAAAGCACACAAAGCAATTGCGAAGAAGCACAACTTGGAGCACAAACACGCAGTAAAGTTTGTCAATGATTACGTAGAAGGTAGGTTACTAGATCACGAATAACAACAACTATAAGAGGAACTTAAATTGTCTGACGCTGAACGAAGAAGTTACGATAAAGATATTGCACTCCTGTTTGATAAATTAGATGAGCACTTCAAGGAAGAATCATCATTTAGACAAGAGTTTTCTGTACGTGTGAGTGGCATTGAGCAACATATAGAATCCATGGATACTTATATCCAACGGGTCACTGAGATACTGGAGCGTGTTACGATCATTGAAGAAAGAGATAAGAACCACAATCGACTGATTGAGGACATTGGTGCTATTCTTAAAGCAATAGAAAAACAAGTTCAGACTAACAAGGATGAGGCTGAAAAAAAAATTGGTGAAGTTGATAAAAAGGTAGATAAATGGGTTTACACGATAACAGGTGCTGTTGCAGTCATTACTCTTATTGCTAGTATCTTTGGATCTACAGTAAATGATAAGATTAAAGCATCCGAAGAGTTAGCAGATAAGACAAAGTTGCATTTAGAGATAGATAAACCTGCAGGATGGCCACCAATTGTACCTATACCAGTTAAGTAATTTATGGTAGAAACGTATCGTTACACTAAGAATAAGGCACCTAATTTCTATGCTTGAATGGCTTAAACAACATTGGTTTCTATTAGTAGCTATACTTACTGCAGGTATAGCTTGGGGTCAAACTCAGAGTAAGATAACTACCTTAGAAGATGTTGTTAAAGAGAATGCAGTGACGCAACAGAGAGTGCAGACTATTGAGAAGCAATCTGAGCGCATTGATGAACGTACTAAAGCAATGATGGAAGGTCAAGCTCGTCAAGAACGACTGATAGAGATGATGCTACAAGAACAACGTAAGGCAACGAAGGGAAGATAACATGATTACACTTCAAGAGCTTATTGGTGAATTGTATGCTTTATCTATGACTTATCCGCAGAAACTGTTATAACTATTAGATTATCTGATAATAAAGCACCACTTGATATGGTTATCGTAGAGAGTGATAATAATATTGAAATTGTTTTGAAAGGGTAAGTCATAGCTACAATAAGCACATCGCAAACATTTGATTCTGCAGCAAGAACCGCAGGAGAAGCATTTACCATTAATTCAGGCGCTGTCTTCACCATAGATAGCGACACCCGCGACGGCAAGAATGCTGCAGCGTCTCGTGCTGGGTCGATGGGGTCTTTCACTATGACGGCGGCCTCGGGCGGCGAGGTTGTTATTGATGGTACGAAGGTGTGGCTGATCGCTTACGACGGCCGCATCGGCACGCCAAACGTCCCGGCCCTGGGCACCATCATCGCAGGGGTGACTTCCGGGGCGTATGGCGAGTTGATGAACTGCACGTCGGCCATCAACGCCACGCCCACAGCGGCCGGGTCGGCTATGCCGGCGACGGGATACCTCAAGCTTAAGAGTGTCACAGGCACGTTTCAAGATAATGAGACACTTGAGATTCAAGGCTCCACAGATTTATGTTTGGCAAATGGTATAGGGCGCCGAGGATGGATCGAAGTTGTCATGGACGACGCTGCTGGCTTTACTATTGGCCGAGCACAGAAATTCACAATCACAGGGGATTGGTTCGAGTCTGAAACCACAGGATCAGGTTCAGCGCATCAACAGGTACAATTCCCTAATTATGGCGGTGCTAACTTCTATCTACCTGGTGTATGGGTTGATGAAGCTGCAAACGGTACATGGGAATTCTGGCCAGCTTGTATTACAGGTACAGGTACATTTTGGTCTGCTTCACATATGGGAACAGATGCTCGTAGTAAGTTCTGTGAGTGTTTAGGTGGCGGCATCATCCGCTTTGGTGGTAACGGTACTACTGCATGGGGTAAAATACCGACAAGTGGAGCGAAGTTTCGCGTACCGAACGTATTCCTCAAGTCGGCGGCCACGGCCTCGCGGGCTTCGGATTCCGTGCCCAACGGCACGCTGGCGACGCGGCCGGACTTCACCACCACCAACGCGGGCCAGATCGATATTGACGGGGCTATTGGCCATTGGCAGATCAACTCGTCGCAGGCGTACTCATTACGGTTGCACAACCTCGCACTCTTCGACCAATACACCCTGACGGAATGCGCGACCGCGCTTGATCTGTTGGAGTGCCACAACGGCAACTACACCATTGCGCAGGATGCGCCCGCGATGGTGCTGACATCCAACTTCGCTGGTGGAACGATTGACAGTTGCAAACTGGGCCGCACCGGTACCATCGGGTCGGCAGACTACGGCACAAACGTCCAGTATTGCAACGACCTGACCTTCACAGGATGCTTCTTTGCCAACAGGACATTCCGCACCAACGCGGCGTCGCACCCGTTCTATGCTGCATATTGCGACGGCTTGACATTTAATAATTGCGTAAATGTTGGAGGATCTTTATACTTTTTGACTTGCACAGACACTACAATTAACAATCAACAATACGCTGATAGTCACCATACTACATCAAGTTCAACAACACCACCTGTTGGAGTTATTCAATTAATTGGTGGTACTTCGAATACTGTAATCAGTGGCTTTTCATGGTATACCTCAGTTGCTAACGTGCATCCTGACACGGCTATATTGTATCTAAACGCTGCTTATGGGGTCAAGGCCAGGAATATTGGAACCTACGCTAGTAAGTTGTCGGCAGGGTCTAGCAACGCCATGCTGTACTTCTGTAATGATGCGGGTAACTCACAGCGCTTGAAGTTCCAGCGCATTTATTTCAACCTTATAGCTACCACGTTTTACAACGCAGTGAACTCCAGCAAGGAAGTGCTGATCGAGAACTGCGAAGGTAACGTCACAGTATATAAGAACCTGGTGTCTGCAGCACTGAACCAAATTGTTAAGAACAGCGGGTTTGCAGGAATTGCACCCGCTTCTACTGCGTCTATATACGGTTCATGTTTTTATCATCATTTTACCAGTACAACAGCTGGGCGCTTAGGTTTAAAGTTTAGTGAACCTACAGCAGAGTATGCACCATATGTAACTACAAGCTTTAGTACATCATCCACAGGAACTTCAGGGTTTAACTCTACACAAGGTTTAGCATTAGTTAACTCAGGTGACTACGCTATATTTGAATGGCCGCACACTATAATTGGTATTGATAGCTTCCAGAACAGTGCACCCACAATTACAACCTCAACTAACATAACTACAGAATACCAGATTGACACAGGATCTGGCTGGAATGGAACATGGAAGACATTTAATGCATCGAACTTATCAGGTGAGACAGTGGATGAGGTTGCCGGCTTCAAATTCAAGATCAGGGTCACAGCAAGTGCAACAAACGCTGCTAACATTTTGACAGAAGTTTATGCATTAACTAGCAGCAATACAACAGCACAAGCTATTCAATATCCATTAGATGATCCTGTTGATTTTTATGTAACAAATATTATAGACGGAACTGAAGTTAGAATATACAAACAATCCGACTTGTCTGAATTGGGTGGAGCAGAGAATGTTGGGGCATCTCCAAGTGGTCTGAATGGAGTAACAGTAGATGCGGACCCAGATAATGCTGGTAGATATAGAGTCAAATATTCTTATTACTATGCGTCTGATCTTCCAGTTTATATCGTAGTTTTCCATAACAACTACCAGGCATTACGTCCAGCCTTTACACTGAAAGTGACAGGCGGTTCATTACAGGTGGCGCAGAACACAGATAGACAGTATTACAATCCATGATAAATATACAAATAAACAATATGATGACTAAAACAGGAGTTTACTAAACCATGCCAGCATATACAGGAAGCCCAATTGTTGACCCAGATTCTCTAAGTTACGCCCTTTCTACAGACCTAGACACAGATTTTGCCGGGGCAACAGATGAGTTGATTATTGACCACGCAAATAAGAAAATCGCACTTAAGGTAACTGGTACACTTGGTACTGATGGCGCAACTATTAAGTGTGTTTATTCAAAGTTAAAGGAAATTTGGCGTACAGACGCTACCCTGATCAAATTCTCATTTGCTATGAATCCTATTACGGATGAACAGTTTGAACTGGTTAGCGGTTGGAACTGGGATAAAACCAATACGTCAGGTGGTGCATCTGCAAACACAACACAATTACTAAGAACTGGTGGTTGGTCTGTCGTTAATACTTCTGGTAACATCACCGAACAGTGGGCAGGTGTTGTTACTCTTGGTACTATGGTTGATTCGACCGACCAGGTTTACTATCAACAAGTTAACCAGGATACAGCATCAGTTAACTTCAAACTATCTGGGCCTGTTAACCAAGCTGTTCAGATAATTGATGACCCTAACGGTGATGGTGCATATGGTGATGGTTTTGATCGTAGAACATACTTTAAGATTTTCGTTCGTGAATATGCTAAACAATATGCACAGTCAGCAATTGCAGATATCGGTGTTACATCACTATCATATCAGGCATATCGTTTCCCGCTATCTAACAGTAATGACCTAAAAATTACTCATATTGATGCTGCAGTTGGTGGTGTTGCAACATCCTCTGGCTCATGGTCGGGTGGTTCAGCAACAATTAATACCGCATCAGCACATGGTTTAACTACAGGTGATTCGGTTGTTGTTGCTGGAGTTACCCCTTCTGGATATAATGGAACATATACTGTTACTGTATCCGATACCGACACATTCACATATACTGTTGCTGATCCAGGTGGTGTTATTACTGTTCAGGGAACCACAACAAAGGAAGTATATACCAAAGTAAACATCACCTACCTACGACATACTACAGATGCTCGTTACAATATTTTAGGTGATTACAACCCATCATCCTATTCTTATGCATTAGCTGATGTTACCCAATCAGCAAACGGAAGATGGTATAAGTGTATTCTTGCCTATACATCCAACGCAACCGAACCAGAAAGTAATGCTACAAACTGGTCTGCATATGAAGGTGAACGTCAAATTGGTGCTTCTTGGTATGCGTTTAATGTCATTATCGACGCTGATACAGATGTTGCTGCCGCATCTTCCGGTGATGCTAGAACTGCAGAAATTTATGAAAAGGTTCAGTGGTCATTACGTCAGAACAGTGATATTGATGCCGACGCAACAGCATCAGTTACTGGTAAAACAGCAGATGCATTATTGAGATTCGTTGGTGACACTTTAGTTACTTCCACCAATGTGTATATTGATAGTTTCAATACGCAAGATACCAACGCAATTGAGTTCTATGACTGGTCTGGAACATCAAGAACTTTCCCATATGTAGCATCATTGGTTGTTAACTTTGGTGATAACCTTCAGAACGATCAATATGCTAAGTATTGGGTATTCTTTACCAATGCTGGTGGTAACCAATTTGGCACCACAAATGCTATTATTGTAGATGATAATGATGCAGTTGATATGTCAGGTGATGTAAATCCTGCATGGCCAACAAAGAGAGCAAGTGTTACACATTCATTTAACTATGATGGTAACGTGCAAGGTGGCAGAACTGCAGGAACAAATGCTGATATTACTGCAGTTGCAATTGGGTTAGGATCAAGTCAGTATGTTAAAGCAACAGGTACTATTGCAAGATCAACATCCAATGCAATTTCTTTGGTCTCTGCACTTGAGCGGAATTATTCAAACTTATAAAATAATTTTGTGGGTAATTTAGATCAATGGGTGAAAATAACATTTATGGAGATATGTGAAATATGTTGAAAAGATCAGATGTTAGAAATGCTTGTTTTAGAGCAAAGGCAGGAGACTTTAGAGAATCACAAAAAGAAGTTCAAGACCGAATATTATCTAAATTACCTCCCTATGCAAATTGGAGCAACTTTACTAAAGAATGGGATATTACATTATCAAAAACAGGTGAAATTATTGTCATTAAACCGGAAACTGATTTTGATTTTGTATTTAAAACATGCACGGATGCATCGTTGCGAAAGAAAAATAATCTAAAATGGGATTGGTCGGTTCGAGAGAAAAATGTAATTGACATTATAGAAGCTGACATGCTAGAAGGTATAACGTCATGGGGCAATTTTTTTGATATATGGTCAGTTGAATTGGATCCTACCTTAAAAAGAATTCACGTTAAACTTTTGAATAAACCAATCGGCCAAAGAAAGATTGAACCAACTGAATACGAACCCAAACCTGCGGTTGAAATGAAACCAGAAGTAAATGAATTTAAGGTTGAACCAATGACAGAAAAAGAAATTGAACAATTTCACGAAATAATTAATAAGAAACATAAAAAATAATGTCTAAAGTTACATTTGATGGTCCCAATAAATTAATCATAGTAGATTCAGGCATAACAAGTTTAGATGCTAAGATTGATTTATATTCAGATTGGAAAGAGTGGGTTTTGGTTGGAGACAACTCAAAATATTTGCCTGCATTTACTGCAATTGGCGGAGACCCAATAGGAGGGGGCTTATATACTGGTATAACTTTAATTCAAATCAATGGGTGGGTAATTCGTCCTGATGAAGTAGACCACACATTAACGATTAATGGTAACTTATTTGGTGATGCTGGTGCAGATATTATGACACCTACTTTAGGCAATTATACTGTGTTGGTTCAATTGAGAAACTCTACACAAGCACAGGGTATAGCAACTAGTGGTGGAACATTAACCGCCGCAGATGTGTGGACATATTCGCAAAGAACATTATCCGCACTAGGGAATTCAAATATAGCAGATGCAATACGAGCGGAACTATTAACTGAAATAACACATTTAATGGCATTGCAAAATGGTTTAACGGAATCACAAGCAACAATGCTTATTGAGATATATCGCCTGTATGGTTTAGACCCAACAAAACCATTAGTTGTAACTAATACTAGTAGAACTGCTGGTGCAGAGGTGCAGCAGCAAATCGTAACTGATACTAATAGTACTACAGTAACGAGGATATAATGTGGCATACTGGCACTATACAGTTGCAACCGAAGGAATACGAGCTGGTCACACCTATTTTAGTGTGCTGGGACTCAAAGTTAGTATCCAAGTTGTCCCGGTTCCATCAGGTGGTGGTAGCCCAGCTTCAGTATGGTGGCCATATGAACAGGTTGAGTACAAGGTTATTGTCAGAATACGAAGAAAAGATAAAGAATGGGTGGAAGAGCGCTGGGTGAATCCATTAGTTGGTAAGGCTCTAGAGAAGGTTATTGCTAGATTTACGAAATTTGTTCAATTTATCAATGACATAACAACCAAAGCAAGATTGAAAACAATAAATATTATACAGACAATAGTAAAGGTTAGAAGAAAATGATCCTAGGAAAAATTGATCTACAGGAAGCAGCTGAATTAGACTTTGAAGTTGAGGTCTTTGGTACTGCAGAGAAGGCATCTGATATTAGATTCGTTATTGAGGGTGAAGGTTTTGATATTATTTGCAGATGCCAGGAGGAAAAAGGATCTATAAAAGTAAGAGTGCCTAAGTTAAAGGGAATTTTACCTGCAGGTGTATATGAGTCAAGACTCGAGGTCATCGTTGGAGGAAAAATATTTGTACCTCTTCGTGAATCTATTGAGTTCAATCCTTTAGTTGAGTTCGAAGTAAAGACTAAAGGCAAAAGAGAAATAAAAGAGGGAGTTAAAGTTAAGGTGACAACTGAAACCACGGGTAATGTTGGTTTAAACGAACATATAAATACTGCAATGAGTATGGGATATGATGTTGTTCAGTTTGGTGATTTTAATGTTCTCAAAAGAAACGGAATGTATGCTGGGTTGGTCTCAGGTTCTGGTGTAGTTAAGTCAGATAAAGAGTACGGTACTCTGCATGATATGGTAGAGAATTTATCTGAGTAATTAATATGACAAAACAATCAGACCTAGTTTCAATTAATGGATTAGATGTTGCGTCAGGTGACACCTTTTTGGTGTTGGATATTTCTGATAATACAATGGGTGCAGGTGGCACTAACAAGCAAATATCTAAGAGTGAATTACAAATCGCAGTAGTAGGAGTAATATCAGGAAGTACAATAGACAATTCTATTATCGGAGGCACAACCCCAGCCGCTGGTAATTTTACCACATTAAGTTCAACTGGAACAACCACATTAGGACCCACTACAATTACTGGGTCAGGCACTGCAACTGCCACATTAGGATCTGATTTAATAACGAACGGAGATTTCACAGGAAATGCAACAGGATGGACGTTGGGTGCTGATTGGGCATATGGCGTAGATAATGTGGTTTTAACAAATGATGGGGGCAGCGGAACTCTTAGTCAAAATATAACAGTTGAGAACGGAAAGTTATATTATGTTTCTTGGTCGCAGACAAGTAGTATTGCTAATAATGCCTCTATTACTCCTAGTATAGGATCTGTCAGTGGGTTTGCAGTGTCACCTGACGATACATTATCTAGTTCGCAATATCAAGTTATTGCTGCTGATACCACTGGGTCCGTTGCATTTGCTCTGACCCCCACCAATATAACCACAACTGGTACAGTAACAATTGATGATGTAATAGTTAAAGAGATAACTGCATATATTCCAACAAGTGTTATTAAGGGTACTGCTGCAGATACTCTACCAATTGAGATTAGGGGGAACGAGGATTTAGGAAATGTGTATATTGGATTAGATTCTGGTGAATTAAACACTACAGGAGGAACAAACACTGCAGTTGGAGGACGTTCATTGTCAAGTAACACCACAGGTTACTCAAATACCTCTATAGGTAGTAGCTCTATGAAGAGTAACACCACAGGATTAGATAACACATCTGTGGGTAGGTCTTCAATGTTTAGAAACACTTCGGGATGGGCAAATACTTCAATGGGAGTGTACTCACTTTACTCAAGTTCTAGTGGAAAGGAGAATGTTTCCTGCGGTTATCAATCAATGTACGCAAATATATTTGGTTATGATAATTCTGCACTGGGGTCATATGCCCTTAGGGACAATACCACAGGAAAGAATAATACATCAGTTGGACACAGTGCATTAAGATCAAATGTTAGTGGAACCAATAATTCAGCTGTTGGTTATGGGGCAGGTAGGTACTATGGGGCAGGATCCGATGGAGCAACAACCTGCTCAAATTCAGTTTATGTTGGATTTCAGACGAGGGCTAGTGCTAATGGTAATACCAATGAGATTGTGGTTGGGTATGACGTTGTTGGATTGGGGTCTAACACAACCAGTATAGGTACCAGCAACACCACTAGAACGAAATTATATGGAACGGTTGAAACATCAGGATATACAGTTGCTACATTGCCTGCAGCAGGTGTTGCAGGTAGGCGTGCTTATGTCACAGATGCAACAGCACCAACATTCCTCGGTACATTGACTGGCGGTGGGGCAGTTGTTTGCCCTGTTTTTGATAATGGTACTGCATGGGTGGCAGGATAATATGATTGTACCACAGCATAATATAAGTGTTTTTCGAGGCACCACTTTTAGAAAAACCATAACTTGGACACAAAGTAATAATCAACCAGTTGACCTTACTGGTTGTTCTGCTGTTATGCAAATAAGAGATTCCTCACAGGCACTAATATTGCAGTTAACAGTAGGCTCTGGTATCACTCTGGGAGGTACTAACGGAACAATTGAGTTGTTCATAAGTAATGCTACCACAAGTACAATGGAATCAGGAAAGTACGAAATTAATGTAACATTAGCTAATACTGATGTAGTAAAGTTTCTTAAGGGCACGTTTACTATAATAGACGGAGTTATCCCTTGAGTGATGTTATAGTTCGAAACATATATAGTCCTCTAGAATTAAACTCTGCAAGTCAGGCGGCATTGACTGTTATTGGTGATGACAAAAATGTAACAGTCAATTCTCCTGATACTGGAACAACTCTGAGGATAGAGAGTTATGATAGTAATTTAGTTGTTCATGGTGACGGGTCTGTTAGTAAGTTGATTATTGAGGAACCAAGTGCCGTAGTAGTTGGGGGTGCGGTACAGGGTGTCGCAGGACCACCAGGAATTCAAGGTCCCCCAGGAATTGCGGGTGTGGTTAGTGTAAGTGTGCGTAATATGGATACTGTTAGCCTTAGGAAATGCACTCTAGTTTCAATCACAGAAAACAGTGATGTAGTTAGAACTAATATAGCGACAAACTACAGGAAAATAATAGGGTTTGTTAGTTCAGATAATATAGATGTGGGGTCATACGGTATAGTACAGATTAATGGTATATTAGAAGCTAGCACAGGTGATTGGGAAGATGCAACAAATATGATAGGCCCTCTGTTGTTGGGTCCTTATTATGCATCATCCAATATAGGAGAGATAACTAACTCAGCAGACATTAACAATAACCTGATTCAGGTGGGCAGGGCAATGTCAGGAACTTCATTGTATATTGATATAGAAACGCCGATAATAATATAAAGAGGAAAAGATGGCAGATAAGAAACCGTTAGTATTAAATGCATCTGCGGAAATTCAGCAGATTCAAACTGGGGATACTGTACCAGTTGCGCATGGGGGTACAGGCGCAGTATCTGCACCTACTGCTAGAGCAAACCTAGGTTTAACTATAGGCAGTGATGTTCAGGCATATGACGCCACCCTAGCAGCATTAGCCTCATATAGTACGAATGGGTTAGTTACACAGACGGCAGCAGATACTTTCACTGGTAGAACAATATCTACACCTGCATCAACAAGAGTTTCTGTTACTAATGGTAATGGTGTTTCTGGAAATCCTACTATAGACCTAGGGCAACCCACCATAGGAAGTACAGTTCCAACATGGAATAAAATAGCACATGATGCTTATGGTAGGGTAAGTAATTACATTGCAGTAACTAGCACAGATATTAGTGGGTTAGTGGACTCGAGATATTTGCAATTATCTGGAGGGACACTAACAAATTACCTGACGTTACATGCAGATCCGACAAATGCATTGCACGCTGCATCTAAGCAGTACGTAGATGCCAGGGTTATGGGGCAGCGACTATATGAATCCGTTAGAGTGGCATCAACCGGGAATATTAATTTATCGCTGCCAGGAGCAACCATTGACGGTGTTTCAATGGCTAATGGTGATAGATTTTTAGCAAAAAATCAATCTACTCCTTCTCAAAATGGTGTGTATATTTGGGATACATCAACAACTCCTGCAACTCGAGCAACTGACTTTGATGGGAATAGTAGTTCAGGAGAGGTTGTTGCAGGTGCCACATTGTGGGTCAACGAAGGAACCACAAATGAAGATACTGGTTGGACATTAACAACCAATGATCCAATAACAGTAGGATCTACATCTCTAACCTTCACACAGACTAGTGGGTTGGGTCAGGTTACTGCGGGGGCAGGATTAACTAAAACAGGTAATCAGTTAGATATTGCAACTGCAGATTCAACCAGAGTTTTAGTAAATGCAGATAACATTGATTTAGGTCAACCAACGATTGGTGGAAGCGGAGCTGGGTCTGGATTTACCAAAGTTACCGTTGATATATATGGTAGGGTAACCAATACTGGTGCTGCCACATATTCAGATGTTGGTGCACAACAATCAGATGCAACATTAACTGCGTTGGCTGGTCTTGATGCTACCGCAGGTGTAGTTGTTGAGACAGCAGCAGATACGTTTACTAAGAGAACTTTAACAGGTTCAGGAAGGGTTTCGGTAACTAATGGTGATGGTGTTGCTGGAAACCCAACATTTGATTTGGCTTCAGGTGTTGTTACTCCTGGAACATATGGTTCTGTTACTGTTGATACTTATGGAAGGGTAACTGCTGGTACAGCAGATGGTGCTGCTCCTCAACTAGGAGTTTCACTAACCAATCAAACTGGTGCAACAATTGAAAAATTCAAGGCCGTTTATAAAACAACTACTGCTGACGAAATAGCAAAAGCCAATGCTAATAGTGCATCTACCTTCAGAAGTATTGGTTTAGCATCAGCGGCGATAAATGATACATCATCTGGTACTATTATCGTCAATGGTACTATTACTGGGACAACAGGAGAGTGGGATGCAGTTACGGGTCAAACTGGTGGATTGACTCCTGGGTCAGTGTACTTTCTATCTAATTCAACTGCTGGTAATTTAACAACAACTGCTCCTAGTACTGGGTATATTTGCAGAGTAGGAATAGGGTTATCAACCACTCAACTTTTGCTAAATTTTGGTGAACCAATTCAACTGTAACATATGACTGATAGAAAACCAATAGTTCAGGTATCAGGGCAATATGCTGAAATGCCCAGCGGGGATAAGATATCCATATCATCTATTGCTACTGGCACACCTGACGGGACTAAATTTGTTCGTGATGATGGCACTTTAGCCGTTCCTAGTGGTGGATCAACCCCATCATGGCAGGTTAAAACTGCAAACTATACAGCATCATCAGGTGAATATATCATGGCTGACACCTCTGGCGGCGCATGGACACTAACGCTTCCCGCCTCTCCTTCTGCTAATGATGTTGTGCATGTTGCCGACTACGCCGGGACGTTCGCCACCTACAACCTCACGGTTGCCCGGAACAGTCTGAAGATCATGGGGCTGTCGGAGGACATGACGGTATCTGACAGCAACGCTGCATTCACCCTCACTTACATTGATGCTACGGAAGGCTGGAGACTGACATGAGTAATCTGAATCAATTCTTTGGCGGGGGCGTGGATTTCCCCAATCGCCGCTATTTCAGCGCATCCGGCAGTTTCACCACGCCGAAGGCCGGGAAGTATCGCATCACGGTAATCGGCGCTGGCGGCTCAGGTGGAGCAACGGGCGGGACTGGCGTTCGCGCTGCTTCCGGTGGCGGTGCTGGTGGATTCGCGCAAAAGACCCTATCCCTCGCTGCTGGCGTGACCTGCACGATCACAGTCGGTGCGGGCGGTGCGGCGGTAACTTCCTCGAATCCTGGCAATGCGGGCGGCAACAGTAGCTACGCCGATGGCACGAACACGATCACCGCGAACGGCGGCGGCGGGGGTGCGGTAAGCACTACCACTGCGGTTGCTGCGGCGGGAGGCGCGGGTGGAACTGCGACAGGCGGCGACATCAATATTACGGGCGGCGCGGGCGGTGCGGCGACGGTGACGACATCCGGCAGCGGTGCGGGTGGTGGCGGTGCGGTTGCAGCGGCAGGGACAGCTTACGCAGGCGGCGCGGCGGTGATTACTTCCGGATCTGTCGCTGCGGGCGGGGCAGGCGTCGGTGGCATCGGGGGAGAACCCACGACAACGACCCATGTTGGCGGCGGCGGCGGTGCGGGTGGGCCAGGCGGTGTGGGACTGGCAGCCGCCGGAACTGGTGGCGCTGACGTGTTTGGGGTTGTAAATACCGGTGGTGTGGGCGAACTACCCTCTGGCATTAATGGTGTTTTACCGGTTTTTGGGTCTGGTGGTTGCGGGAATGGTTCTGGTACCGCTGGCGCAGGGGCCTATGGCGGCGGCGGCGCCGGGAAATATTCGTCCGGCGCGGCGGCAGGTGCGGCCGGTGGGGGTGGCCTATGTGGCGGCGGCGGGGGTTCAGCACATGATGGGACTG